AAACGAGCAAGGTGTAATGTGGGACCAGACAAACATGTCAGCCAAGAAGCGACGCAAAATTCTCAATCGCTTTGACAATCGTTATCGCAAGGAATGTGTTTGCATCCTGCCTCCCTTCACTGCGGATCAGCAGTTGGAATTGGAGCGCCGTTTAGCCAACCGTCCTGGCAAAGAAATCCCTGATCACGTGATGCGCGGTATGCTTGAAGGCTTTGACCTGCCCAGCACTAATGAAGGGTTTAACCGCATCCTCTACTTTGATCTTGACGGCAGAATGGTTGAACGTAACCAAGCCGAGGAGCTCTTCGGAAAAGGATAATCAATAGAACTGAGCTAACGGGTCGCAGTTCAGTTCTTCATATCTTGTCGACCCAGTTTATGAGAGGAAAACTCTATGCGAACTCCACGTATGCCCGAACCGGGCAAAATTGTGTTCTATGTGTTCAGTACCATTCTCGCTCTGATTATGGCATTTGGCACCTGGTTCACGACTGAACTGGGCTATAACTATATCGTCCAGAACACACTGACTGGTTCCACCAGCTTCTACAGCGACGCCGGAACCCATTTCAAGATGCCGTTCTTCACGCGCATTCACCAGTACAAGCAAGCTGCAACGATCAACTTCAGCGGTAATGCACAAACTGGTGTTGAAGCAGATTCTGGCCAATTTACCCGCCTTGAACCTGCGATCTCTGTGACTTTTGCAGACACCTATAGCGGTGACGTTCCTGTCAACTTCCGTTTCCGTCTGCCACGCGACGAAGATTCCATGCTCAAGATCACGAGGAATTCCGTTCCTTTGATAACCTTGTGGATGCCTTGCTCACCAAAAATGCGCGTGACGTGACTGTGATCACTGCTACGCAATATACTGGTGAAGAGTTCTTCCAGGGTGGTGTCAACCAATACAAGGTACAATTGACTGACCAGTTGCGCGACGGTATCTACGAAACTCGCCGCACACAGGTTGTCGTGGAAGACACAACCATTGCTGCCGTATCCACGGAGAACCGCGATGCCAACCGTCTTGAAGAGACGCAGCGTAAGATCTGGAAAAACGTTATCCAGACTGACCGCGATGGCAACCCGCGCCGCCTGGAAAGCCCGCTTGAAGAGTACGGCATTGCTGCTACCCAGGTCACCATTGGTAAGCCTGATCCAAGCCCACGTCTAGAGTCCTTGCTGGATAACAAGCGTGAGCTGGTTGCGACACGTATTGCTGCTATTGAACAACTGCAAACCGCAGAAGCACAAGCGCAGGCTGTCCAGCAGCAGGAAGAGATCGAAAAGCGCCGTCTGACTCAGATCGCACAGCGTGAAAAAGACCTCGCCGTTATTGCTGCACAACAGCAAGTCGCAGTTGCACAGGAAGAAGCCCGCAAGCAAGAAGTCGAGCGTGAGCGCGACAAAAACCTTGCAGCTATTGACAAGCAACGTGAACTTGAAATTGCTGAAGCAAACCGCGACATTCAGGAAGCTAACGCCCTGGCCGCTGAGTTTGAGGCGCAAGCCCTACTTGAAGTTGGTCTCGCAGAAGCTGAAGTTGAGCGCGCCAAGCTCGAAGCAAAACAAGCCGCAAGTGACATCTATATGGCAGAAATCCAGCGTGACATTGCTCGCGTGATGTATCCTGCACTTGATGGCGTTACAATCGACATGCCTGACTTCTACGCCGGTGGCGGTGAAGGTGCAGCGCCAAACAGCCTGGAAGTGTTCACCACCCTTGGTGCGCTTGAGCAGATCCAGCAGCGCACTGGCACAGCTAACGATAACATGGGACCGGTGGCCGTACAGGTCAAGTAACCCAGTAACATAAGAACAAAAAGGGCCTACGGGCCCTTTTTTCATGAATAGAGCTTGACAACCCAAGGCGTGTTGCTTATATTGTTATGGTAAGCAAAAGGAGATATGACATGGGTTATGTAGTTTACAACAAAGAAACGACGCGGCTGCTCAATACCAGGAACTATGCCACTGAGCGGGCTGCAAAGGCTGGTTTGACTCGTGCTGTCAACGCCGACAACACCATGATCCGCGCAGAATATGCGATTGCTGAAAGCAATGAATTCTACAGCAACATCGAAAAGACTGTCACCCGTACCAACTTGCTGAGCGGCAAGGAGTATCAGGAGAGCGTTAACACGCCCAGCTACTGCTCGCCGAGCTCAGAAGCTTACTGGAGCATGTGATATGACTGCAAACGCTGCAAAAAAGATGGGCCGCCGTAAAGCTGGAAGCTACGGCCGCCCTGGCAGCAAAATGCAAAAACGCGCCGCGAGCAAAGGTGTTCGTGTTGCCCGCAAAAAGGAAGTTTGATATGAAAGTATGGGCCGTAAGAGTAAACGCTGACATGACTGAGGGACGTGGTCCAATGGTCATTTGTCAGCTTTTCGAAAACAAGGATCAAGCAGATGAATGGGCAATGTCACAAGAGCCTTATGGCTATGTGAATCAATTTACCAAGGTTGAGTCCATGCAAGTGCTTGACTTTGATGCAGCGAATGAGCTCCTGGAACTGAATTCCAAACGCGGGCAACTCAAGGCCAAACGGCGTGAGTTAGAGGCAGAACTCAAAGAGATTGATAAGCAGATTCGAGGTCTGGATTCATGATCGCCAAAGTGGTAGCAAGCCCGTTGGGCTTCTATGCATTTGTTGCTTATGGTCCTGGTAATTTGGCTGACGCATTTGGTCAACGACATGATACAAAAGAACAAGCTGAGGATGATATTGATTCTATCTTCGCTATCCTCGACGTTGACAACAATCGTGAGTCTGCTATTATGGCAGCAAGGAGTATTTAATGAGCTATCATGCAATTGGAAAAGATCGTTGGGAAGAACTACCCAACATCTTCTTGGACACAGAGCTTGCTGAGACCCTCGAGGGAGGCGAGCGTTTTTGGGCCTATTCGTATATGTTCCCAAGCACCGCACAGCCAGGCGCAACTTGTCACATGGAGGCTGGCATCAGCTACAGCAAGCTGACTGGACTGTTTACCAAATACGTTAAAAGTGAAGGAGTGATTCGCGATGGAGCGTAGCACAGACGGTAACGTGTTTATGTTTAGCTTCAGCCAAGAAGGCTTTGAAGCTATCGTGAACCTCACTGAGCTCGACGAACAGTATGTCATGGCCAAGATGGCTGATGAAAAACTCCCACAGACTGTTGATTCATTGCTGCACATGGTCAGAATTCGTGCATCAATGAATCAGCACCGTCGCATGGAAGTTTGGCTTGCCAAACTTGATGACAGCTGGACAGACGACGAGCTGTTGGCAATGGCTGATGAAGATCCGCAGATGGTTGCAAACTTGGCTCGTATGGGCGAATGGCATGCCGGATTCGATCCGCGCCGTGCACAGAGGGCAGTGATTGAATGAAACTGACTGAACCATCCGTGGCGGCTATACCATTAGTTGACGGAATGTACTGCCTTTGGTTTCCTAGCAATCTTGAAGCAATAGAGGCTTTGGCTGATATCGCAGAAATCGAATCGATCACTGAACAACCAACCTTTATCAAACTCATGATGGGTATGGAACGCGGCTGGGGATTTCATGATCACGAGCAAGGCTTTATTGCAAAATGCGCGGTGGGCGGATGAAAATCGAACCATTTTACAATCCTCATGATCATAAAATTATCACTATCGATAGTGATACCATGGAAGACGTAGTGTCGGACTTTAGTAAGTATGGCATCACTAATAACCATTATGAAATCAAATATTTCTATCAGTGCGGTTATACGCTATGGTTACGATCAACTGAGTCTCAAATTATAGCAAAATTGATATACGGCTGAGAAAGTCGAAAAAAATATTGACAAACCAAGACACATTGCTTATATTATAAGAGTAAGCAAAGGAGATATACAAAATGCCTTTTACTGTTGAAGCAAACGTTACTGTTGACCCCAACTCGCGCAGTGCCACTGCAAAGGGCCTGGTAGAATACATTACACGTGACATGCGCCACAAGGCTGGTTTCCCTGAGCGTTCCACCTCGCCCACCAGCAACTTGGTTGGACAGGAAGAACTGCGGGCCGTGACCAAGCTGGTTGGCTACCTGGACGGCAGCGAGTACTTCTAATGGCTACCAACTATTACATCCGTGAGGGCTTCACAGCCGAAGCCCTCCTGCTTCAATCGCAAATGTTGGAAAGCCAGTTGCGTGAAATCGGAACGCTTTACAATGGTGAGGCCGAAGAGCCTCTTTCCACAGTTCAAAAACTTGCTCGTGACAATCATCGCGAAGGCTACGAATACGCCGAACAGATTCATGATCTCTACGCAGAGATCGGCGCCATTATGGAGGCGCAGGAACAACTCAGTTAATCCTTGCTTACACTTGGATAACTTGGCGCCCCTTCGGGGGCGTCCTTTTTTCTTGACTCCGTGAAAAAACCAAAATAGATTGGTGCTATGATACACGCCATTGAAATAGAGCATCCGGATATCAAAGCATTCCTCCGTTTCATGAAGGAGCATCATGATGATGTTGATTTTAAATCCATGAACGGATCTGTATACAATCGTTTTAAAATGCGAGAGGGAAGTAACCCGCCTGTTATTTGGAATACCCTATACAATAAGCTGATTTTGTTCCATGACAGAACTACTTTTGAATGGGTGGAGATGTCGTGGCTGAGATGTTAAAGGATGAATTTGTAGATCCAAGAGGACCCATAAGCGTAGCGTCATGACAACAATACTGCAACATATCCAAGACCGTCATGTTGACACCAACCTCCACTATGTGTGGATGGATGAAGCTGAACGTGTGGCCAAGTTTCCACTGTGGAACTTGAGCGGACAGATGGTCGGCTATCAGGCGTATCGTCCTGATGCGGATAAGGTGCAGAAGAACGACACTAAGGGGCGTTACTACACATACCGTGGTGAGAAGCTCATCCCCAAGCACTCTAAGAGCGTGACAGTGTGGGGGTTGGAATCTTGGCGCCGTAGCACTACCTTGTTCGTGACAGAAGGCATCTTTGACGCTGCTCGTCTTACTGAACTAGGCGCAAGTGCTGTGGCAGTGCTCAGCAACGACCCTAGCACCAGCACCAAGAACTGGCTGCTCTGTGTACGACAGATGCGCCCGGTGGTTGCTGTCTGTGACCCGGACCGTGCTGGTTATAAGCTAGCTAAGGTTGGACACTTTGCACACACCGTGCAGTTGCCCAACGATCCTGACGGTGACTTGGGCGATGCTGATGAACAATATGTAAGGGATCTGCTTAAATGGTACAGCTAACCAAACTACAACAGCAGACCCTTACTAACCTCGTGGACGGTGTAGGGCTTGTTGATGGGCGGGATCTATGCACAGTCTAGAAAAGAAAGGCCTAGTACGCAAAGGCCAGCCCCAGAACGCCGCCGGCATCATCTAGGTCGACTATGTTACACGCCACAAGTTCATATACCAAGTCAGCGCGATATCAACACTTGGAAAGGTCACACACTGGAAGTTCATGAAGGACCGGCTGATCAAATCGAAGGACATGGCGGCACCTGGACACGGGCGCTCCAGGCTTCCTATCGATTCGATCTCTACAAGCTGATGATCTACCTCCGCGATATCAGAACATTAATACAAGCGTATTATGGACCGTAAATGGGAGCCGTTTTTCAATAATGCTTATGAGTATCGAGACACACGTGATCCCAGTCAATTTGACAGAGTATTCTATCGTGATGCCCTGGCAGATGCGATGAGAAAATATGACGACGTCCACTATACAGGTGATATGCTGCATAAATGGGCAGATGATCTTTATGAAAGTCATGGCTTTCCTGATACTTGGATAACAGGATACACAGTTACCTTCAAGTATAGTTTCCAGTTAATGGTAGCGGCTATTATAGCCGCTGTTCACACGGAACTTTATTACAGAAGTAAAAGTTGACTCTTGAGTAAAATCTGAGTATAATACCACTATAATAGAGGAACCTGACATGAAAGTTCTACAACATCCGCCTACCGAGGAAAATTGGTCAGTCAAAGTTTACTGCACTGGTTTCGGACATGGCGAAGAAGGTTGTAACGCACGTCTTAAGGTCTATCGTGAAGATCTGCGCTACATGCCATTCACTGACGATAAAGAGCAGGCAGTCACATTCAAGTGCATTTGCTGCGGTCAACTGACTGACTTGGGTGAAATGTATTATCCGCTCCACTACAAAGATCTCAAGCCCTACAAGCGCAAGTGGTTGAAGAATGCAGACGCGACTGACACTAGCGAGTGAGGATGAGATCAAACAAACACGCGAGAATGTTCTTGCTTGGTTGGTTGAAAACGATTACCCAGGGTATGGACACGTCCGTCCCATGTTGGAATTTACACTTAATCTTAATGGACTCGTAAATACGAGTCCAAGACGGAGGAAATTTAATGTTTGCATTTCTTTGTTGTGCAGTGGGAGGCTACGGCGCAGGACACTATTATGTGCGACGTGATTGGTTCATGTTTAGTATGTGTGCCTTGCTCGCCATCGTTGGATTGGTGATGCCGGTATGAGCAAGCTACCTTACTCAGGACAGACGAGCGCCTATGAGCACAAGCACGGAGACGCTTGGAAAGAAACAACCGGAGCAGGCAAGCCAGCTGTTCGTGATGTCAAACTGATTGAAGCGCAGTGGACCAACATGCCCATCGAAGTTGAACGCGATGTTGTTGCATTGTGGTATCACCTTGAATATGGTAATGACGATTACTACTGGCACGGTTCGTTAGACGGCGTTCGTGAATATGGCAAATCAGGCAACTGCGTTAACCGTGAATTCAACGGAAAAGAATGGGTGGAAGAAGTCAACAACCTTGAGTATCTCATTCAATGATTGGAAGAACAAGGCTTCCAAGAGAATGAACGATTTTTACTTCATTGGTGGTGGTGATATTTATCATTCGGCTCATCTTGATGATTTATAATATGAATAAAATGAACGGCTGGCTTTGGCTGGGCCGTCTTTTTGTTTATTATTGGTCTTTAGGCTTGACAACCATGACATCTTGCTTATATTAATACTGTAAGCAGAGGAGGTCGGCAATGCCATCAAAATCGCAAAAAGCAAAGATCCGCGCCTATGCTAACGGACAGCGTCGATGCTATTGTGGCGTCCAACTCAATTGGACTGGCAGACATTCCAACAGTGCAACGTTTGAGCATCTGGTCCCCAGAAGCCAAGGCGGTACTTGGGCCAAAGAAAATGGCATGATTGTTTGCTCTAAGTGTAATGAAAAACGTGCCAACCGGTGCTGGATCAAATATGTCAATGAGACCAATCCTCCCAAAAAGGAATGGCTGATACAGAAATACCTGGAAGCCGTCCTACACCAACATATGAAAGGATACGATCTAAAAATTCGCCGCAAGGTGATTGATCGTGCAATAAGAGAATGTTAACTGAACCGCGGTTACTCGTAACATATCTATACCTACGCTTAGGTGAGCAGATGCCAGAGGACGCTCCTGACGAGTGGTTCTTGCAGCCTGATCCCTTTGCGATAGATATCAACCGTGTCGAACGTTTCATTGAATGCACTGAAGCTCTGCTTGTACAGTTGCAAGAGCTTGTGCTCAATGAGGCGGAGCCTGCGTCTCCACAGTATATGACCTTGGTCTATGATGCTGCAAAGGAGACTTTTGATCACGACCGCACTCAGCTGCGCACCTACTTTGCTTGGTTGTACCTTGTGGTATTCCAACGCGATGAGGGTCCGCGTTGGGGCGACTTTATTGACGTTTACGGCGTTGACAACTTTGTTTCACATGTGCGATCACGGTTCGCATCACTACTAGGAGTCTAAAATGACCACACCTTTGTCAGAATGTTATGTCACCCTCAAGTGGGGTACACTGAAATCCTGGAAGCTTGGCGCTCCTGAGCTAAAGCCTCTCATTGAAGAGTACAATGAGGAAGGCGCAAGCATCAGCGGAATGATGCAGCGTGATACTCCTCGCCAAAAGGAAATCATCTGTGAGATGATCGACATGATTGGTAAGGACGTTTACCTTGACTGGGATGGTGAATATGTCAGCCCAGAAGACGCCAAGAAATATGTGATGGAATATGGATCTGATTAAGCTACATAGGGCAAGTTAGTTCAACAAGGTGATTACTTTTTTTGGTAAGAAAACCTGGGTAATCCGAGTCAAAATGGTTGACAAACCAAGATGTATTGCTTATATTCGTAGGGCAACAAAGGAGATAGACATGACACAGATTTTGACAAACGACGAAGCAATGCTTGCCGCCGCTCACCAGAGCGCACAAGCTGAAGCAAACCGTGGAGCACAGGCATTTCTAGACCAATATTTTGGTGGCGAAGACGGTGGTGCATGTGGTTTTGCATGGGTTACATATTACCCTAAAAACAAAGGCAACACCAAGCTTGGCAAAATGGAGCGCAAGCTGATCGAAGCTGCTGGTTTCCGCAAAAACTGGACTGGAAAAGCTTGGGAGCTCTGGAACCCTGCAGATCATCGCTGCCAGAGTGTTGATGCCAAATATGCTGGCGCCTGTGCCTACGCTGATCGCTTTTACGCTATCACTGGTGTCAAGCTGATCCCAGGCGAGCGTTTGGACTAATGGGCAAACTCTCCGATATGATGACTGGGTTCCGCTGGCAATTTCCCGGCGGAGCCGAAAGCTCTATGCGTATGGTGATTCGCCAGATCAACGAGAACCCACGCATGAGCAAAGCGCAGAAGCGTGAAATGATTGAGTCAGTTGTTTACATGGCAGGGCACATTTGTTCTGATGTCGCTGGATTGATCAATCAAGAATACAGTTCTGCGCATAGCAGCGGACTCAAATGGATGAAGTGGCAATTCAGTGATGACGAACCAGGTTGGTTCCTCAAAACGTTCTTTGCCGAGCCACTGCGCCGGCTGCGCATGAACCAAACTCTCCAGGACGAGAGATTGGTACACAATGTGAATCGCCGAATCCGCGACACATTGGACCAAATTGAAGGTAACTAAATTACATCGTGACAGAACGAAACTACCCAGAAGAGCGTGAGGCTCTTGTCCGCGATTTACGCAAGCTGGTATTGAACTATGAGGGTCCCATTGAGGAGAGCCCTCATTATTCACAACTGGCCAGGCTGTTGGTCAGTGAATGTATCATTGACCAAAAACGCTTTCCGTCGAATCGTTGACCTGGAATAACTGTAGCTATAATCAAACTGCCAGTTATCCACTGATTTTACTGCATTGTTACAAGAATATGTTGTTTTCCTTGAGGAAAACACTTGATTTTTGTTGATTGTATATGCATTTTTTTTTGTTGACATACCAAGACACTTTGCTTATAGTATAAGAGTAAGCAAAGGAGATAACACATGTCGCAGCAAGTAGCACAAACCATTCTCGACCAACTCGGCGGACGCCAGTTTTTGATGATGATTGGTGGCAAAAATCTTGTAGCACTGAGCAGCGACGGTGGACTTGCCCTCCAGTTTGGCACTGGTGCCAAAAACAAAGCTAACCGTATGCGTGTTGAATACGACTACGGTAGCGACACTTACAACGTTGAATTTGGTAAAATCCGCAAGCTTGGGTGGAACACAGTTTCGCGTCATGAAGGCATTTATGCTGACATGCTGCAAGAGCTGTTTACCGCTGAGACTGGCTTTTACACTTCCCTGCGCTAAGGAGAGCACACATGACTACCACTTTTACCTTTACCGCTGGTGACAAACAATTCACCACTCAAGCTGACAATTTTGTGTCAGCGATGGACAAAGCCAACCGCGAGTTTCTCGACGTTGAGGGCATTGATCGTGTGGGCGCGTGGAATGATGGCGTTACGCCCAACACGTTCTACTGGACTGCTGGCAACTTCTTCGACTGATATGACCAACTTCGTCCTGCCGTCCGTTTTCAATGAACGTCCTACACGTTCTCAGATAAAGCTGTTGCCTGGCATTGAAATGCCAGGTGTTGCAACCAAGGTTGCACGTAACATCTACATTCGCTGCCGCATTGCAGAAGCACAGAACTGGCGTTGCTGCTGGTGTGGTACAGAGTGCCGCCCAGAGCCGGACTTCCCCAACAGTGCAACGATTGAGCATATCCATCCGCGAAGTCTTGGCGGTGTTGATCATAGGATTGAAGAAGATCCCTATGAGAATTATGCTATGGCTTGCAACCGTTGCAACCACCGTCGTGGCACACTCAGCATTGAAGATTTCATGGCTGGCAAAGTTGCTGTTGGCGATGGTGAAACTGCAAAGCGCAACCAACACGAGCGCAATCAGAATCGTCGCTTCAACAAATACGTCCGCAAGGTCAGCAAGTTCAACGCAACTGGCTGGACACGGGCGGGCAAGCCTTACTGTCCTGAGCAGTGGTTGAGTGATTTGAAGATCACTGACTGCCGCCGTGACAAACTGCGCAAGCTAATTGCTGCTTGACAAATCACAACCAATCACATAGAGTGATTACATGTTTTATAACTTTCCGATAATCGAGACAATCACGGATGTCTTGCCAGCGATTGAAGGTCGCGATGAGTTCATCGTGGCTGAGCGTGATGGCTTTGTTGTGATCAACTACAACGTTGGTTTTGAAGACACCTTCACGATTGATGACAACGACCTCATGGTTAACTATGGTCGTGCGATCCCCAAGGGCGTTATGCGTCGCGAGTGCCGCGGCATTATATTCTACCCTGATGGTCGCTTGATGTCTCGCCCGTTCCACAAGTTCTTCAATGTTGGTGAGCGTGAGGAAACCCTCATGCACAATATTGACTTGTCACGTCCGCACGTTATCATGGAGAAGATGGACGGCTCAATGATCCGTTCTCTTGACATCCACGGCAATACTCGTTTGGGTACCAAGATGGGTGTGACTGACACCAGCAACGCTGCTGAACGTATTGCAACTGGCGAGCAGTTTGCTTGCCTGCGCGTGAACATGTTGCGTGGTACGACCCTGTTGACTGAATACGTGTCACCAGAGAACCGTATCGTGATCGAATACGACAAGCCTGAGCTTGTATTACTTGCGGCTCGTGATAACCGCACTGGTGACTATCTTGACCTAAGCACTGTTGGTGATGACTTCCCGTTCCGTGTTGTGCCTACTTACGGCAGCGTGGATGGTTCGCTTGATGAATATATTGAGCGTCAGCGTGGTTTGGAAGGTCGTGAAGGCGACATCATTGCTGTTGGCAATATGCGTTACAAGATCAAGAACGACTGGTACGTTCGTATCCACAAGGTCAAGGACAAGATCCGCACAGACCGTCACATCCTTGCTCTCCTGTTGGAGAACGAGTTGGACGACGTCTACCCGCACCTTGACGAGAACGACTTCCGTCGCGTTAAGCTCTATGAAGCTGCATTCCACGAACAGTTCAAGGAAACTGCTCGCGTGTTGACTGCTGATGTTGGTGTCGTAACTGGCATGGCAGAGGACAAGAAGGATCTTGCGGTGAACATCGTGCCCAAGTCAACTCTTAATGCATTTGGCAAGCAACTTGCTTTCCGTGTATACGACCGCTTGGACGCTGAAGACTTCGACATCGTGCAGTTCGTGAACGACGAGCTCATGAAGTATGTCCGCAGCAAGCTTGGCAACGGTGCCAAGTATAACGAAATGGCTGAGCTCATGGGCTTGCCTTATGAACGTAAGGAAGAAGATGAGTGAGTTTATTGAGCAGCTAGCGAAAACTGATGCTGCGCGGAAGGCATTCCCAGAGCGCACGACTGAATTGGTTGATCACCAGATTGCCAAAGACGTATCAGGTGTGATTGAAAAGCAATATGCTGTCAGCCCAGAAGAACAAAACTTCCTGGACTATGAACTGTCTGATCCTATTGGTGATGACCTCCATAGCCCAATCAAGGGCGTTGTGCATCGCCATAACAACCGTGTGTTGCTCAAGCTGACAGCCAGCTGCACTGTAAACTGTCGCTTCTGCTTCCGCAAAGAACTGCTTGTACGGGGCTCTGAGACACTGACAAACGGTGAAATATCAGATGCACTGGACTACATTGACGAGCATGAAACCATCAATGAAGTCATTCTCACAGGTGGCGATCCGCTATCACTGAATCAGAGGCGACTGGCTGATGTGTTTGATCGTCTGTACCATATGTATCACATCAAGAATGTGCGTATCCACACTCGTACTCCTGTTGTGTCTCCTGAAACGATCAACAACGACTGGATTTTGAACGCAATTGATCCAGAGGCTCGCAATGTGAACACGCCACTATATATGGTGCTGCATATTAACCATGCTGATGAAATCTCTTATGAGTTTGCTCAGTTGTGCAGAAAGATGCGCAAGATGGGATTCATATTGCTATCGCAGAGTGTGTTGCTGCGCGGCGTCAATGACAATGTGGCTGCCCTGCAAACGCTCATGGAGCGATTGGTTGCTCTGGGCGTCACGCCCTACTACTTGCATCATCCAGATCTCGTTCCTGGCACCGCTCACTTCCGTGTAAGTTTGGATAAAGGGCAACGGATAATGACCCGCTTGCGTGAGCGCATGTCAGGTATTGCAGTGCCTGAATACGTGATTGATATACCTGGTGGTAAATTTTTCAAGATGCCCGTCAATGGCGAAACTGTTGAGCGCACCCTGGATGGATATATTCTCAAGCCACCTGGCACAAATGGGTACAAACAATTTTACCCTGATAAGGCAAAATAATGCACTTCTTTGTATTTCACATACTGATTGGATCTGCAATCGCATACTTTATGCAACCGCAGATCAAAGCGGTGGCTGAGTCAGTCACCCGTTACTCATGGCTGCAAACTGTGATCAAGATCTTCCTTGATGCACTCATGAGCCTTGCGTGGGTGATTGTTGCACCTGCGATATTGTTTGCACGTTATCAATTGGAGAAGAAAGACGATGGCGAATAAAGTTGAACTCAAGAAAGTACAGCGAATCTTTTACACCACACTTGGTTTGATTGCACTCGCTTTGGTGATCGTTACCATGGCAATGTGGCATGGCATTGCGTTGGTTGCATCTGTATTGGCGATAATTGGTGCAGTGTGTGGCGTTATTTGGGGTCCAGAGATCATCACCAAAACATGGAACAAACATGTGGACCGAGTAAACCGTCATGAAAGCTGATAAGGTCATTGAAGCTGCCAAGCTGCTTGACCAGCACCGTGCTATCATGAAGTTCTTGGAAGACTCGCCTGATCCGGCAGAGCTCATGACTATTACATTCCGTAACGGAAAGTACAGCAAGAGCCTCAGCATCAGGAATGAAAACATTCAGCGTGACGTTCGTAGTTACGTTGAGGATATTGCCCTTGAGATTGAAGAGGCAATCATCAAACTAGGAGTTGACTATGACGGATGAAAAGCGTGAATTTGACATGGACTGTCCGGAATTCGACGAATGGTTCCGCAGGAACGAAGACCTTTGTCATGAGATGATGAAGCAAGATCCAAAGGAATTGCTTTTTGAAGCCTGGCTTGCTGGTTACGTGAATGGAATGAGCCTAATGCACGGCACGCTCACTGCATTTATCGAAGAGGAAGAATGATGCTGCACAAAGTTGAATTGACTGAAAAAGACATGCAGGAAGCCATCAAGGAATATGTGCGTAAGCAAGTTGGCCATGATGTGACCAGCGTTACGATTGGATCGTCTTCAGGCGATCATAATATGGGTCGAAACTTCCACGCTATCGTAAATCTTGGCGCAAAAAGGGTTTGACAAGTAAAGCGTTTTGCCTTATACTGTGGGCGAACAATAAGGAATAATCATGCTTGTAGTATTTGATTTGGACGGAACCCTTGCAGATGTGCGTCACCGGATGCACTTTATCCGTCCTGACCCAGCAGTAGATCCAGTTACTGGAAAGAAGGTCAAGCGTCGCTTTGATCTGTTCCACCACGCATGTGTTGATGACACTGTGATCGAGCCTGTGGCTTACTTCTATCGCAAGTTTTGCGCTGACCCTAACGTAACTGTTGTGGTGCTCAGCGGACGTGACTTCGCAACATCTGACAAGACCGTACAGTGGTTCAAAGACAACGATTTGCCGCTGCCAGACGAGATGCACCTCAAGCAAGGTGATCAGCATCTGCCAGATGTTGAGCAAAAGCGTACCCGTGCCAACCTGCTTGAGCGCAAGTACGGACGGCCAATTGATATGGTATTTGAAGACCGTGACCGCGTCGTAGCGATGTGGAAAGAGCGCGGTACATTTGTATTCAACGTGGATCAATAATGGGACCAGAAATTTTACTAGCTAGACCAGACGTACTCATTTTTGCTGGAGTATGTCTGGTCATATTCTTATGTATTGGATTTTCCAGCCGCCGCGCCCACGACACGTGGATGAAAACGGTTGTAGACCTTGTGGAAGAAAACAGTGGCATTGCTGAAGTTTCACCTGTCTTACAGAGTGAATATAATGATCTTAAAACTACGAGTGGCAACTTAAACAGTCTCAAATTATTTGAGGCGGTTGCAGAGCAACATGCTAGGATGTCTGGCCAAAGTTTTAAGCCTAAGCTAAGTCGTTTTTTCCAGTTCAAGATTGCCGCAGGACCAGGAAGAGAACTGAGTTTTTGGTATGACCCGCACAGCCGTGAAATGTTGGACAAGACTATCTATTGGCGTGGCGGTCGTATCAGGTTAAGCTGGGACAACAAAAAGATGCTACGTGATGCCGCTGATCAAGCACTTGTCATGTGGAAAATGACACAAAATTTGTAAGAGGAATATGATATGGGTTTTTGGGTTATAGTGATTTTTGCTGCATTATTGTCTATCTATGCAGCGGTTTGGATTATGCTGTTGTCAGGTGCGGCAGTGGTACAGAGTGCAGTGAGATCACAGTTCACGCAATCCTGGAAAGACGGATACTACTCAGTGAGTGATGAATCATATCGTGAACCAGCGCAGTATCGAATTGACTTTCCTGCAACCAACGGCACACGTTCCTTTAGGGTTGATCATGAAGGAAATATTGTGAGTGGGTTTTCTTGGCGTAATATTGACCGCGATGAAATCCAACCATCAAACCGAACTCGCCGTGTGCTAAAAGAATACACTGCACAGATTGCCACCATGCAGAAGCTCTCCAGCAACCTTGGTTCTGGTGATGATGGCATGGCTGAAGCCAACAACGCGAGCGCCTAATGTTATTCCCCCAACTAAGATTAAAGTGGGCTATTCGTGCCCGCGCTGAAGAAGAATGGCGACGTCTCCGAGGCCAAGGCAACACACGCTGCGTGGATCTTAAGGAACCAAAACTGTTGGGCCCTGATCATGATCAACGCGAGTATGTGGGTGCAGTGGGATTCTTCACTGAAGACATGATGTTTGAGGATATTCCACACCTTATTTGGTACTGTCGGCGTGATGGTAACATTTGGGCTGAATGGCAATTGCGACTCAAAGAAAGCGATCCTCTTTAGGCGCGAGTAAATCGAATGTAGCGACCATTGATTGGGTTCAAGAATACTGAGATTCAGGTCACTGCTCCTATGCAGCATGAAGATAAAATGATCATCAACAAGATGACTCAAGAGCTGTGGACCCTACATAAAATGGGAAGCGAGACGCTGATATGACCAGTAATTACTTTTCCAAGCTGATTATCTATAATGGATTTATGTTGGATCAAGAACAAGTTTTGGTTCAAGACTTGGGAAATCGTTACAAATTTATCTGTGCAGATTTCAATAACCTCGAATATTGGAACCTAACATGGGCGATACATAATGAAGTAGATTATGTTGTGCATAACACAATGACTGTAGGTAGCCGTAGTATTCGCCTACCAGAATCAGTCAGCAGACAGATTGCAGAAATAAGTGCACCACACGCTGTCATGGCTAAGTTGGTAAGTTGAATGGGAAAAAAGAAAGCAAGTCGGGGTCGAAAACTACGAGCCCTTCTAGACAAGGCCATTCAAGATGGTGAAGTTTTTGTCCGTGAAAAATCATCAGAATTCAACTCAAGTCTTGAGGGTCGACGGTCACGATCATATCAAGGAAAGAATTGTCGTCAGGTATACGAAATATGTATCGGCTCAGACCATAACTTGTTTGATGATTCTGAGGATTTTTTTGTACCTATCTTTGCATATATCGACACTGACGGCATAGTTACTTGGCAGTTCGCCCGCCCACGACAGCACGTATTAGATCGATCCAATTCCGAATGGCTTACCCAAGAGCTTTCAGAGATTCTTGTAATGTATCGCTTAGGCGGGTTTAGAAGCAATCACAAAGCCACTACCTACGGTGAAGAAACCACCGATTATGTATGGCGCTCCTCCCGTAGCAGACACAAAAAGAAAAAAAGAGGATTACCACGTGCATATTGATATTATGCTATACCTGTTGTGTTGCTACACCTTTATGTTATGGGTTGGTTGTCCCCTTTTTCATACACTGACTTTTATGTGGCGATTGCCAAAAGCCGATATTAAGTTTATTGAATACGAAGATCAGGAATTCGAGTTCAATGGGGATACACAAACATTGGATATTATTACTGTTCACCGATTTCTATTGTGTGAGATATGGGTAACTCAAGACCTATATTATGAATGGCGTATGAGCGAGCGGGGTGATATATTCAAATTTAGCAAAGCTGAACTTACCAAACCTAAACATAAACGTATTCGCAATGCACTCCGTATCTGGAAACGACGTAAAAACAATAGTAATGATGACTCATTCATGAAATTCCGTCTCCGCAAAAATGTGAGACTATGGTGGCCATTGCGTAAGTATATCGAATCTCAAGTATCTGAGAGATTGGTTATGGCTAAGATAGCCGGATTCAAAAAATATCGGTTAGATGATTATGTTAGACGTTCTTAAATAAACGTGCTATATATTATAAATAATAGTGCAGCGGAGAGTTGCACATATATAAACTGAGGAGATTGGTTATGATTACAGCAGATGAGGCGCGGGTGTTAGCTGGCCCGACAGCAAATGAGATTTTAAATCCTGTATGGGATCAAATCGAAAAAGCAGCTAAATCCAAAAAATTTAAGATCACATTGCGAGATAATTTCTGGCATCGTGAAGGTTACGATGGAACCGACCTGTATAAAGAATGTATCAATATTCTTGAAACAGCAGGATACGCTGTCAAATATTTCTTTGAAACAAATCAATTTGTAGATGCTGGTATTACAATCAGTTGGCAGGAGATGTGACATGACGAAAGTAGATGTTGCATTTTTAATTGGAAGATTTCAACCCTTTCACAACGGGCATAAACACTTAATCGACTTTGGACTTGAGCACGCCGAACGTGTGGTCGTCCTAGTTGGAGGGAGCAACAAAGCTCGCTCATTCAAAAACCCCTGGACATTCGAAGAACGCAAAAAAATGATCCTCAGTTCGTTTGAGGACATCACTGTTGAGCGTCGTCCGACATTTCAAGATCCTTGTGTAGCAGTTGAACCACTTCCTGACGTACCTGGCAACGATGATGCGTGGCTTGGTAACGTTTACTCAGCAGTATGCAAGCACTTGCCAGAAGGTGGCAAGCTTGGTGTAATCGGCTTCAAGAAAGACGACTCGAGCTACTACCTCGATCTGTTTGGCGATAACGCTGAAAAGATCTTGCTCGAAGATGGCTTTGCAACGCTGAGTGCGACACAGATTCGTGATCACTACTTCCAAAAAGCACCTGTATTTCCAGAGCGCCTTGCGCCAACTCCTGTTGTAGACTTTCTTGAACGTTTCTACAACACCGATGAGTTCCGCTATGTACTAGAAGAAAAAGAGTGGATGGACGACTACAAAGCAAGTTGGGCTGGAGCACCATTTCCGCCTACCTTTGTTACTTGCGATGGCGTTTGTACACAGATGGGTCACATCCTGCTTGTTACACGCGGCGGACATCCTGGTAAGGGTCTGCTTGCACTGCCAGGTGGCTTTGTAGAAGCACAGAAGGGTGATAGCTTTCAAAATGTTCTACACGAACTTTGGGAAGAAGCTGGCATCCAAGACGAGCGTGGCCGCATTCCACGTGGTAAGCTGAAAGGCTTTTACACCGGTGAAGAGCAGCGCTTTGATGATCCAGATCGTTCAATCCGAGGCTACACGCTAACAACTGCATTCCGCTTCAAGTTCCCCGACGGACCTAAGATGTTCAAAGTGAAGGGCGGCGACGATGCCATTGATGCAAAATGGTATCCGGTCGGTTATATCAAGGAAAACCCGCAACTGATCTTTGAAGATCATTACTCTATTATAGAGAAGATGGGAGTATTCCAATGAGTTACGAACATGGACATGGATGCTCTTGCTACGAATGCGAGGGCAGACGAGAAATGCAGCGCCGAAGCGAACACGCCGGTGTCGCATGGGAAAACAATGGCAGCGGTCATAGCGCAGCAAGCGCGGACGTCTCGCACTAATCAGCAAGGACGGCGAACTTCAAACTGTCCGTGAGGACGAGTTGGTTGGCGACATGCGCTACCCTGGCGTGAACAAATTGGAGACCGTTTTTGAAAACAGCAATATCATTAAGACCGAAGCATGGGCCGACGTTACTGCTCGTGCACGTCAATAAATCCAAACGGAGCGGAATTTTAACAGGGGCCGCTCCACTCATGAATAAATATTAGCATGGACATAAAAGCTGCAATTGAGCTCGTTAATAAGAGCTTTGTATACACACCAGACAAAAGCCTAACTCTGTTCCCAGAGACTTGGCGTGTCATTGGTAGTGAAGGTCACGGCGATTGTGAGGACTACCAACTCACAGTGATTTGGCATTACGGTGAAGGCAGTTTGTTACGATAGATCTGAAATGTGCACATGGGACCATTCCGTATGTGGTATTGTAAAAGCCCAGGCGGCGGAGGCCATGTGATCACAGAGATAACAAGTGGCGAGTATAAGGGACTGTGGTCTGACAACATCACCAAACAGTTCGTGACTCGTGAGACAGTGGACAAGATGGGTTACACGATACAGTTTCCTTACTTCTTTCCACTGCGCACTATCAAAATCATTATTGGCTATACTCTAGGTAGTGTGGGCAAACTAATCCGTAAATTCATTGACTAACTGAAGATATGCTGCTATTGTAGTTTTAACAATCTACTATGAGGTTTAATATGGCTTGCTGGCGACGTTGCGATTGGACTACTGATGTTTTGGACAACCGTTGGGGTTGGGAGAAAACTAGTCTGGACGGAAGCAGCACACAGGGTAAACACAATGTTGTTCTTATGAGTTGTAGGAAATGTGGCGGCCGCCGTATTGATTGTATTGACCAAGATCCAAAGCTCAATGATTTTGCACTAACCGAACATAGTGGTATTAACTTGGTCCGTCTGCTTTGGATTGAGAAGGGTGAAGTTTGGGGTGAAGCTGACAGTAAATATCTGTTATACCTTAACAAAGATCTCGCTCCAATGGGCGGTTTTGAACAAGTAATCAAGGAGCTCAAATCAGATCCTGAGTTTACCGAGCTGCTCAGCAACCAGATGGTAGACGATGCACTTGGACAACTTGAGGTTGCCGTCAAGCTGCACTACAACAACCAACCCAAGGAAGATAAAAATGCGTAACCCTTTTAAAAGACGCCAGTGGTTTGTGATTGCCTTTGACCCTGGATTTTATACTACCCTTGAATATGAAAATGACAGGAAAGTATCCCACGACATAACTTTTCAAGAAAGCAACTTTGGTGAACGCCGGATGACATACGGTGATAATGGTTTGCGTCTTTCAATGGCCAAAAGTCATTCATCTATAACCAAAGCAAAACACAAATGGGAACAACAAGGCGTAATACAGCTAACCGTGTCAGGCGAGGTATATTCAGATGATTATGTGAATATTATAGCGCCCCAAAAGGACCGTACTGGCACGTGGAAACACAAACCAATTACTGAAGTTGGGTTGTTAATGAAACAACTTGCGGACAGCCCAGAATTTCAAGAGATACGCAAACACCAAATGGTGGCGGATGCATATGGCGAACTGGAAGCTGTGATTGCCATGCATGAAAACATTGACACGTCAGAATAGACCAGTTAAACTGGTGACGAAATAAACAGGAGTCACCATGACACTTACACGCAAAGACCGTTTTGACCCAGACTTTCCGCTTTTGCTGGAAGGCGCACGTCTCTACATCTTGGTTCGCACTGACATCTCTCAGCTAAACCCTGGTAAGCTTGGTGCGCAAGCTGCACACGCAGGCACACAATTTGTGTTTGATGTGTTGAACAAGAACGATGCTGACCTCAATGTGCAGATGAAGGATTGGGCTGACCAAGGTGGTGGCGGTTTTGGTACCAAGATCACACTTGCTGCTACTGAGGCTGAAATCCGTGAAGTTGTCGCAGCAATGGCAGGTCGTAACTTCCAGGCTGGTCTTGTGGTTGATCCGACCTATCCGATGCTCAACTACTTCAAACAACCGTTCACTCGTAGTGAACTGACTTGTGGCTATGTGTTCTGTCCGCCGTCGACTCCTGGGGCTGCTCTAGAAGACTTGAAGCAGTTCAACTTGCACCCTTAAGGAAAACGATGAGAGAAGCAGATCTCGTCGCAGCCAAGAAGTATATTGAAGTTTTATATAGCCCTGTTTCCCAGGGCTATCTAATGCAATATTGTTTGGACAATGGCTTCGACATAACATACAAGCACAGCGGCAGACGCTGTGAGCCTGAAGACTTCACATTTCACAGCACTGTTTGGTTTACAACAAACGAAGCTGAAATCAGTAACGGTGTTACACCACTGGTGATTGACGACATCATACCTGTTGGTTTTGCACTGTTTGGCGAGAACCAAAACGTTCTTGTTCTTGAGATCGAAAGTGAACGCTTACGCAAGGTACGTGAAGAGTTTGGTGAGCTATATGGATTAGAAGATGAATGGCCGGATTTCCGTCCACACATCAGTCTAAGCTATCGATATCAAGGCGAACTACCTGACGTGGATTTGCCAGACGGCGACCAGCTCGTAGTAGATAACTTAAGAGTAAAAGACCAATACGGATAAGCATGTGGAATGGGCATTGTTGATATTAATCTTCTATTTTGGTATGGGAGGATTGGTCGTTTCACAAGTCAATCGTGGTATGTGGGGAACTGTGCATGAAGGCGAAGATCGTGATGATGAAGTCTTTATGACTCTCACGAAGGAAGAAGGCTCTCATGCAGCATTGCTCATGGCGACTTTTACTTTTTTGCTTGGCCTCTATTTCTGCTTGTTGTTTGGCATGAAATACGTAAAGGAAACATTTAATGTCAAAACTTTTACTGATCGGTGACATCCACGGAAAGTGGACAAGCTATGTCGAACTGATCCAAAAATACAAAGAAGTTGGCGTTGAGCGCAGTATCCAGGTAGGCGACTATGGTTGGGGCTTTGAGCCTACTCAAAGTATCCGCTGCACCAATCTGATGGACAACCTCGATGACCTCGGCGGTGATCACAAATACTTCCGTGGCAATCACGATAATCCTGGTATGTGTGCTGAACACATTCACTGCCTTCCAGATGTTTACACTGATCCTGAGATCGGTCTCATGAGCGTCTGTGGTGCTTGGAGTATTGACCACGCTTGGCGTACACCTGACGTTGACTGGTGGCACGACGAAGAACTCAGCTATGATGAACTGGATGCAGCTATCCAGACATACGAGGAGTTCAAGCCTCGTGTTATGTTGAGCCATGATGGTCCTGAGAGTGTGATTGGCCATATGTTCCCTTGGTATCGCCAGGAGTTTAACAGCCGCACACGCAACGCACTGGACAACATGCTTGCTATCCATCAGCCTGAGCTCTGGGTGTTTGGTCATTGGCACACTGATTGTGTTTACCATCGTGATGACACAAAATTTGTGTGCCTTGAAGAACTTGGCAGCATGGTAATTGACGTATGAGTAAGCATATCATACCCAATGCCAACAGTATGCCTTATATCAGCAACTGTTATTTGCCTGCATCTGCTCAGGCGGGTACAGTATGGTTTGACAGTAGCACACAATCAATGCAAGTATATGATGGCAGCACCTGGGTATCACTTCAACCTCCTAAGCCTATGCTAAGTTGGGAAGCTGAGGAAGCACTGGATAAAATTATACCAATGCTCAATGGTCAGCCACTCATAGTTGACATGGCTGATAAATATCCTCTAGTAGAGGAAGCACTAGGGCAGCTAGAAGTTGCACTTAAGTTGTGTCAAAATCTTGATGGCGACGAATGAAACATCGTTTTTACCAGTGATATGGGCAGGTATCAAAACTGCACTGCTAATTATTCCCACGATCCTAACCATTTGGCTCACTCTGCAGGTTAGAGCAGTGGATCGTGAACCTGAAATCGTATGCCTTTCCGAAGAGCATTGTGCAATGGAAGTGAAGGGTGTATGGTACCGAATCTCTGGTGTGATTGATATGGAAACTATCGTCCCACAAGAGTTTAAACTGCGCGATGTAATTCGCGAAGCACAAGAAGCAGCACCAACTGAGCAGGAGTAAATGATGAGTGACTCACTTATGGAAGGCGTCATGAGAACGCTGGATCGAATTCCTATCAAGGACAAGAAGCATGGAAAATGATCTCAACTATAAGGACCTACAGCGTCGTTACAAGCAACTTGCAGAAGCAATGGGTGTTAACGCTGATATGGTAGAACATGATAATCTTCTAAACGTTGCACTTATACTAAACAAGATCAAGACAGCTATTTCGCACGACCGCTATAAAGATACCGGTGTCTACTTCATCACAGGTGAAATGGGCGAAAAAGACGATGTCGGCTTGCCAGAACAAATTCTTATCTGTCCGACACATGGATTAGCAGGCTTTGCAGTGTACAAAAAAGTAAAAAATTATACTGAACCTGGCTATTAAGGCTTGACAAACCAAGGCACTTTGCTTATATTATTATAGTAAGCAAAGGAGATGTTATGAAAAACCTGCTCACCACCGCCGCTGTTATTGCTGTTACTGTTACTTCCGCAGTTGCAGGTAGCCACCAAATTCGTGTTGATGGCAGCACTTATGCCAGCACCAGCCCCAGCCCTAATAGTGCTGAGGGCCACCGCGTGTGGACTTGCACACCCACTCACGTCGAGAGCGGCGAGTGTGTTGCAGTTGACCAGTCATACTATGACCAGCAGGCGGTCATCCAGCATGGTCCCTGGAACATTCAGCTTTTGACCGGTACGCAAGATAGCGACGGTGCTGAAGTTCAAATTCTTGCCTTCCGTGGCGGCATTAGCAACGGTGTTGCAAGTGCAATTGACAAAGCTTTCACTGACAATCCCAATGTCGAAACCATTGTGTTGAGCAGCACTGGCGGTGACATTCAAGAGTCCATGCGTTTGTACGATGTGTTCCGTGAGCATGAAGTCACTGCATGGGTCCCTGAAGGACGTATGTGCATGAGCGGTTGTGCTGAAGCCCTGCTTGGTGCAAGCGAGATTATTATTACTGGTGTTGTTGGCTTCCACGCCGCAGCATACACCGGCAACATGTTCACTGCCACGATGGACAGTGATGAACTTGTCACTACACTGAGCAATCAAGTGCAGAAAGACATCAGCATGTTGCAAGCCCGCCGCCAACTTGGTGGCATGGGTGGCGAATTTAACATTGACGTCGCTGCCGCTGAAGGTGAATTTTTGATGTTCACCAGCAGCGCCCAGCTCGACGAATACCGCAATATCGATTGCTTTGACTGTGTCGATCATGAACCTCTGCTAATTACGGTTGATGAGGCTCAAGAGATGGACGCAGGTGACAAAGTTGAAACCGGCATTACGATGACCAATCGTGAAACGCTGGCAACTACCGGCTAAGTAAAGGCTACAATGACAAAAGAAGATTTCAAAATCCTGAGTGCCCGTGACCATGTAAGAATGCGCACGGGCATGTACTTGGGTAGCACTGCAAAAGAGAGCCAGGCTCGGTTTGTGCTTGGTGAATGGCGCAACGTAGAGTTTGTGCCCGCTTTGCTCAAAATGGTTGACGAGATTCTGGACAACTGTATTGACGAAGCTATCCGCACAAAATTCAAACATGCAAACGAGATAAGTGTCAATGCGCAAAAAAATCGAGTCACTATTACTGATAATGGTCGTGGTATTCCTTTAGATCTTGTACGGGACACAGAAACTGAGGAAGAAATGTCGCGTCCTGTTGCAGCATGGACCCGTGTACGTGCTGGAACTAGCTTTGATGACGATCGCGTTACTATTGGCGCTAATGGCGTAGGTTCAGCCTGCGTCAACTTCATGAGCAAGCTGTTTATTGGCAACACATGGAGTGGAGGCAAGAGTGTAGAGGTCCGTAGCACAAACGGCGCCGAGGCAACCATGGTCACTGAGGGCAAGCAAAAAGGCAGCGGTACGTCAGTTGAGTTTCGCCCTGACTTTTCATTGCTGGGCGTAGACAATCTGAACGAGGGCGATCATTATGAACTGATCCACGACAGACTGAACAGCCTGCAGATTGCTTTCCCTGAGATCAAATTCAAGCTTAACGGCAAGCTGGTCAAGGCGCGCAACGTTACACAATACGCCAAGTTGTTTGCTGGTGATGATGGTAGCAGTGTGGTTATGAGCCGTGACGATGTTGTGATGATCATCACACACAGCGGAGACGGCTTCCGCAGCAACGGTTACATCAACGGCGTCAACACACGCCTAGGTGGTGCATACAACGACTATGTGATGAACGGCGTTGCTGACGAGCTCATGCGCATGATCAAGCGCAAGTACAAAGTAGAGGTTAACCGTGCTACCATACGTAGCGGGCTGATCTTTGTGCTGTTCGCACGTAACTTTGTCAACCCACAGTATGATGCGCAAACCAAAGAGCGCCTCACCAGCTCACAGAGCGAGGTTCGTAGGCACTATGAAGCGTGTGACCCACTAACATTTGAGCAGATCGCCAAGAAGGTAATGGCGGCTGACGATATTATTGAGCCCATTGTTGAGGCTCAAGTTGCAAAGAAGGCGGCCGCTGACAAACGCGCTGCTACACTTGCACAAAAGAAATTGCGCCGTGTTAAGGTACAGAAACACGTCGCTGCCAGCGGCAAGAACGCCACGTTGTTCCTTTGTGAGGGCGACAGTGCGATGGGCTTCTTGCTTAAGGTACGAGATCCAAAGACGGTAGGCGGCTTCCCACTGCGTGGTGTTGTTATGAACACCTTCGACAAGAAGCCAGCTGATGTCCTAAAGAACAAGGAATTGAGTGAACTGATTGCAGTACTCAACCTTGACATTAATGATCCAGACAGCGTAGACCGTATGGACTACGATAAGATCGCTACCCTCGCTGATGCTGACCACGACGGTAACCACATCAGCGGGCTCCTGCTAGCGTTCTTCTACAAGTTCTGGCCCAGGCTCTTTACAGAGGGCCGTATCGCAATAACGCGCACCCCTATCATGATCAGCACTAAAGCCAAGCAAACAAAATGGTTTTACAGCTACGATGAAGCTAGGGAGTTCAAGCGCAAGAACACGGGTTGGCATCACCGTTATATCAAGGGACTTGCATCCTTGACAGAAGAAGAATACGATGTCATTATCAACCAGCCGCGATTTGATGTCATTGAGATCGACAATGACTTGTGGTTCAATGTCATGTTCGGGAAAGATTCTGAGCCGCGGAAGCAGTGGTTGAAGGATCAAACGCCGGAGATGATCAATGAGCCCTGAGGCAAAAGCTATCAAACAAAATACGCTTGAGCGTTACCGTTACTGTGTCGAAGACCGCGTCACAGGATTCGATGAGAGGCTGCGAGAAGCAGAGAAAAAACCAGACATTTATTGGGAAGAACAAGCACAAAGGACTTGACAAACCAAGGCACTTTGCTTATATTAATATGGTAAGCAACGGAGATACCTTATGTCGATTCGTTTGGAAGACTATGTTGTAGACCAGCACGGTGACATCAAGTTGCTGGATGGTTATCGTCTTGTGTACCTCGACGAAGCCGGTATTTACGGTGATGTTGACCCCTACAGTGATGAGGGTATTGAACTGTTCCGTGCATGGTTGGTAGAGGCTGGCGTTTCGTCATATTCCCGCACACGTGAAGATTTCTTTATGTTTGAGGCCTGGGCCCAAGCTGAAGAGGAAGGCAACAACTACCTTGTTGTGGAGGATTTGTCATGAAACTCCCCAGTCTCACCTGGCTGCAACGGCGTCGTTTTAAAACTGCACTACGCACAATCAACGAGCAAGGAGAATTAACGTTTTCTCAAATAAGTTGTATTGTTGGCAATCCAGTCAAAAATGCACTTGCATTTGAGCTTGCTCATTCAATTGGTGAAGGCAAGATCACGGTTCGTTATGATGCGGTACAAGAAGGCATTTTTGTCGAATCACAAACATCAATTTTGGACTTCAGCAACAGCATCGATGTGTTTAATGATGTTGAAGCTGTTTATATGAAGAAGGTGTAATTATGACTGACCTTATTAACATGCCCGCAGACCAGGTGCGTGAACTGGCAAAAACGGATCCTGATGCATTCGTTGAAAGCTTTGCACAAATGCTTTACGATCATGCAGAACGCGCAGGCGATGCTGAAGACAACGCAATTACCGAAGCAATCAAGGATCGTTATAACACCAAGATGCAGACCTACTTTGGTGCTGCTGAATATGTTCGCGGAATTTTGAGGGACTGAAATGGCTTATATTACGACACTCAGCCCTAATGACTTGCGCAACCATTTGATGATGGAAATGCGTATTGAACGAAGTGGTCGACTTGATGAATTCAAAACGCCATATGGCAAACGAGTTTTTTTGTTCGCACTCAAAGAATATCTTGAGGAGCGTGGCTGCAATACTGTTCCTGACGATCCACGTACCCGTTACCAATATGTTGTAACTGACACTGATATTGACACTGTATTGTCGCGTGTCTCAGAGGAGTTCAACCAATGAAATCTTATGAAGAAGCCGTTTATACTGTTGCAGAACAGTATGCACACGAGGCACACGACAGCATGTTCGCTCGCGTCAATGCCGACAAGGTAGCGATGATTGCATTTATCTTTGACAAAGATTCTGGTGATGTATCCAAAGACGTTATGGGTACGTTTGTCGACAATCGTGAGGTATTTTGGAGGTGAAACTTTACGGATATATTTTGCCGGTAAGCGTCAACCTCCGAATAGTTCAAGAACGTGTTCGCAAGATGGTTGCGGACTCCAATAACGATATTGGTGAATGTATTTGGCAAGCGTCTGACGGTCGTAACCTGAAACTTCACGAAATGTCTGATTTGCATGTAAATAACTGCATCACATTTCATCTTGACAATATCTCCCTTGGTAACTATCATCATAATGAAGTATTGACGGCACTTACAAGTGCCTTTTTGATGCTGGTATACCGCCAACATCGCATAAGAAACAAAAGCTGGACATTGGGCACTAAGCTCAAAGCCTACCATAATGAGCCAATAGAAGAATGACAACAAAACAATATCAATTGAGCGACGTCGCAGAAAACGAAATGCTTAACTTCGCCAAGTATACAGTTGCTAGCCGTGCAATCCCTAGCATGATTGACGGGCTCAAGCCCGTGCAGAGATTTTATCTTTACTCAAGCCTGCAAAACAGCCGCCGTGACTTCAAGAAGGTCAGCGCAGTGAGCGGCGTGTTGAGTGACTATGGTTACAACCACGGCGAGGTTAGTGCAGCAGGCGCTGGCCAACTCATGGCTGCGACCTGGAAGAACAACGTGTGCCTTGTGGAAGGACGTGGTAGCTTTGGTACTCGCCAAGTGCAAGAGGCTGGCGCGGCGCGTTATGTCTACACCAAGGTAAGCGACAACTTCGACAAATATATCAAGGACCTTGAGCTCAGCCCTGAGCATGAGGACCCAGAGCATCAGCCTCCGGCATTTTATATTCCTGTTCTGCCCCTTGTACTACTCAATGGGGCGTCAGGCATTGCGACAGGCTTTGCGACAAACATTCTGCCGCGCAGTGAAGCTGACGTTACTGCATACATACGCACACTGGTACAGGGCAAGCAACCCCGCCGTGATATTGCTGTTGAGTTTCCCGACTTCCGTGGTACCACAACATACGATGCCACAAATGATCGCTATGTCTGCAAGGGCCTGTTCCGCAAGGTTGGCAAAACAAAACTGATCATCGAAGAGATCCCTTACGGATTTGATCGTGAAAGCTACATCAAGGTGTTGGACGATCTGGAAGACGGCAGCCTCATCTACAGCTACGAAGACCAGACTGATAGTCGTGGATTCCGCTTTGAGGTAACACTCAAGCAACAGACATCTGCTAAGTGGAAGGACGCAGAGATTGAGCGGAAGTTCAAACTCAGCAAAAACCACAGCGAAAACCTTAACGTGATTGGTTGGAACGGGGAGTTGCGTGAGTACACTGATGTTCGTGACATTATCTGTGACTTCGTGGACTTCCGCCTAGGCACACTCAAACAGCGCATAGCTCGTGAGATTGCTGAACACACTGAACTGTTGCGTTGGCTTAAAGTCAAGATTGAGTTTATTGAGGGTGTGTTGGACGACAAGATCACATTCAAAGGCAAGACACGCAAGCAAGTCAGCGAGCAAGTGATCAAGGTGACAAGTGCCCTGGACAGCGACGTTAGCCGTCTGCTTGCACTCAACATTCTCAGCCTTACTAAGGAGCAAGTGGTCGCACTCCGGAAAGAGATTGCAGAAGCCAAGAAGTCTCTTACTTACTGGAAAAAGACTACAGCCACTGACCAATACATAGAAGACCTGGACGAACTCGATGCCTGATGATCTTTCACTTGCAATGACTGATGTGATGTATGACATCATGCGTGAGGATGCCGACGCGCTCAAAAGCATAACTTTTAATGGCGACAGGTATATCCTGTTTGATTTTGATGACCGTTATGATACTGATACCTCATATATGTGGATCATGGATTGGGTCTATCGACATGGAAACTTTGCCTGCGCACTGCCCCAAGAGCCATACTGGCTTGGTGCGGTATTGCGCTCACCAGGCAACCCAGACCATATGGTACGTATGGAGGTACTTGACGACGAAGTGTTTGTCATGTTAAAGTTACAATATGGCTAAACAAACATATCAATATACCAAACGCCGACACCGCAGAAAGTATGCGTTGCATCCGGCACAATTCAATCCTAATATTTGGATTGATGGTCCTGGCATGTATGCTGATTGTCCTCATCTTAAGGGTCTGGAATTCAGTGAGAAACAAGAGTCGGACTGGAGCATCAGACTGGCAAAAATACTGCGCGATGAGTGGAACATTAATGCCAGCAACCTAACACTTGAATGGCAGGAAGAACATCGTCGTTACAAATTGAACTTCAATGACGACGAAGAATTTATCATGGTAAAATTGATACATGGCTAGATTAAAAGTGGAGGGAGGGCGAAAATTGCCCCGACAACCTGGAAACATTGACATGGTCAAGACCCGGCTCTTAGACACATGGCCCAATGGTCGTCCATTCAAGCATGGTGCTATGGAAATACATTTCATCTTCCGGCCAGCCAGTCGTATCAGTGCTGAGGCTGATGTTGAAGCGGCAATGGAAGATTTACTTGGCTACACGCGCGGCAAGGAATACCATATCCCAGGTTGGAATTATCCGTCCGCATGTGATCGCGGTGAGTTTTGGAAGCAGCACCTCACGCTAACCTTCAATGACGACGAAACATTTGTAATGACCAAACTGATGTGGGGAATCAATGATACGTCCGGAGATTAGAGTACTGACTGATCACAGTCCTGAACAACCAAATAGAGTTTTCTTTGAGTATCATTGTCAAACCAATAACGATGCTTGGTTGTGTGTTAAGTGTATCATGGAATTTTTAGACTTGCATGATATTGATTACACAGTACATGCATTCCAGGCCAATCAAACACTCATGGAAATACCGTCACCTGAAGATCGTACAATATTACGACTGGCGTTTCCTCTTGCAATTGATGAACGTCGTGATGATAGCATGGATGGCTACAGCGGCACAAGTATATTGATAATTTAAGGCGCACTTGACACGTTGGACTGAATAGTGTATTGTGATACAAAGGAGAAATCATGAGGTTTCTTTTATTTGCAGCGTTGTTGGCATTGCCGGCATGTGATGCAAGCTTTAACTGTTGGTGGCCTGAGAGCGACGGGACAGTTTTAAACGAGGTAATATGTAAAAATGACAACTTGGGCAATGGTAGACCTTGAGACTACCGCAACCATGTATGACGCTCGTGTTCTGACAATCGGCGCAGTAAAGTTTGACCCGTTCAGCTGGCGTGATACCCACAGCGATTTCTATATGCGTCTTGAGATTGAAGACCAGGAAGCCTGTGGACGTCGGGATGACCCCAACACACTTGATTGGTGGGGCCGTCAGGATCCAGCAGCAATTGAAGAAGCATTTGGCGACAATGGCGACCGTGTTGCGGTTATTGATATGCTCCGTGCACTCAAAAAGTGGTACGTGGGCTGCGATGGCATGTGGAGCCAGGGCAACATGGATATCGTTATACTAGAGCACATGTGCGATACGTATGGTGAGCCAATCCCATGGGCGCACTGGCAAGTGGGCGATAGCCGCAGTATCTTGCGCCGTATGGCTACAGATCCGCGCGGAGAAGCGCCCAAGTTTTTGGCGCACCATGCACTGGAAGACGCAAAGGCGCAAGTATGGGCTTGCCGTAAAGCGTTCCAGCATTTTAATATGACACGATGAGTATTGACTGTCCAGGATCAGGTGGCATGCCACCTTATGTAGATAACGGATCAGTTGGATTGCGAATTCGACTACGATGGCACGACGATGGCGATGAAGGCGGCACGATGCAAGTATGGCACACCAATCCAACGCGCCATTATGAAATGCCAGTTCAACTTGGTCACCGTACCAACTTCAGTAAAAACTTACAACTAATGATCGGTGAACAAGTCACAACAGAATATTTTATAACTGAGTCCAATCGAAACCACACAGTGTTTGACTTTCCTAACAATGAGGATTTTACGCTGGCAAAGCTTTTGTATGACGGACCTAATCTACGTGACCTCGTAAACAATTATATTGAAAATTAGATCATGGAAGATATGTTACGTGAACGTTCTGGGAGTTAATACACATCAGGAGAGCAGTTACGTTAGCATTTATTTTCGTGACCATCTAGCAACATACATGACTGACTCCAGGAAGGCGCGTTGCCACTGCTCACAAATTGAAGTCTGGCTTGAAAACACGCATGGTATCAAACACACTGAATACATTATGCGTGACGTGTTTAGCCAGCCCAAAAGTCGACAAGGACACATACCAAATTTTTCATACACATTGCTCGACATGCATGATGAAGAAAATATCGTAGCACTAAAAACCTTTTATCCAGAATATCGAAGAGGAATCTAATATGACACTAGTCCCAATGGTAGTTGAGCGCACCAGCGAAGGTGAACGCGCATTTGACATTTACAGCCGCTTGCTCCGTGACCGCATCGTAATGCTCAATGGTCCAGTGGAAGACACTATGGCAAACTTGGTTGTTAGCCAGTTGCTCTTCCTGGAGAGTGAGAATCCAGACAAGGACATTACGATGTTTGTCAACAGCCCAGGCGGTGTTGTTACCGCAGGACTGAGCATCTACAACACCATGCAGTATATCCGTCCTGACGTCGCCACAGTGGTTACAGGACAAGCGGCAAGCATGGGTAGCTTCCTAGCGCAAGCTGGTGCTAAAGGCAAGCGCAGTATGTTGCCAGAGAGTCGTCACATGATTCACCGCGTCAGCAGCGGCGTTCATGGCACCAGTGGCAGCGTTTATGTTCAGGACCTTGAGATGGAAGACATGCAACGCCATCTCGCTGAAAGTCACAACTTGAATGATCGCTTGACTGAGATTTACGTCAAGCATAACAGCGCAGGCAAGAAGCTCAAAGAGGTCAAAGAGACCATGAAGTTTGACACCTTCCTCAGCGCCAAAGATGCAGTTGAATGGGGCTTGGCTGACAGCATTATCGAAAGCAGGTAACATGGAAGAGCATACCCGTCAAGTTCAAGATATGGGACTGGGTTGTGGTTTTTATCTGTGCTGACATTATTTCCAGTGCATTGTTTGCAGTCCTGGCTGGATCATTTGGTATGATTCTTTGGATGGCACTTGCCGCGGCATTTTGGTGGTTACACGAAGAAACTGTCAAGGATCAGGTCCGAAAGGGACTGCGATAAGGAGACTTTTATGGATAGAAAAGAACAGCTATTTGACTTGGCAAAAGGATATGCCAATACATATGGCACTGACACATTAACACGTATCATTCTTGAAGAGCGTGGTGAGTTGACTGAAGAACGTGCCAAAGAAATTGACGATAGTGGACTTAAACTGGAAGAACTTATCCGCAAGACTGTTCGGATGGGTTTGAATACTGAAAGCACAACTAAATAACACAGTATGAAAATAATACTCTATGTCAAACAACACAATGTAACCAAACTGAAATACTTTGGCAAAACAACCAAAGACGATCCATACGGCTACAAGGGTTCAGGAAAGTATTGGCGTAAACATTTGAAGAAACATGGTAACGATGTCACAACTTTAGAGATTTTTGAATTTGATGATATTGAATCTTGCGAAACATTTGCGCTTGAATTTTCTCACAAACATAACATTGCTGAATCGACTGAATGGGCTAATTTAATACTAGAGAATGGTCGAAATGGTGTTCCAACAGGAACACCAGGTCTCAAAGGCAAAGATAGTCCAACCTATGGTATGACTGGTGAACTTAATGGGTTTTATGGCAAGAAGCACACACCTGAAAATTTAGCATTGTTTCGTTCTTTTACTAGAGGGAAAAATGCAAACGCTAAACGTTGCCGAACACCATTGGGTGAATTTGAATGTACTAAAGATGCAGCAGATGCACACAAATTACATTTCGCAACCATAAGAAAATGTATTCATAATGGTAAACCTGATTATGAATACATACAAGAGGTCTAGAGCTCGTCCCTCTTAAAAGATTCCGCGCACATGCGTAGATTAATGCCCTTATTCTACGCAAATCTTACGGAGAATAGGAATGAACCAACCAATAACTTACAAATACGTTAGCACAAAGGAATACCACGATGAGTTTCCATGTGCATACCGCCAGTGGCGAGCAGACTCGCACTGCAACTTAATCCACGGCTATAGCTTCAGCATAAAGTTCTACTTTGGCACAAATGAATTAGATGTGCGCAATTGGGTAGCTGACTATGGTGGATTGAAAGAACTAAAAGGCTTCCTCAAGGACCAGTTTGATCACACTCTGCTTGTGGCAGAAGATGATCCTGAGTTTGAGATGTTCCAGCGGTTGCAAGAACGCAAGCTTGCAAAACTAACTGTCCTACCCAAGCTGGGCTGTGAAGGACTCGCTGATCAACTTTATAGGTATGTGAATGGAGTTTATATCCCGGATATGTGGGGTCCTACGGAAGCGAAAAGACTTTGGTGTTTCAAAGTTGAAGTTCGCGAAACCCAGAGCAATATGGCTTACCGCGAAGGCCACAGAGAATGGAATGAGGACTTGTTCGCCTAGATCTTTCACAATATACAATCACAATCGTTATGATGTGATTGAACGCGGATCTTATGACGAATACAACATGCTGATCAATATTGCTGACTTCCTGGAGTCAGACTCTATGAGACAGAAGCTGATCATACTCGCCCACCTTGCGCATGAAGTATGTGACGATATTGCACAGCACGTTGAACTACATATGAACTTCAAGTTGGGCAGATACACTGACACCCAATCTTGTACTTTGTATGTATATGAGCCCGAGCGCTCAGCAATGGTAAAGTTGACATATAGTTGACAGACGATCTACAACTCAATATTGAGACTACTTGGATTGAAGAAACTGGCACCAATTACAACAGAGTAGTGGTGCTAACCTTCTTTACATCTGACTGTTTTAGTAGTGATGGCGATAAAATGCTACGCACAGTGGGAGAGCCACTCAGAGAGCGCGTGTCTGAAAAGATAGAACGCGAAGTGGGGCTCAAACATCATGAGGATTATATCTTTCATGCATATGACGATACTGTTATGCGTGAAGGACGTTGGGCACCAGCACCGCTTGTAGGCGACATGCGCACTGTTATTCGTATCAGAGAGGAAGAGCATTTTGCAATGTTCAAACTACATTATTCATGGTAACTAAAGAAGAACTGATAAATAGGTATAAGGAAGTTCACGATCCCGAAGTATCTGTTAACGTATACGACCTTGGGTTGATATATGAGATAGATATTAACAAAGAAGGCAAGGTGGACGTTCTTATGACTTTGACGAGCCCGTTTTGTCCTGCAGGAGACGAAATCATCAATGACATTGTAGCTGCGTCTTATCACGCAGGAGCAACGGAGGTTGAGGTTAACATAACATTCCAGCCGGAATGGGGCCCAGACAAGATTTCCGAAGAAGGTAAGTTAGAGCTGGGACTGTTATAACGGGGGTAGGACCGGTGATACTTGACCAACTTGAACGCGCATTTATGGTCATTGGAGACAGGGTAATTACGGTAGGCAGTGGACCGAAAGCACTAGATGAATATGACATTAAGAATGAAAATGTCACAGCCGAACTAGTTGTTAAGCCGCGCCCAGTGATGCCACAGGAACCAATTGAGACCAGAGCAAGCCTAAACAACATGACCAAGCAAAAAATTTGCGATCTGAGCACTGAACGTTTTGGGGTCGAATTAAGCTTCCGCATAGAGAAGAAACATCTTATTACAGAATTTCTAAATTTGCAGGATGCAGAAACAGGAGTCTAAATGACAGACTTTGTATTGCCGAAAGGCGCTACACCACAAGCTGTTGCTATGAGTGACAGTGCAGTTAAACACTTCGCCTCAATTGCTGAAGGTAAAGTTGTAAAATTCGGAGTTGAGGGCGGAGGATGTGCCGGCTTTCAATACTCCTGGAAGATACTTGATGATCGGGATGCACTATACCCAGATGATGAGATCACTGAGTATGACAATTTCACATTCGCAGTCGACGGAGCAAGCATGATGATGCTAATAGGTTCACAGGTCGACTATCTTACAGATATCACAGGAAGCCATATCGAAGTAATCAACCCGCTAGCAAAGGCAGGTTGCGGATGTGGTGTGAGCGTTAACTTTTAAGAGAAATTCATGACACAAGAGAAACTAATGCCGCATATTTCTAAGAATTTTGCGGTTAAATTTTCAGATTCCGACTTTGAGTTCTTGACGAATCAAATAACAAATATCGAAACCATATATGGAAAAAGTAGGGTCCTATCATTTAAAATGACTGTGCGGGACTCAATTGGTAAAAAAATTTGCATCTCAATTGTTTGGCATATTAGACAGTTACCAAGATATTCAGATCGTACAAATGTTGCATGATGAACAAGGCAGATTAAATCCTGTCAGAACCATAACTTTGGAAAATGTGACCTTCGAAGAAATAACTCATCTTGGTTTAGATTACAGCGGATCTATAGGTAAGGGTTATGTTGAATGGCAACTTGAAGGCCATGCGCTCAAATATACAATAGAGGAAATAGAATGACAGCAGATCTATCACGCTACGATCATTTCGTAGAGAGTGTAACTAGTGACACCAGCACCAACCTTGACCTATTCGTCAAGCGACTACATGAACTAGAAAACGAAGGTATCAATCCAACACTACTCTTAACAGCAAGCACAGGACTTGCAGGTGAGAGTGGCGAGTTTGCTGAGATCGTTAAAAAGCTTAACTGGCACGGAAAAGAGCTCACAGATGAGCTGCGCGCCCACATGAAGAAAGAGTTAGGCGACATCGTGTTCTATTGGATGATGAGCTGTCAAGCCCTTGGCTTAGACGCCAACGACGTTATCATCCAGAATGTGGAAAAGCTGCAAGCCAGATATCCCGGCGGGTTTTCTGTAGATCGCAGCGAGAACCGTGCTGAGGGCGATGTTTAATCGTCCCCGTGCAGTTTAAGGTTCAAGGAGAGAAGTTTGTGCTGATGTTTGATCATTTTGTCTTCGTCATGTGCGAGGCAGGCTTTGATCAATTTTCTCTGAGTTCGAGCAATCTTCTCTACTAACTTATTAATTTCCTTAGTCATCTTGACTTCTCCTTTTTCTTGTTGTATAAGTATATATCACATGAACAAAAAGAATACAAAACAAAATCCAATTGTCGAGCTAGAAAATCGACTGCAAGAACTGAACAAAAAGCGTTTGCAAGCGTATAGCGCACAACTCAATGGTGCAGTGATCACACAGCTAGACAACATGATTGCAGAAACACAGCTCGAGCTCTACACCGAGGTCGAGTTGGAAAAAAATCGTCGCAAGGACGACGATGGTGAACAGTGGATTGTATGAGAACCAACCAGTTACATCAAGTTATCATTAATGAAAGCGACATGATCGACGTGTTTTATCGCGACGAGCATGTGGGTCCTATCATTGTTGATGATCCACAGTGGGTCAAGCGCCTTAACCGCAGCCTATCGGACTATGGCATTACCGTGTTGCAGTGGGAGGAAGAGAGTGAACTTGATCCAGACGAATTTATACTCAAAAATCGTAACGAATGGCACATGCCTGCTGAGTATGCAGAGATCGACATAGAGAATTATCTGCTAAGTAAATGTGACACAGATGATCAACGTGAACGAGTCAACATGGAATTAGCAGAGTACAACCAAAGAGATATGATTGTCGTATTGCAATGGTTGAAGTATTTTGTAGATACGATGCGTGAAAATGGACTAGTTTGGGGCGTTGGGCGTGGCTCAAGCGTCGCAAGCTATGTTTTGTTCCTACTCGATGTGCACAGAGTAGACTCATTGGCATACGAACTAGATATTAAGGAATTCCTCAAATGAAACACAGAACAGCCAAGGGCCGCATGATTGATATGGCTGCATTAGCAAAGGCGAATGAAACCGTTCGTGCAGTTGGTAACGTGCCAATGAATGCTAAGGGTGACAAGATCGATGCAAGCGGCAATGTTATTGAAACCGTGCAAGCAAAGGCACGTAAGCAACACTCAACAACCAGCGCACCAGAGAAGCGCAAGCTGAGTGATGCACCAGGCAACAAAGAAGCTAAAAAGCCCCGACCCAAGGCTAAGCCTAAAGCAGAAGGCCCAAGCATTGTAAACAGAACTGAAAAAACACGTGATGATGGAACACGCTACGCAGAAGTCGAATACGATGACGGTAGCATGGACGTACAAGAGTTGGATTAATGAGAATACTTACACCACTAAACGACAAAGTTATTGGCCGCATGGTAGATGTCATGGGTCAAAACCGCCGAACATCAGGCGGTATTATTATCACAGACAATGCAGGCGATGAGCAGTTTGTTCGCCCGCGTTGGTTTGAGGTAACTCACGTAGGACCAGAAAATGAAGACCATACAGTTGGCACATATGTTCTTGTTGAACATGGTCGCTGGGGGCGTGGATTTACACTAGACGGCAGCATGAACGAAGAGAACAAGCTCTTCCATTTGGATACAGACAGCATGTTAGCTGTGAGTGATGACAGACCAGTATAATGACTTTTGGTAAAACAAGAGAAGACATAATCACTAATATGTGTTATACTTGGGATCATGCATATGGCGCTCCCTTCCAGCCTTTTACTGAAATCTTTGGTTGCGACGAAAAAGATTTGCCCGAAGGTGCAAGTGAAGGCATAGGATACACAGACGAAAAGCGCAAAGCGCTTTGGAACGACATGGCGCAGATATTTGACAACGATATTGCGCCGCACATGATTATTGGTCCGTACCGCATTGATCCTCCTAAGGGTGGCTGGCAATTGGAGTTTACGGACGAAGAGAAAGCAAAGCTGCGCCCAATTGCAGAAACTCTAGCAATGCTAGATGGCAACGCTTTCTTTGGTAACTCGACAGAACGTGATGGCAGAATCATCGAGTGGTATGAACAGTATCTGCCAGAAGCAGCCGCACTCTACAACGGTAATGGTGGAGACAACGGCTGGGCAGGCGAATCAAGCATTAATAAAGGTTAAACATGGCAGCGAGCGAACTATGGGTTGAGAAGTATCGCCCTAAAACCGTTAAAGAGTACGTATTTAAAGACCCCAAACAGCGCAAGCAAGTTGAGTCCTGGATTGCTGACAAATCAATCCCGCACTTGATTTTTTATGGTGGCGCAGGCACAGGTAAAACAACACTTGCAAAAGTGCTAGTGCATGAGCTAGACGTACAAGAAGCTGACTTTATGTACATCAACGCCAGCCGCGACAACGGTGTTGACTATGTGCGTGAGCGCATCAACCGCTTCTGTAGCAGTATGCCCTGGGGAGAGTTTAAGATTGTGTTGTTGGATGAGGCGGACTACCTATCCCATAACGCACAGGCTATCCTGCGTGGCATGATGGAACAATTTGCAGGTGAGGTTCGTTTTATTCTAACTTGTAACTATCCGCAAAAGATCATGCCTGCGATTAAGAGCCGTAGCCAAGAGTTTCACATCAGCCAACATGACCAGACTGACTTTACTGCACGGGTTGCAGAGATTTTGGTTACTGAAGATGTTGACATTGACCTTGAAACCATTGACACTTATGTCCGCGCAACGTATCCTGACTTGCGCAAAACTATCCAAGCAGTGCAACAGAACGTTGTAGACGGGCGTCTTCAGCCGCCAGAGGCAACAGACGAGCTTGCTAGTGACTGGCGCCTGTCCATGGTTAGCTTGTTCCGCGAAAAGAAGCTACGCCAAGCACGTGAGCTCATCTGTAAGAGTGCAACGCCTGAAGAGTTTGAAGACATGTTCAAGTGGCTATACCGCAACTTGGAGTTCTTTGGTAGCAGCGATGAAGAGCGTGATGCTGCGGTTGTGATTATCCGTAACGGCATGGTCAAGCATACACAAGTTGCTGATCCTGAGATCAATTTCAGTGCAACAATGATTGAATTGGAAAACATCTAATGGAACGCCAGAATCGTAATGGCGAGTATTTTGAAATCGACCGTGCGGCGTCTCAACGTGGGCATGACGAATTGATGCATCGTGTCACTGAAGTGCGTAACCAGTTGCACAAAGATGGATTTACAATACATGATGTGCGTGTATCTCGTAAGGAAGAACCTTATTTCATGCATAAGGGTTACAGATCTCATAGTTACGATGCATACATCTCAAATACAATTCGTTATACAGCCGAGTTTGATATGGCTGTTAGCTTGGGCCAAGCAGAAGATTTCCTGTCAATAGCAAAAAAATATGAATATTTGTCTGATCGTGTCCAACAAGTTGAACGAAACAATGACATCCTATCAAAAGAAGTTGCCGTCAACAGAACCACGCGACATGATCTTAAAAAAGTTCTCACTGAAAATCCTGGAATAGCTGACCAGTGGGATGAAATGCTCACATTACTTAAACTAGCAGGGTTTGACGGTGTTTTAACGTAAATACATCACTATGGAAAGTGAATGTAGAATACGCTACTCTGTACGAGTGCCGTTTCCAGACGCAGATTTATACTGTTTTGTGCTTGACAATTCAGGTAAAGTGTCTTACTATGGAAACATGGAGGATGCCCAAGCTGTGGCATCGCAATACAAAGACGCACTTGTGATGGAGAACAAATATTATGGATTCTAGTGTTGTATACGCCCTGGTTATGATCACTTACAATGCTGTGAGTGGCGGCATGGGCGCCGAACCGCAAAGCTTCCACATTTCGCCTAGCGACTGTGCACAGGAAATTACTTTCCAGAACAGCCGTGGCCGCAAAGAAACCTACAACCGCAAATACACCTGCGTCCGTCTTAACGACGCGGTCCGTGCTGCTCAGGTTCGTGCTGCACACGGATATGGCGGTAACGGCCAAGCGCGTCGCGCAAGCGGTGGACGGATCGTTATCGAATTCAACTAAGTAGCTTTATGGCTAAAACAGCGACTTACGAGAGGCTCTGGAGAGACTTATACGTTACCCTACTTAATGGTCAGCGTGTATACTACCCAGAGCCTCAATATTTTATGCAAGAACAACTTGGGCGCAGGTGTTGCACCATCTTTAAGATGAAGCAGCTAGTGCCCAATGAACTTCTAATGGATCTTCTCGTAGAAGAATATCCCGAAGAGAAGATGCGCAGAAATATCCAGACAGATCTCTACGCAAATCGTCTCAAACAAGAGATTGCAGAAAAAACATTTAACGACGCCAAACGTCCACTCAGCCAACGTATTACCAACCAATGGCTCAGCAATCCATTTGAAGAGTGGCTGGAAGAAAAATGCCAATGGCATTGGATGACGGCTGAGTGGTATCAAGATCGAGAAGATGGTCATGATCCGTTCGGCGACTATGCCTTTATGGTGAGTGTACACACGCCAGTTCTGCAGAGCGTTGAATCGTTTGACGAAGAGTATGGCGAAGCTTTTGTAATGACCAAATTGATGTACGGATGAAGTTTTCAGGAGAAAGACAATACCCAACAGACATGCTACCAGTATCGTTTCGCAAGAAGCACATGCTAGGGCTGCTATTCCGTTGTGAGATATTATTTACTGATGACATCCATTATGAGCCGGACGAAATCAGCATGGACACCAGGGTACCACCTGGCAGGCGTGATTTTGATAGCTTTATGCGCGGTCTTAACGAACGTTATGGTAATGTTGACCAAAACATAATGCGAGAAATATTCCCAGGGTTTCCAACAGGACCTATAGAAGAATGGGCAATTGACTACAACGATCTGTTCTACTTAGAGTTTACAGGCTACTATGATGCATCAAGTGTTAAGCCTGTGATGATTGCAAAAGCACTGGGCGAAACCAATGTGCATTGGACTGAGTATGCAGACACATACTGCCAGGCCCTTACGATGGAAAAATTGAGGAGTGGACTATGAATCAAGAAATTCTTGACAAATTGCACGAAGGTGTTACAACTGTGGTGTTCACCAAAGTTAACGGTGAACGTCGCGAGATGCGATGCACACTGAACGAAGACTTACTGCCGCCACGGGAGGAAAATAACTCCCGGCAAGCGCGTAAGGAAAACCCAGCAGTGCAAAGTGTCTGGGACGTGGATAAACAAGCATGGCGGAGTTTCCGCTGGGAGAACGTGATCGATGGAGAATGATTGGGCTTTGTCCGCTAGGGTTGGTATAATTGCACTTGGCATTGTCTCAGTAGCATGGGCTGCCACTGTTTCTGATTCAAACTTGGCAGCGTCGAGAGCGGAAGGACTTTCTGCCTGCGTCCAAGTAGAAGGAATGGAATATGTCAGAGGCAATTGTCGTCCAATACAATCTGATTGAGGACGTTACGCCTGAACACCGCGACATCGTGGAGTTTGCTAGCGGCCAAAAATTGGAAGAGCTAGACATTGACGATGTGAATAGCTTCCTCAATGGACTGCAATTATATATGGGGGAAGGATTACCATGGAAAAACTGATTGTAACAGATGTTGATGGTGTTCTCCTGGATTGGGAGAACCATTTTCATGACTACATGCATAGTCAAGGACATGAGCGCGCCTACGGCCAACCTAGCTATTGGCAAGAGCTGCATTATCCAGAGTTGAGCAAGGTTGAAGCTCGTAAAATGGTGTATCATTTCAATACCAGTGCGTGGATTATGGGCATCCCTGCATTCCGTGACGCTCGCAGCGGTGTTGCACGGCTTGTAGAAGGCGGCTATAAGTTTGTTGCCATTACTGCTATGGGCAACGATTCTTATAGCCATATGGCACGTAAGTTTAACTTGGAACAGATGTTTGGTAGTGATGTTTTTGTTGACGTTATCTGCACTGACATGTATGACCCCAACGGCAAGCGAGCTGCACTAGCTAAGTATGTCAGGAACGGACGTCTGTGGATTGAAGATAAGCCTAGCAACGCCGAATTGGGCGCTGAGTGTGGATATCGTAGTGTTCTTATGTTGCATCCTCATAATGAGGAGCATGTATCGGATAACGTAGAGCAGGTGAACAGTTGGGCGGACATTTGTGAAATCGCTTTAAACGATTAGTCTTCGTCTCCGTAGAGTTTCAATACCTCCTTTACAGCGGGATGGCGCTCTACGTCATTTTTATCAAACTCGACAGCGCCAATACGTGTTGAACGTTCTTCAAGACGTGCAATAATGTCTCTCAGTCCGTTGGCTTCGAATCCTCTATCATGCTGCGTGATGTCGCCTGTTACAACCACTCGACTGTTTTCTCCAATGCGTGTTAGTAGCATCTTCATTTGGTTCGGTGTTGCGTTTTGCATTTCGTCAGCTAGGATCCATGCATTTTTGAATGTGCGCCCACGCATATAAGCAAGTGGTGCAATTTCAATAATGTTCTCGGCTATTAGTAACTCGATTTCTTTTGGTGAGTAATATTCCTCGAACACGTCAAAGATTGGCCTTGTCCAAGGGGCCATCTTTTCAACTAGTGTACCAGGCAAAAACCCGTGTTGCTCGTCCACGCTCACTGCGGGACGGGTAACGACGATTTTTTCGCATTCACCAGCTTTCAGCGCCCTAATGGCTGCAAGCACGGCAATCATTGTTTTGCCAGTTCCTGCTGGTCCTGTGGCAAATACGATGTCTTTACCTGGATTATCAAGAAGTGCGAGATAATCTTCTTGTGCTAGGTTTTTGGGTAGAATCTTTACCCTGTTCTCGCGTTGTTTGAAACGGCTAAAATCAATCACCTGGTGCTGATTTTGCTGTTCCTGATATTGAGCCTTACGTGCTCTTCTTTTTGCTTTTGACACTTGTTATGTCTCCCTGTTGGTTAGCACAACGCCTCCCAACTGTCCAAAAATATTTAGCGGGTTTCAAGTTAGAATGCGCAGATATGCAATCTTTTGGAAACGGCATAAATAGTGTAAAGCACAGGATATCTGTATGATTGACATTAACGAAATTGCAGCTACAATAAGTGGAGTTAAGAAAAACCGTAATACTCTTGACTTACTTCTTGAATTTGAGGGCGTCCTAGATGACCTCAACATTTATGCATATGAAAACTGGATTAAAGGTGAAGTAATTAAAGGCCCAATCATTTCCAAGTATTGGGTTGAAGTTTACCTTATGTATCCCAAGAAGCACATGCCAAACCCAGTGGCAGCGGAGCGTCTTATTAAACATGGCTGCTATGTATTTTTCCAGGAAGATACACTAACCAGCAACGTAAAAATTAAACAGCCGGAGGATTTAGTTCCGGATCCTGATGATCCAGGTAAGCGTAAGCCTGATACAAAAGAAACAGAAGTTTTTGTCGTTAAAATTGTTATGCCACGCCACCTGCTAACAGATTACAATGTGAAAAAGATCAGCGCGATGACTGGTGAGATTGACCTAGACGATGTTGTTGATGCATACGACCAAGGTCTTGATGTAGATAGAAATGCAAGAACTGAAGATGAAGACCAAGAGCAAGAGAACCCAGAAGAAAATTTTTGAGGGTCTCGAGTTCGAGGACCTCAAAGGACTAATTGACGATAATGTCTTGATCGACATGCATAAGCCAAAAATTGGCAATGATGAAGATACTGTAGTTGTCGCATTTGACGTCACTTATGAAGATCCAGCCAAGGATCTTAGCCAGTTTATTGAAACTGGCGCACTAGAACACCTAGATGTGGAGACTAGCACATCTCCAGACCAAGACGGCACTTGGAAAGTGTTTGTTGAGTTTATGCGTGATCATGAACTTTACGAAAAAATCGAGGCGTTGCTTGACAGCGTTAGCCAAATAACTAGCCGAGAAGATGGTGCGTGGACTTATCGCGCTTACAACGTAAAAGAGCCAAAAGAGTTCAACGAAGAAAACTTTAAAAACGATATTATCGACAGTCGTTACGAGTATCGTAAAACGTATATGAGTGATGACAAAACATACGACGAGCCAGTAGATGAGTTGGAAGAAAGCTGGTTGAGTCGAGTAAGAAATTACCAGAAGCTTAATGCCTAAGGAAGAAACGCTAACAATGAGCGGCACAGTAATTGAGTGCCTGCCCAATGCAACATTCAAGATTCGCCTCGAAAACGATCATGAAATCTTAGGCATCATTAGCGGACGGATACGTAAGTTCAATATCAACATCTTGCTGGGTGACCATGTTGACGTTGAAATCGCACCATATGACCTCAGCAAGGGTCGTATTACCTATAGGCACAAAAAATGATTCAATTAGCAAGGCTATTTACACCAAAGTTCTTTAGAGGTCTCCTGTTCGCAGTTGTTCTGCTAGCAGTTCTGCTAGCAGTGGGCGGTACAATTTTTGCAGGCTATCAATATGCGACTGGGTTGCAAGACGAAAACACACGCCTCACAACAGAGAACGCAACACTGGAAGGCAACAATGTGCAACTTGAACAAGCCATTGTTGAACAACAGAACACTATTGCGTCACTAGAGCGTGATATCCAACTGCAAGCTGAAATTTTTAATGAGACCAACGAGCAATTTGAACGCGCTCGTAACCAAGTTGACAGTCTACGTGAGCGACTTGGTGAACACGAACTGAGTTCACTAGCACTGGCTCGACCAGGACTGGTAGAAAGAGTAATTAACAATGCAACAGATTCAGTTGGACGCTGTTTTGAGATTGCAGCAGGGGCACCACTGACGGACGCAGAGCTTAATGCTACACTGCCAAGTCAAATCAATAGGGAATGCCCAGACTTAGCAAACCCTAATTATGGAGGTGATTAATGAAATACATCGTATTTGTTGCGCTCTTAGGTCTAGCAGCATGTGCTAGACCAGAACCTGAGTCAACTAATCCAGTGGTTATACAAAGTGAACCGATTGCCCGACCATCGCTCAATCTGCCTAATGTGGACCGATATACATCGCGTCCTGTAGAGTGGATTGTGGTAACTCCAGATAACGTGGATGAAGTTTTTAATGAGATGGAGTCGCGTGGTGAAGATCCTGTCCTGTTTGGCGTCAATGATGAGGGCTATGAAAACATTGCAATCAATACACAAGAAAGTCTGCGTGTTATCTTACAGCAACAGGCAGTGATTGACGGCTATCGTGAATACTACATTGCAGCAGATGGAAGTATCCGCGAGCATAACGCAAACATACCACGAGAATGAACCCTTTCAAGGTTTTAAACATAAACCCCACGGATGACAAAATGACCATCCGTCGCGCGTATGTACGTGAAGCAAAGTTGCACCATCCTGACCAGGGTGGTGACGAAGGGCATTTCCGCCTTATACAAAAAGCGTATGAGGGATTGATCAACAATGATTTTGATGTAGAGATCCTAGAAACAGATGTTGCATTGGACCTCAAGGACTTTTTACTTGGATGTACAGCGGTTGCAGTAATCAAGAACGGCGTGTTCAAAGGCACTGCAATTGAGTTCAAAGTGCCAGCGTACACATACCCTGGTACAGTGCTAGAGTTTCACGACTCTGGATTGACAGACAAGCTCGTTCGTGTTAAATTATTTGAAGCTAAACAAGATCACTACACGAGGCTTGGATCAAGCATAGTCTCCAAGCATAAAATAAATATGCTTGAGGCAGAACTCGGCAAAGAAATCGAAGTAACGAACTTCGACGATAAATCATATAAAATAAGAGTATCGCCAGAGACCACCGCAGATCGTTTGATCTATAATTTTGAAGGTGCAGGTTTTTACGACAAGCTAACGAAAGTCCGTGGTAATTTCACGGTCGTAGTAGAAGTAGACAAGAGAAGGTTATTTGATGTCTGAAGAGAGATTACAGCGCATTGTGCAGATGGCATTTCAAGAAGCAATTAGCCGTCAACATGAATATGTGACGATTGAACATTTGCTTATTGCAATCCTAGGCGATGCAGATATTCTCCAAGTCCTAGAGGACATGGGTATAAGCAGCCAAAGCATTCTTGATGATGCTAAAGATTATTTAGATACAGATATCGAAAAAATGGCTGACCAAAGCAATGGTGCGAAAAAGACTGTTGCACTAGAGCGCGTGTTCCAACGTGCGGTTGCGCAAGGCTACTTTGTTGGCCGCTCAATTGCAGATCCGCTAGACGTGTTGGGCAGTATCCTCTCAGAGGAAAACAGCCACGCCGCTTTCTTTTGTAACACCCACGGCCTCACAAAAGACTCACTGACTGAAAATATTGCAGACATCATTCAAGATGATGGCATGGCAACTACCAACGGTGAAGAAGCGCCAACAGGACGCCGTAAGCGCCAAACTGCACTTGAGCAGTATTGTGTCAACCTCAATGAGCTGGCAGAAGAAGGCAAGGTGGACGATCTCATTGGACGTGATTGGGAAGTGGAAAGCCTTGTGCAGACACTTGCCCGCCGTAAAAAGAACAACGCTATGATGGTTGGTGATCCTGGTGTTGGTAAAACTGCAATTGCAGAGGGACTTGCCAAGCGCATCATTGAAGAAGATGTCCCTGAGACAATGCTTGGTAAAACTATCTACAGCCTGGATATTGGCTTGCTACTAGCAGGCAGCAAATATCGCGGAGACATGGAGGAACGCCTCAAGGACGTTCTCAAAGAGCTCGAGACTAAAGAGAACAGCATCCTCTTTATCGATGAGATCCATATGATCCTTGGAGCAGGGGCGGGCGGCAACAGTGCAATGGATGTTGCAAACTTGCTCAAGCCAGCTCTACAGCGCGGAACGCTGCGTTGTATTGGTTCCACAACCGTGGAAGAGTTCCAAGAAAAGATCGAAAAGGATGCAGCACTCAAGCGACGTTTTGAGCGTGTTAACGTAACTGAGCCAAGTGTTGAGGATGCAAAGGCGATCCTCATCAACAGTATGCCAGCTTACGAACTATTCCACAACATGGGTATTGACAAAGAGGCAGTTGAAGCCGCTGTTGAACTCAGTGTCAAGTATATCCATAACAAACGACTACCAGACAAAGCCTTCGACTTGGTTGACAGTGCTTTTGCCCGCCAGCGTACATACCCAGACGAACAACAGGTAGACGTTATCACTAAGAATTTGATTGAGCGCGAAGCATCACGCCTAAGCCGTATCCCGCTCAGCATCATCACAACAAACGACGAAACATCAGAAGAGGTACACGACATTGAAGCCGGTCTACAGCTAACAGTATTTGGCCAAAACCCAGCAGTGGAAACACTTGCTAGTGCTGTTTACGTCGCACAGTCAGGATTGAACGATCCTGAAAAGCCGCTAGGCTGTTACCTGTTTACTGGACCAACTGGTGTTGGTAAAACAGAAACTGCAATTGGCCTCGCTAACCTACTGGGTGTCAAGCTTGTGCGTTTTGACATGGGTGAGTTCATGGAGAAGCACACAGTGAGCCGCCTTATTGGTAGTCCTCCAGGCTATGTAGGATATGGTGATGGTAAAGCCGGTGCTGGTGAGCTTATCACTGAGATTGAGAATAATCCTAATTGTGTCCTGCTATTGGACGAGGTCGAGAAAGCACACGAAGACGTGCTCAACGTACTCTTGTCACTGATGAGCACAGGCATGATATCCAATAGCAGCGGTAAAGAGGTCAATGCTAAAAACATTATCCTTATCATGACCAGCAACCTTGGTGCAGCAGATGCAGAAAGAAACAAGATTGGTTTCGGTGCTACTGACAACACTGATGCAAGTACAGAAGCCGTCAAGCGTTTCTTTACACCTGAATTCCGTAACCGCCTAGACGCCGTGGTGCCATTTAGCAAGCTTGACAAAGAAATTGTTATGCAGGTTGCAGACAAGTTCCTCAAGGTTGTTAAGGAGAGCGCAGCAGAGCGCGGCTACAAACTAAAGTGGAACAAGAGTGTCCTCAAATGGCTCAGCCAGGACGGGCGTGGATTCGATCCTGCGATGGGAGCAAGACCAATGAAGCGGGCAATCTTCGATCACATCAAGAAGCCCCTTGCAAGGCAGATGTTGTTTGGTAGCGTTGACAAGACGATTACCCTAAAGATTGAGGATGACGAAATTAAATTCCAGTGAACTAAGGGCACTAATTGAGGGTGCAGGCATCAAGTACAAGCCTGCACCTAAAATCTTCTACCCCAAAGAGGGTGGCCTCCCCTACAAAGTAGAGTTACGCCCCAAGCATCGTGGCAAAGGACTGGGCGGTGTTAGTGGTAAGCGCAGTTGTCAAATTGACATCACCAACCCTATAAAGGCGCGAGAAGAGCTTGCAGCGTTCAATGATCGCATGGACAAAATCATATCCAATGTCGAATACAGACGTGAGATATGTAATTTTGTTAAACGACTCCCACAAGTAGAATACAAAACACGTATGGGCGGAGATAACAACCTGTTTTATTTCCGTGATCCTGAATTGGTTATGGTATTGGTCAATCGTTATCATGATGTCATTAACAGTGTAACTGGACCAATTAATGATACACATGAAGAACGTATTGGTGAACGTAATGTGCAGATGCGCAAGACGCTTTACTTCAACAAATACCGCTATTACCTAGAGTTTGAACGTAGTGACGAGTTTGTTACTCGTACAGCACCACGTCTACTTGAAGCACTTAATCATATCGAGTCTGGTAATTGGCGTGAACACAAGCTGACTAGTATCATTAAATTCTACGAAGCGCACGGCAGCATAAGAGGCAACAGATCTGCAACTGCTACTATTATAGGCGGTCAGCCAAATGTAGCACCAGCAGCATTCAATATGCCTTACTCATTCCCACCTCGTGCAGTAGCACTTTATCTGGTTGATCCAGAGGACTATGTCTACCTCAAGCTATTAGCAGCAGAGCATATCAAATCTAACCATGAACTTGTGCTTTTTGACGAGTTAACCTAGTGTTTAACCATAAATAGATATAGCACAGGAGATATCACATGGCACAATTAAATGAAAGTGTTGTCGTTGTCAAGGTCAGTAAATTAGTCAAAGACGGCGAACAAATCGATGAGTTGCTTGATGCAGAAACACTAACCAATGTTGAAGCTGTTTTGGAAGAGCTAGTTAATGATCCAAAGGCGATGATTGAGATTATCGTAGCAGACGAATAAGCACTTTTTGACACAAAAACGATAAATAAATGTAAGCGCACATGAGCGCACACATTTTAGGAGATACCAAATGGTAGATAAAATTAACCCAGTATACAAGCCAACCGTTGCTCGTTCATTCAACGGTAAGAGCGTACAGCACCTAACAGTTACTATGGCTGTTGACATCACAGGTTCAACTGCACCAGAGGGCGCAATTGACGCAATTGTTAAGACTCTAGGTCTTCGTGCAACTCCAGTTCTTCTTTCTGCAATCGCAGCAGGCGGATTTGACGTTTACTTCGAAGGCGAGTTCCCAACAGACGACTACAACAGCGACGACAGCGCGACAACATTCGCTGCACAGGTACAAGCAGACATTGTTGCACTAGGTACAGTAGACACACTAGACCTAAGAGGCACAACTGTTGCTGAGACAGCATTCTTCCAAGCTGATCAGATCAACGAGTAATAGCTTAAAAATACACACTTCGGAATTGGGCGGGCTTTGTGCTCGCCTTTTTCTATGAACAAGCAATAAATACTGTTGCAATGATTAGGGAGAGGGTCAGTGCAGGAGGATAACGTGAATAGAAACGGATGGTTCTGGTTAGCACCAGAATATTTCAACAGGTGGAGAGTATTTCCACGCGCCTTTATTGTATTTTATTTTTGGCTATGTATGGAAACAGCAATGTGGTTTATGGGCTTACCTAATCCAGGAGCCGCCCAAGCTGCATTTGCTAGTGCAATTATCTCTGCAGGTGCTGCCTGGTTTGGCTTATATGTAAACAGTGGTTCATTTAACTCTCGTGCATCAACACCACCGACAGCAGTACAGCAACCGCAGCCAGTTGTTATGCCGCCACCAGTACAAACAGAAACTGACCCTCGCGGCGTCAAGGAATATCAGGTAAAGGGCTAATGAGCGAACACTACATGCGTCTGCTTACAGACGTTGAGCTTAATCCAAAGCAAAAGCAAACGTGGTATCGTGTGGTCGAGAAGTTTCTAGGTGCAGAATATGCAACACAGCCTACAAACTTTCTCGACACACTTACCAGCCAACGCGCTGAACTAGAGGGGGACGAAAACTTCCCTTACGTCTACGTTGTTTACCTAAGTGACGATATTGATGCTACTCTTGCAGAACAGATTGTTGCACTATGGAACAAGATCTATCCACGTGACTTTGAGATTGAAAGCAGTGCTGAGTATGATGCTGATTGTTGTGACCATTGCGCCGTTGAGATCGACGATGCGATGCACGAAGAGATCCAACGTCGTGCTAGCAAGTTCCTACACAACCGCTGGGTAGAAAGCCAAGTTGACGCTGGCTGGCGTTACGGCACAAGCATCAGCGAAAGCGATAAGACCAACCCACGTCTACGCGACTGGGATAGCTTGCATGAAGATTATCGCCGTGTCCTGGAAATGGACCGTGAGCAAGCTACTAAATTTTTCAAGACATATCCACACCTTTTTGTTTGACAACCAAAGCGTTTTACTTTATATTATAAAAGTGAGCAAGGAGTTGTGGAATGACATCAGTAGTTGAAAGACCAACATGCGGAGTGCCAGGATGCGGCCGCCTTGCTGTCAATGTTGTTACCAAAACAGACAAAAGATATCCATATTATAGACGTGCAAACTGGATTTTTGAGCGCCATCCAGAAGCTGAAAGCAACTATTGTTGCAGCAGATGTCATAATCATGAAACTGCTCGGAGAAATGGAACAGAAAGTGCTGCACACCTTACAGCACAACGCAGGGGGTTTAAGCGTCCCGCAGAAATGCGTAACAACACACATAGCTATCGTTATGTGCTCAATCAAGTTTCACATTGTCAAAATGCAGACGGGCGACTAGGGTTTACATGTCCATGTGACCCGACTATGTTCGAACCAGGCATGTTGCAGGCTGATCATATTGATGGCAACCATAAAAATAATATGCGTATCAACCTTCAAGTAATTTGTGCTTGCTGCCATGCTCGCAAAACTACATTGTTCAAAGATATTTTGCATTGGAAAGACAAGCCTCAAGAACTTGTTACTCGCATACACAAGGTGACATGGGATAATGTAAAAGATCTTAAATCTATGAATATTCCCATTGACGGCAACCCATTTATTAAGTAATATCTGCACATGTTTGACCAATCCGTACAACGTGTAGGCTTTGCCTGCAAATATATGCATCCTGACCAGACACTTCCGCCCAAGAAGCTGAAGTCCATACAGGGTCGCATGACTGAGAGTGTTACTACCAATGCGTGGATGCAGCGCCAGACACACCGCGATGCCTACGACAAGCTGTGGACACTTATCCAGCACAACACACAAGCTGTTTACAATCTTATACAGTATGTTGGCGGCTTGCCTGCAGGACAGCGCATGGTACGACTTGGCAGCGATCAGTTACCCTTCTACACACTTGACCCCTGGCGTGACTTCTACAAACGCAATGACGTTCGTAACTTTCTCGAGCGCCAGTATATACGTGCAGGCGATCTTGCGCGTGAGCATGACGTACGCCTATCCATGCACCCTGGTCAGTTTACAGTGCTAGCTAGCGACAATGACGATGTCGTTGAGCGCAGCCTAGAGGAGATGGAATACCACACTGACATTGCACGTTGGATGGGCTATGGCAACATGTTTGGTGAGTTCAAGATCAACGTACACCTTGCTGGCCGCCGTGGTGTTGACGGCTTCCGTGCTATACACAATCGCTTGTCGCCCGAGCTGCGCAACATGATGACTGTGGAGAATGACGAGTATGCTAGCGGGCTTGACGACATTATCCAGCTTGCTGACGACTTTGCACTTGTATTTGACACACATCATCACTGGATACACAGCAACGAGTTTATCGCACCTGACGACGACCGCTTCCAGCGTGTTATCGAGTCCTGGCGTGGTGTGCGTCCTGCAATGCACTATTCTGTATCGCGAGTCGAGTACCTGGCTGACGTTGACGACGCCACACTGCCCGACCGTGACTTGCTCAAGGAGGCTGGCTATGCTAGCAACAAACTACGTGCACATTCGGACCTCTATACACATACAGCCAGCAACGACATGATTGCTGCATTTTGGCCACATGCTGACATTATGGCCGAAGCCAAGCACAAGAACCTAGCGAGTACTGCGCTATACAACTATCTTATGGAGAACTGATATGCGATTTTTACTTGGACTCTATGTGGTCTACATGCTGTTGGCTTTCGTATTTGACATTCTTGGAACCATGGCCTGGATGTTGGGAATGACCACAGTCAGCTTGGGGTACATTTGGGTCTGGTAGGGCGTTTCCAGATTCATTGAATTCCTGTTCACCGCTGGGCAATGCGCAGATCGTTATCTGGACAGCAAGACATACTACCACGACGACTTCAGAAAGTGGTAAAATAATTCATCTTTTTGGTTGACAAACCAAGGCACTTTGCTTATATTTTTTTAATATAAGCAAAGGAAAAGCTATGCGTAACGACGAAGACAAAACAATCAACAGCCATCCTGCAGGCGCTTTTGCAGCCGCAGCCGCGATGGACATTGAACGTCGTAACGCAAAGGCCTACAAAGACAACCAGGAGTTCTACGATGACCCTGACCATTCTGCTCGTGTCGACGCTGTTCGTGCTATTCTCAAGTCTTTCTTTGGTCGCAACTTCGACCTCTATGAGAACCAGCGTCCTAACTGTGGCGATCCCTACACGGCGCTCAAAGTAACCAACCACACTTTCCCTGTCATGAGCTTCAAGCGCAAAGAAGCTGATTACACACAGCCTCTCAAAAAGCTTGGTGTTGTTACTAAATTCATGAAAGGCACCAACAGCTACGTTTACGAGGTCCGTTAACATAACCAAAAAAAAATGAGTGAGACCGAGTTCAAAGGATTCTTTTAAATGGACAACGAACAAAAATGCCCAGATGGCGGCAAATGTCACCATCTTTGTCATCCTGATAATTGTTTCCGAGTTGGCTTTTGTGGGCCATTTAGCAATGTTTATCCTAATGATGAATAGCCTGAACATTTAATCTTTGATGTCGATTTACATTTATTGTATCTTGAATCTAAAGATGTGCTAGATAAATTAAAATCTTAACAGCTCTCCGATAAATATCGATAGTTCAGTAGTGCCCGCAAGGGACTTATGGGGACCCACCCCGTAGCGGCTAGAACCTGCATTGGACTTCTATTAAGGAGAAAACAATGGGTAGACCTATTAACAAACGCTTTATTGGTGATAATCCAGGAAGCATCAAAGTTTCACATCACTTCCGTGTTGGTGAAAGTGAAGTAGCAGGTGGCGATGACACATACATCGTTAGCCAGCGCTCAAATACAAAATTCCTAATTTCAGACACATCAGAAGGCTGGAGCGAAGTTCTCGTGCTAGCTGACAAAGATGCAGGCTCACTTGCAGAAGGCGAGTTCCGCATTGCAGCAACTGATGAACTAGGTGCAGACGTAAACGCAATCCGCCTTTATAACCGTACAATACGTGTCACAGGTCCTAAGAAGGTTAAGTGGAGCATTGATGCACCTGAGTCACAGGCAATCACAGGCATCACCCAAGCTGATCCAGCAGTTGTTACAGTTGCAGACACATCAGTTTACAATGACGGCGACACTGTTACAATCAGTGGTGTTGTTGGTATGACTGAGATCAACGGCCTCAGCAGCACAATTACCATTCTTAATGCAACAACCTTTGAGCTCGACACAATTGACTCAACAGGCTTTACTGCATACACAAGCGGCGGTACAGTAAGTGTTGGCGGAAGCATTGACGACCAAGACGCATAAGTCACCCCTCTACACTCTAGAGATGAAAACCCTGTCGCTGCTAAATATAATAAAGGCAGGGTTTTCATATGACAATCACCAAAGCACAACTCAATAATCTTGAGCAAGCAGCTGACAAAGTATTTGGCAAACTAGGACTCGATATTGAGTTTACACGACATTTCCTTGACAGAGCAAACGACGAACGCAACAGCAAGCCGATCACAATCAAAGAGCTGGCTGAATTATTCGTAAAAGAGTACAGGCGTTGGGGCAACAAAATCGCAAAGATGGACTTTGACGCCGAAGCAGTCATGAAAGACCTCACTAGCCAGATTAACATTCCATTTGTTATCAATCCAGATGGCAACGGAAAAGACCTAGTAGCGAAAACAGTTATGCGTAAAAAGAATTTCACATCACCAGATCCAACACTTCCAGTAGAAAGTGTAACCGAATCACGTGACTTGTGGTACTTACTAGTTGACGGCGATGAATACAATGAGTGGGGCACTGGTTCAGTGATTGGCACTAAAAACGAAATGGGTAAATTTGCTAAAAAAATTCGACGAGAATACAGAAAAGAAAATGGACGTGATCCAGATATTATGTTTGTACGAGCAGAGCCAAAACGAATTAAAAAACTACGACCGCATAAAAGCGTCAATGAAGAAGGACACGATAAAAACCTTTACTATGTTCAACCAGATGGCGAATGGAAAAAGGGTGGCGATGGTCGTTCAAAAGGCCGCAAGCGCAAGAACATTCCCAAGGGAGCAAAAATCGTGGAAAGGAAAGTAAAAGAAGACAGCGTTTGCTGGGATGGATACGAAAAGGTACCAGGCAAGAAGGACTACGAAAAAGGTAGTTGCCGCAAAAAGAACAAAAACGAAAATAGTTATCCCAAACCTATTTCAGGGAGAGATATTACAGACTCTGTAACCCAAGCAAATGTAAAAGTTCTTGGGCAAAGCGTCAAAGAAGAAAAGCATGGTGCGAAAAAAGGCACACAAGCTAAAGGCAAATCACCTACACCAAAGAAAAGCCGTCCAACAGCAGGTAGTGAAACACCACACCCAATGCGTGGTAAGCTAGTTGGCGAAAATGCAAAGCTAACTGAGCGCTGGAAGCATAATATCTGGGGCGGTGAGACGGCAGACGGTGTTAAATTTAAGGTTGATAAACTTCAAGGTAAAAATCCGCGTTATCTTGTTCGCTACAATAATGATGATAAGGCAGAGTTTGACAATCTTATGGTTTATTACGATGATTTTGACACCGTAATGGACATTGTCAACCAAAACTTTGATGCTGCCGTTGCTGGTGGTGAAAAGTTCCGTCGCACTGGACGCACAGCACACAAAGGCAGCTATGAATTCATTAAGCCCGTCCGTGAATCACTTACTCTTGAAGAACAATGCCTACTGCAAAAAGGTGCATGGGAAGTAGAGCAGATCCGTAACTCAGTAACCGAAGCAATTCGTGATCCACGTGAACTTATCCTTCAAAAGGCATTGGAATATTTAGACAAGATGGTCGCAAGCCGTGGCAGCAAGCAAGACGTTGGCGGTTATGCATTTGACATTGCCCGCAGTTTTGACCTACGTGATATTGCAACTGCAAAAGAGCTAGCCGACATGTACCATGAATGGAAGGGCATCAAGCCCCATGCGCTACGCTGATCTAATAGAAAATTTCAAGGACGACAAAGTTAAAGGCAATAGCCGTCCAGGCAGAGCAAAACGCGCTGGTGTTAATTGCTCTAAGAGTGTGAGTGCTCTACGTAAACAAGCAAGCAACAGTTCAGGCGAAAAGCAGAAGATGGCACATTGGTGTGCAAATATGAAAAGCGGTAAGAAAAAGAAATGAAAGTTCGTGATATCGTTAATGAAATGCGAGCAAATACTTCGCCACTTAGCAAACGCCTAACCCATGATGTAGGCGATTTGTATGGCGTTATCAAGCAAATTGCTAGCGGTGATATCAGCCGTTATCTCAAGCGCATTGATCCAACACAGGTCAAAGCATCACAAAGTTGGCTAGACGACTTTGGTGGCGGTGATCCAGTATTCCATGATGTACCTGAAGAATTTTGGGAGTATCCTATCATAGCGGATCTAGGTGATGAAATGGTAATTATTGACGGACATCACCGTATAGACCGCGGTTCTGACCAAGCACTGGTATTCCCTGTCCAACTTGCTGAAAATACAGAAATACAAAAGCCTCATCCAGACGACACACTAGGCGTAGAGCGCAAGCACATGCCACAAGTGCATCGTGACCATTACCCAGAACTTATCAAATACCTCGAAGACCATGGCAACAAATTTAGCCACGGCGAAATGCATGCCAAAGAACTCCGTGCTACACAAAAGGAGTTCAGTGATAAAGGCGTGCGTAAGATGATGAAAACAGGCGGGCGTCCAAGTGACAGTGCTGGTAAAGCATCCAAGCCACTCATCGTCAGTAGCGACAACTATATCCTTGATGGTCATCATCGTTGGCTAGCAGCCTGGAATCAAGATGATGTTGTGCCAGTTATGAAAGGCACATTGCCTATCAAGAAACTATTTCAGTTGGTGAACGATTTCGAACACACAACGTATAAGGACATACATGAGGAGGTAAGTTCAAATGAAAAAGAAGTTGGAAGAAGAAGACATCCTAGCAACAGAAGGGCCAATGAACGCCGTAGCAATGGATGATGCGCGAGCATACCTAGGGCTTGAAAATCGAACACACCTCACACCAGTAGAAGAAAAGCAGCTAAGAGCTAAAAAGAAAAAGATAGTAACAGCGTCGAAAAAGATGGATCGCCGTGTAAACCGCGAATTGACACGCCGCGCAGACCGCTTGGAGTAATAAATACCAATATGAAAATCCAGGATATCATAACAGAAACCTCAGCAGGAAGCATTGGCGCAGTTGCAGCACCACTTGGTAGTGGTGATCCTGCCGCAAGCATTTACGGCAAGAAGAAAAAGAAAAAGAAAACCGAGATGATCAAACGTTCCGCTACCAATGAAGATGTATTTTTGCCATTTATAGGCGGATCGATTGTATTCTCTCTTATTCTACTATACATTGCTACCTCAGGGGCCTGGCAGTGGTATAAAAAGAACAAATACAAATCTGAAGTTAAAAGAACAATTAAAAGAGTCATCGAAGAAATTAAAACAGATCCTAAAAAGCGTGAAATACTCGATGATCTTCAACACAATTACATAAAAAACGGAAGATTCCGTCCTGGTATGAAAAATGCAGGACTCAAGAAAATTCACGACCTATTAGATGGGCAACCACAAGACATGATTCAGCAAATGGTGTCATCTATCAAAACAACAAGAACGGAGAAATGACGATGGTCAGAGTAGTAACTAATCGTTATCAAAGAGTACATGGCAAAAAGCCACGCGGGACTGGACAGTGGATGTTCACATCCAACGAATATGGTGACATTGACTTTAACGATGACACGACATTCTTCCAGGCACCGGTCAGCCTACCACTAGCAAAAGCAGCGGCTCACGCTAAGCGTTGGGGCAAAGAAAACGGACACACGGCTATTTACGTTGCTGAAGAAGGATTGAATGAAATCCACTACGGTACAGAAGATGAATGGAAAGCAAAAGTGAAAAAGACAGCAGACGCAGCACGCAAGGGCATGACTAAGAATCACGAAAAGCGTAAGGCGGCAATGGGAGAAGATAAGAAACCATTAGGCGGCAAGTTTAAAGTTGGACAGCGTGTTCTACCAAGCAAGAGCAGTCAAAAAGTAATGACTATCACAGGGTTTGACCGTGTTAAATATATGGGCAAGATGAAAACATTTGCTGATGGTAAGGACGATCAAGGTCGCAACATGCGTCGTCCACTAAGCACACTTGTCGCTATTAACGAATCCAAGCAGCTAACAGAAGGCGTGCTAGACGAAATGGATGATGACGGCTTCATGGCAAAGCGTCAACTATACGATCTAGCAAAGTATTCAATCCAGCTACATAAGATGATTCAAGACTCAGACAACTTAGAACCTTGGGTGCAAGCAAAGATTACAAAAGCAGCAGACTATATTGACACAGTCAAGCACTACCTAGAATATCAGGATGTACGTAGCGATGAAGCACATGCGGATTTTGGCGACATAGATGACCTAGCGCCAGCAGTTGATGCTATGGCTCCAGACATGCCAGTTGAACAGGAAATGATGGAATTCCAAGATGAAGGATTTTCAGGCGATGACTTGTTACAACATGCAGTGTTGCGCGGCATTGTTGGTCCTGATGCTGTTCATGATCCTGCAATGCAGGGCGTTGCAGATGACACAGCAGAGTGGTATTTTGCTGACGCTGAAGAAATTGGTAGCAGCGATATCTCAATTGCACTCAAGTCATTTGCACGTGATTGTGTTGCACAGGGTTGCAATCTAAACGGCGCTAATGCAGAACGTTATGTGACAGAAGTAAAGGCTGCAAACATCTATAGCCAGATGATGAAGCCATTGAAAGGCAAGTAATATGAAGATCAGGGACGTAAAAGGCAAAGTAAAAGAAGGACGGGAGAGACTTCCAGATATTGATCGTGAGCATCAGAAAAAGGTCAAAGAAGGCTTTTGGAGTGGTGGCAAGTATCACACAATGGGCACAGCATATTATTTGATTGTTCCGCGTACAGATGGCCGCCTTGATATGTCACAATGGTCAGTAATGTCATATGAAGACACACCTGGTAGCAATCCACTGCACCTCAGCAAGATGCTAGACAAACACAGTGAATCACTTGGCTGGGATGGCTGGGACGTACAGGCATCATGGAATGGTGACATTGACCAAGAGATTGCTCGGTTAGAAAAGCAGCGTGATGATTATGCGGATAAGAAAGATTCTTTCCCAACACAGTATTATGATGGTCTAAACGGTGCTAAAAAGCTACACCAGGCTAAAGAAATCATGCAGACAGCAGACGAAGCCAAGCCTGACAAAGTTGAAGAAGCAAGTAGCCCAATGGGTGTCATCAATAAGTTCTTGGATAAAAAGAAATCTAAAGAACGTCGCAGTGCAGACCTAGCAAAGAACCCACACAAAGTTGGACAACTCAAGAGCGATGAAGTGGAATTCCAACGCGACCTAGAAGCAGTACGCAACGGTGAAGCTGATGCAAGCGAAATGGCAGAGAAGTGGGGACCGCGTGGTGGCGCATTCCTTAATTTTATCAAGACAGATACGGTTGATGAAAATATCAAAGGCTGGAAGAACGCTGCAAATGACATCGCAAAGCATCGTGCGAAAAAAGGTAAAAACGTTAAACTAGTCAGGCTCAAGAAGGACGGCAGTGAATGGATATTTGATCCAATCACAAAGAAAACAACAGTTAAAGAAGCTATGCCAAATATGGGCAAGAAGGTCATCATTGCATACAAAGGCAAAAAAGTTGGCGAATTTGCTGTTCAGCCTAATGCTCGTGTACACCACTTTGATCAAGAGCTTCGCAAACTAAGCGGACGTATTGACATGAGTGATTTTGAGCGTACTCAGGTAGCACGTGACCTAGCAGCAGGCAAGACAGTTAAACTACCAAGCGGATACGCAATGCAGCAACAAGATACTCGTCCGCGTGAAATGGAAAGCGTACAAGAAGACGGACGCGAAACAGCTAGTGCCGCAGTAAAGCGCAGTGAAAAGGCACGTCAGCGCAACATCAACAAGGCAAAGAGCATGATGAAGCGTGGGTTTGATGCTGAAACCGCAGCCAAGGAGCACGGTGTTCGTGCTAAGGATCTCGAAGAGTCTACAGGCAGCTTTAAGGTAGGCGATGTTGTTATCCCTAACCGTGGTCCGCACAAGGGACAAAAGCACGAAGTGATCCATTGCTTTGATGATGGTAGCTGCAACGTTAAGCCAATTGGATTGTCACCCAACCGTATCCGTTACGGAATGGGTGCAGCCAAAGCACAGCCTGAAGATTTACAACTTGCAGAAGCTAGCTGGCCAACACAGGCAGACAATACGCCAGACCACACACCAACAAATAGCCCAACGGTTTCAACCAGCTCACATAATGATCGTGTGTTCCGTATTGCTGACCTTAGACTTGAATACAAAAAGCTAACAGGTAAATCCGCACCACGTGATCCTAGTCTCGATGTTGAAGACTACGAAAAGATGGTTGCTGATGCTCGCGAAGCACTTGGCGAAAATGGCAAAGGACTGTACCACAATGTTAACAAGCGCAAGAAGACAGGAACCAGCCGTCCAAAAAGCCATCCAAAAGCACCAACTGATAAGGCGTGGAAGGATGCAGCTAAAACAGCAAAAGAGTCAACAGAAATTACTCTAGAAGACACACAAGACTTCCACGAAGAGTTTGGTTACTTAGGCTACAGCCTAGACGAAAACGACTTGTTTGAAGCTGATTACCAGGGACGCAAGGTCAAGCTTAACAAGCCAATGGCTGGTGACGTTAAGAAGTTCAAAGTTTACGTTAAAGATCCAAAGACAGGCAATGTCAAGAAAGTCAACTTTGGCCAAAAGGGTGTCAAGATCAAGAAGAACAACCCAGAGCGTCGTAAGAGTTTCCGTGCTCGTCACAACTGCGACAACCCAGGGCCAAAGACCAAAGCACGTTACTGGTCATGCAGAAAGTGGTAAAGAATGCAGTTAACTGAGATCAAGGAAAAGATCCGTAACACTCGTATGCCACGCCGCATATATGATGAAGTTATGGCTCAAGAAGTTGACACAGTTGGAAAAGACAGTCAACAAGAAAAGCACCAGCTGGCAGATCAGATGCTACGTGGCCAGCCAAGCGGAGCCATTGTTAAGGTTCCGCTTACAAAGGAAGTACAGAGCTATTTGCTTTACAAATCACTTCCAAACATGATTGACATTGCTAAAGACAATATGAATCGTCGACTAGTAAATAGTTTACAGAAGTTCCAGGCACGTTTACATGCCAAGTTGGTAGGAGTTGAAAAGTAATGTTAATTGAAGACATCATTAATGAAGGACCAGGTGACGGGCTGCCAAAGGTCGTCCTGTATCCAGGTCGTTTTCAGCCACCACACATTGGACACATGAAAGCATGGAAACATCTTAAAGGTGAATTTGGCGATGCTAAAATTGTCACCAGTGATAAGGTAGATCCGCCACGCAGCCCATTCAACTTCCAGGAAAAGAAAGCACTGCTAAAACATGCAGGTGTTCCTGAAAATGCTATTGTGCAAGTTAAAAACCCATACCTTGCAAACGAGATTGTCGATAAAATGGAAAAGGAACAGTTTGTGCTGATTTTTGCAATAAGTGAAAAGGACATGGACGAAGATCCACGCTTTACATTTAAACCAAAGAAGGACGGGAGCCCAAACTACTTCCAGCCATACAAGCAGAATAGAGGCAAACTAGAGCCTGCAAGCAAACACGGATATATCACAACCGTTCCTACGTTCCCGTTCAATGTCGCAGGTGAGCCAATGCGTAGTGCTACTGAGTTCCGTGCCAATTTTGCTAAGGCTGATGAACAAAAGCAAGCGCAAATGATCAAGGACCTATATGGCAAGTATAGCGATAAGGTACACGCGCTATTGGCAGACAAAATTGTCTAACGGAGTCGTATACGACTGCGACGCTTGGAATAGATATCCCCGACATCGTTGGTTATTCAACAAACTGGACCTGAGCCTTAAACTAGGCTATGCAGCAGGACCAGGAGGTACCAGTGTGCCTAGTGATGGCGACTATATTGTACGCCCTATAATGAACCTCAGCGGCATGGGCGTAGGAGCAACACGCCAACAATTGAAGCGCAATGACTATAAAACCGTGCCGCCAGGTTATTTTTGGTCTGAATTCTTCCACGGTCCTAATGTATCAGTTGATTATGAATGGGTTGTTGAGGGCAGTAAAAACATGCTCAAGCCAGTGTTCGCAGCAGAAGGATATCGTACCAGCAGTGATCTATATCGCTTTAATGGTTGGAAACGCATTGATCCTCCTTATTGGGACTTGCCTGAATGGATTAAAGAGCTACATGACGTGCCACGTTTCAACATAGAGTTTGTATACGACAAAATAATTGAGATACACCTACGTCCAGGTAATGACTTCCCAGACGGTGCGACACAGATCATTCCAATTTGGAGCGACATGAGCGGACATGACATAGACAGATTTATACGCGCAGGTTACACACAAGTTACAAATTTCGATGATGCTGACGGTCACCTTAAAGAAGTTAAACGCCTAGGCTTTCTTTGGAAATAGCTGATTTTCCAATAAATACGTATGTTATAGAGGAGAACCAGCAATGGCAGTCATCAAAAACCATCGCCTAGAAGGCGCACCATATGTTGCATCACCAAACAAAGGTGGCAAGATTACCCCTAAGTTCATCGTGCAGCATTACACAGCAGGTTACACAGCACAGTCAGCAATCAACACACTCACCCGCAAGGGCAGTGGCGTAAGTGCTCACGTTACTGTGGACCTAGACGGAACAATTACACAACACGTACCATTCAACGTAAAGGCTTGGCATGCCGGACCAAGCACATGGATGGGCTACAGCGGACTCAACAGCCACAGTATTGGTATTGAGATTGTAAACATTGGCTGGCTTCGTCCAGCAGGCAACGGTATGTACCAGGATGCATATGGTAACACTCGTACAGACTCAGACTTCCCTAACGGCTTCGTTATGGCACGTAATAGTCGCGTTGGCAGCGGCACATTTGCTTGGCCACGTTACCCACAAGCACAGCTAGAGGCAGTAGACGTGCTGACAGAGGCTCTCTGCAACAAATATGCAATCATGGACATCGTTAGCCATGAACAGATTGACACACGTGGTTGGAAAGTTGATCCAGGTCCGGCGTTCCCAATGAACTTGGTTAAGCGTCACCTTACAAGCGACCGTGGAGACGATGATGAGAAGTGGGAAGTCACAGCTAGCAGCCTACGTGTTCGCGGCGGCCCTGGCACACACTTCGAAACACTGGGCAGCCTTTCACGCGGCACTATGGTCAATGTTATTGCTCGCAGCGGTGACTGGGGTCAAATTGACGCAGAAGGTTGGGTACACGCTGGCTACCTACGTCGCGTTTGACAAATTAAGTGGCTTGCGCTATAAAAGCGTATGCCACTGAAACCTACCACTCTGGATGATCTTGAGCTGTTCCAATACGAACGGGGCGGCAAGTATTACAAGACTTGGACTTGGAATGATACTCTGCACAGTGTGGAGGATCATCCAAGTCTTATCATTCGTGACGGTCAGGGCGCGATCATTGAGCAACAATGGCACACACATGGTATGCGCCACCGCGATGGTGACAAGCCAGCCTGGATCAAAGATGACGTGATGCTGTTTTACAAGAATGGCGAGATGCATCGTGATGACGGTCCTGCATGGGAAGGTATTACAGAGCAAAAATGGTATCGCCACAATCAGCTACATCGTTTAGATGGGCCCGCTGTTGAGGGGCTCAAAATAGCCCCACAGTGGTATCTTGATGGCTATGCTATAACTATGCAGCAATGGGGCGATGATCCTAGGGTAGATAATGAACTTTTTGTGTATTTTAAGCTAATTTATGATTGACAACCAAGGCGTTTTGCTTTATGATATAAGAGTAAGCAAAGGAGATACACATGTTTAAGGTTTTCCAAGTCGAACTGCCCGCCGCTAAGGCAGACGAAGTTAACGCAGCAGGTTGCTGGAGCAAAGTTACCTGGGGCAAGGCATACTTGGACCTCACCAATGGCTTTGGTGAACTGAACCTGGAGATGGTTCTTGCCGCCGCTGAGCATGATCTCATCAAGCACACGATGACAATTGACGCCGTAGAGCTCGAGGAAGTTTTTGCCCTGGGCAACGGCATGGGCGACATGTCCAAAGTTACCGAGCACTGCCGCCACAAGAGCATGAGCGTTGGTGACATTGCTATCCGTGAAGATAGCCGCGGTGGTGGCATTGTTGCTGCATTTGGTTTTGAAGTGCTCAGTGAGAAGGAAGCCAAAGAGTTCGAAACTGTTGTTCCCCAGAAAATGACGCTGAAGGTGTAATATGCAAGTCCGTGTTATAGACGAAAGCTACTGATACTTCGGAAAAATTGCCGAAGTAGTCAACACTGTTTGGTTTGGTGACATGGCCGTTCACCAGCTAGAGATCGCCAGCGACATTGGCAACGCTACTATTTCGTTCGCCAGGCGCGCCGATAAAGTGGAGGAAGTTTGATGCAGATTAATCCGCTCGTAAACCGTGCCCACGATCTGGTTGAGCCGTTGCAGGAGTTCGCTAACAGCCTCCGCTCAGGCTGTATCAAGGAATGGAAGGCTTGTGGGATTCTTGTGCAGATTGCACAGAGTCGTGAATACTACACAAGCGAGAAAATTGAAGACCTTGTGGTTAACAGCCTAGAGATGGAAGGGTTCCGCCGTGATGACTGCGCTACCATCGCTATCTGGATTGAAAGACGGCTGAAATAAAGCTTGACAAACCAATGCGCCTTGCTTATATTAGTAGGGTAAGCAAAGGAGATATGACATGGGCGTTTACTACAGATCCCCCAGCAAGCGGACAATTTGCGCAACCGGTGCAAATGTTCTTTACAGCAACTGGTACGGCAAGCCGCCTGGCATTTTTGCCGAACGCACTGGCAAGTGGGATGCATTCTGCACCCGTGCTGAAAATACTGCCCGTGAGCTGCGCGAAAACACTCGTTACAGCTACGTGATGATGGCCAAGGATGGCGCTGAATTGCGCGAAGACGGTGAGTCCGCTGTGGCTGTTTGGACGGGGCAGGCGATGCTGCACGACGGTTTTTGGGACAAAAACATCGTGGGCAAGGTCAAGAAGGTGAATGGGCGGTGGACGCTCGTTCTGGATCAAAAGGCAGTTGCCGCTCGCAAAGCCGAGTTGGAGGCGATTTGATGTCTTACTATCCTGACAAAGAAAAATACAAGGACTACAGTCGCAGCCTTTTGGCAGAGTTCCGCGATTATGTCAATAGTTTCCGGACCGACGCCGTTGGGAGTTGGGAATGGAAGGCTGGCATCATCATGAGCGTAATTGCTGATGAAGAGGCTAATCGTTATCGTTATGGAATGATAGCAGACCCCCGTTCACGTGAAAAGATGCAGGCCCAGATGCGCTGGACCTTTAGATTCGAAGGGTTCAAGCTGGAAGACTGCGACAAAATTGGCGATTGGCTGTTCGACAAGTGGACAGAATTCGAAACTGAAATGATGAACCAGGAGACCTAAAATGGCTGTTCTTACTATTCTGTTGATTCCCGTTATCGCTGTTGGCGTCGGCATGGCATATGCCTACAAGCGCGGCGCGGCTTGGAAGCCTGAATACGATCGGATCCCTTAATGTGTGACCGCTGCACACTACGTGAAGGCTTGTTAAGCCACGTCCTCCGACCTTATCTCAAGGAGGGCGTGGACGTCTGTGTGTCGTTTGATAACATTGGGCAGCCAATTGGGTGTGAAGAAATCTACTTGACTGATACCGCAACAGGCAAGGGTATTACTATCATCGCTGACCGCGATGAAGAAGGCGGTAAACTACATTGGGAAACCGACGAGTTCGAAAAACATGATTTGGGCAACGTCGTATTTTTGGAGGATCACAGATGAATCCATTTACATATAAAGTCATGCGCGAGGAATGGTACGCGGACGTCGGCCATATTGACTGTTATGGCAATCCCCAGTCGTTCCGTCCGTATTGGACCAGCCAACCGTTCCCAACGCAAAATGAAGCTTTGGCAGCCATGAAAGCACATGATGACGTTTTGGGATATGATCAGCATTTGATGCGCCATGTCATGGCCAAAAGCTACACAGATTGTCGTGTTCGGCGTGAAAATAAAACTGTCCGTGTGTTTGAAGACGGATATACTTTGGAGACAAGCTGAAGTCACGCTTATTGAGTTCGGTATCGAAAAATAACCCATTGACAAGCAACGGAAAATTTGTTATCTTGGTAGGGCAGTGAGACAACTGCCCTTCCCCATATTAAAGGATAACAAATGAGCAGAGCATTTTCTGACGCTGAGATTAAGAAACTCAAAGAAATCGTTACTGAAGGTATCCAGGTCCACACTGAGCTAGATGCGCTCAAAGAAGGACTCAGCGATACCGTCAAAGCAATCGCTGAAGAGCTTGACATCAAGCCAGCACTACTAAACAAAGCCATCCGTACCGCATACAAAGCTGACCTCCAAGAAAAGAGGGACGCGATGACGGATCTTGAGGACATTTTGGTCACCGTTGGTCGAGATTTTTGATAAGTTCGACACTCGCCTTGAAGTAGGTGATGAGGTCCTATACGTCCCGATACGTTCTGCCGGCGTCAGCGGGTTACGTTGGGGCAAAATTTCCAAGTTTATGGACCTCAATTTCCTAAAAAATCTTGATTCAAATTGGATAATTAGAATTGAAGGCAGTGACGATATCGCCCGCACTTTCAATTGCGTTAAGTTTAGTGAAAAAGATATTGTGCTGCGCAGACTTACAAGTAAGTTATGACAGAAAACCTTGAAATCGTTAATGATAAAATCGGCCAAGAAATTCGTGTTGGCAGCATTGTTGCAATGCCCAACGCCAAAACAGAGCTCAAAATAGGGCGGGTGAAAAAGATTTCATCCAAGACAATTTTGTGTGAAGATGTTAACAGGACATCTTCACAATCACGTAAGAGGCATACCGAAGTGATTTGTCTCGATGAGATGGAAGCGACTGTCATGTATCTTATGACTCGCAATCTTTAATCCCATTTGACAACTATATTGAATTTTTTTCTTATTTTATTCTCACGTAATAGAGTGTTTTGGTATAGTTTACCAAATGTCATATTTTTCATACTATTGATTTGATCAGGATCATATTTCTCAGGATTACCATGCCAAAACGAACCATAAAATTCATAAACGGTATTTGTTTTTGGATCAAAGCCATCAACAATAAAATATTCATTATCAATTTTAATGGTATGTTGGCGTATTGGAATATTCAAATCATCAAGCCATTGTTTCTCTGATTTGCTAATATTTCCAGTTTTTAATCCGTTACGGCGAATGTTAGCAGCACATACAGGACAACCACCATTGCGTTGGAAATGACCTTCTGCTTTATTGATTTTAAATTCACCATGGTCACGACAAGAAAGAATAACATTATGTTTCATTCCATTAAATTTAGAAACCAATGAATATTGATTTCCATATTTTTCCTGGCTTCTGCTAACAAACTCTTCAGTAGTTAATGGATAATTATGTGAACATTTTGGACACCCTTGTTTTTCTCTTATATGTTCCTGTGCGCGTTTAATAAAAACACCATGTTCTTTACATATAATTTTTACTGGCTTTAACATCCCCAAATAGTCAGTTAAGTCATAACAAAATGTATTGCCATGAATTTTTTTAGCACGATTAATAAATTCTTCTGTTGTTAGCTTTTTCATAGTATAAATACCTCTAAAGTATTTATGTAAATAAGGAATTTTAAATTTGTATGTTGATGCAATACATGATCGCGGCCGCGATACTATCTATGTAGTCGAACGTAACGAAGAAGGACAGCGTGTTCATACGCAGTATCCTGCTCGTTACGTTTTCTACTACCCTGACCCCAAAGGCAAGTTCACAAGCATTTTTGGTGAGCCTTTGGGGCGGTACAGCACCACAAGCAACAAAGCATTCCAGAAAGAAAAGAAGTCGTTCTACGGCAAGCGTCTGTATGAGAGTGACTGCAATGTGGTGTTCCGTTGCATATCAGACTATTACTTGGACGCCCCTGTTCCCAAGCTGAATATAGGGTTTTTCGATATTGAGGTTGACTTCAACAAGGACCTAGGCTTTGCTCCGCCTGAAGATCCGTTCAACGCCGTTACTGCCGTGGGCGTCCATCTCAACTGGATTGACAAGACCATCTGTCTTGTTATCAAGCCCAAGGGCATGGAGCAAGCTGAAGCAGAGCGTATTGTTGGTGAGTTTGACGACGTCATACTCATGGACAGCGAAAAAGAACTGCTTGAAACATTCCTAGAGCTCATTGAAGATGCTGATATCCTAAGCGGCTGGAACAGTGAAGGCTTCGATATTCCCTACATGGTTAACCGTATTGCACGAGTGCTAGGCAAGGACTACACTCGCAAGTTCTGCCTGTGGGGGCAGTTTCCCAAGAAGCGCACATACGAAGCTTACGGCAACCAGCAAGAGACGTTCGACCTCGTAGGGCGCGTACACCTGGACTACCTGCAACTATATCGCAAGTACACCTACCACGAAATGCACAGCTATAGCTTGGACGCCATCGCAGAGCACGAGTTGGGTGAGAAGAAGGTTGACTACGAAGGCACATTGGATCAGCTCTACAATAACGACTTCAAGAAGTTTATCGAATACAACATACAAGACACGAACCTGCTACGCAAGCTAGACGACAAGCTTCAGTTTATTGACTTGAGTAACGTTCTCGCACACGCCAACGGTGTTTTGCTACCCAACACAATGGGCGCGGTGGCGCAAACAGACCAAGCTATCGTTAACGAAGCACACAGCCGCGGGTTGATTGTGCCTGACAAAGTTCGCGGACAAGAGCACACACAAGCCGCTGGTGCCTATGTTGCTAACCCTGTCAAGGGTATGCACGACTGGATTGGCAGCATGGACTTGAACAGTCTGTATCCGTCCATCCTGCGCGCCTGCAACATGAGCCCTGAATGTATTATTGGACAGGTACGTCAGGACTTTACAAACGGCGATCTGGAAGACAGCCGCAAGCAATACAAAGACAACCCAATTGCACGTTACTGGGAAGGCAAGTTCGCTTGCCGTGAGTACGAGCTTGTTATGGAGCGTAACCGTGATATTGGCCTTATATTGGACTTTGAAGACGGCAAAAGCTACAACGCAAGCGGCGCCGAGATCTACGATCTGATCTTCCACAACGGCAAGCCCTGGTGCATTACCAGCAACGGTACAATCTTTACGTTTGAGAAACAGGGTGTCGTTCCTGGATTGCTTGAGCGTTGGTATGCAGAGCGTAAGGAGATGCAGGCCAAGGCAAAGGACTACAAAGGATTCAAGGGCAAAGAAGAAGAGTTTGCCTTCTGGGACAAGCGTCAGCTGGTGAAGAAGATTAACCTTAACTCACTATACGGCGCGTTGCTTAACCCAGGCAGCCGCTTCTTTGACCAACGTCTAGGGCAGAGCACAACGCTAACAGGGCGTACAATCGCACGTCACATGGCTGCGCAAACCAATATGGAAATTGCTGGCGAGTACGACCATACAGGCAAAAGCATTATCTACGGCGACACTGACTCCGTTTACTTCAGCGCGTTCCCAGTTTACGCAGAACAGATTGCTAGCGGAGAGTTTAAGTGGGACAAAGACACTATCGTTGAGCTCTACGATGCAGTGGGAGAGGCAGTCAACGACACGTTTCCTGACTACATGGCTCGTGCACACAACTGCCCGGACCGTTACGGACGTATCATTGCCGCAGCACGTGAGACAGTGGGCGAGCGTGGTATCTTTATCAGCAAAAAGCGTTACGGCATCCTTGTGTATGACGATGAGGGCACTCGCGTTGACACAGATGGCAAACGTGGTAAGCTAAAGGTTATGGGCTTAGAAATCAAGCGCAGCGACACGCCTGACTACATGCAAGAGTTCCTCAAAGAGATCCTACAGGACACACTTGAGGGTGCAACTGAGGAACAGGTAATTGACCGTATCCGTGAGTTCCGCAAGGAATTCCGTGACATGAAGCCGTGGGAAAAGGGCACACCTAAACGTGTGAACAACCTTACCAAGTACACTGCGACATGGAAGAAAACAGGCAAGTGTAGAGTAGGACACGTCATGGCAGCGATTAACTACAATCGCCTGCGCGACATGCACGAGGACGCCTACAGCCTAGAGATTGTTGACGGTATGAAAACTATCGTCTGCAAACTAAAACCCAATCCTCTCAACATGACGAGTATTGGTATCCCTACAGACGAAAAGCGCATACCGCAGTGGTATCAGGACTTGCCGTTTGACGAGGATGAGATGGAGGAAGCAATTGTCTCCAAGAAAATAAGCAACTTGCTGGGCACCCTAGATTGGGATCTTAGCAGGGCGGAAAGCAAAACAACTTTCAATGACCTATTTGACTTTTAGGTTGCAAACAGAAAACCCTTATGTTACAATGGGTTAATCACACAAAGGATTGATTATGGAAATCAAAGACGTATTGCTCGACATCATCAAGCACACAAACGGGCTTGGGATTATCGAGAACATCAAGGTTGATGGCGGTGACGGCAAAACAGCACTAGGCGCTATGGACCCTGATAAAACAGTTATCATGACAGCTGAACTTCATGATACAGTTCCTGAATTTGACGGTGAGTTTGGTATGGGCAGCCTGGGTCTACTCAGCAGCCTTATGCGTCTCAGCAACTATCAGGATCCAGGTGCATCTATCTCAATCAAGCGCGAAGAGCGTAACGGCGAAGAGATGCCAACCACACTTATTTTTGAAGACACTGAAGGCGGCAAAGACCAGTATCGCTTTATGAGCAAGCAGGTAGTTGACGAGGCGATGAAAGTCGCTACGTTTAAGGGTGCAAACTGGGACGTTGTTATCCAGCCAGCAGCCAAGCGCGTTGCTCAACTAGGCGAAGTTGCTGGTATCTACAGCGGCGTTGACCCTGCGTTCAAAGTTACTACAAAAGACGGTCAGCTTGTGCTGGAAGTTGGTAGCACTGAAGGCGGTGTTGTTGGGCGTCGTGTTTTTGCTGAGAATGTGGAAGGCGATCTTAATGCTGGTTGGCAATTCCCGCTAGCACAGTTCCTTGCTATCCTCAAGCTAGGCGGTACACAAGTTGTCAGCTTCAGCGACCAAGGTGCAGCTAAGATTGATGTAGACAGTGGTATTGGCGTTTACAGCTATATCATGCCTGCAATGAGTGGCTAATAACAACCTTAGGAGACCGATATGGTCAAAAAGATTAAAGCAATTGAGGATGACAATCCTAGCGATCTTGATCGTGATGAATACCAAGCCAAAATGCTAGAGTATCAGCAAGCTATCGACTGGAAGCTTTGGGAGATGCTCAAGATTTTACAAGCTTGGGCAGAGCGTGAAGGCTTGAACAAGGAAGAAGCACCAGCACCAAAAGCAAATGATGCAAAGCGCAAATCCACAGTCAAGCCAGTCATTGTTGACGAGGATGAATAATGGCACATAAATTAGAACAAGTCCATACCAAGATTTGGGTTACGTTTCAGAAGGAAGGCATACATTTGTATCCTGCCGCTGCAACTGATCCCAACTTGGCAACTGGTGATGAATGGGACGTAAGCTTCCTTGGTGTTGCACACCGTCACATTTTTCACTTCCGTGTTGGTATTGAAGTGTTTCATGATGATCGTGACATTGAGTTTATCCAGTTCAAACGTTGGCTGGAAAAGCTTTATAACGACAAGACACTCGAGCTCAACCACAGAAGTTGTGAGATGATTGCACAAGAACTTGCAGAAGTCATCCACAACCAATATCCAGGCCGTGCTATGGAAATCACTGTCAGTGAAGACAATGAAAACGGCGCAACCCTAAACTTTACATCAACCCCACTCGCAGACAATGGTTTGCGTGTAGTCAAAGGATAATAAAAGATGGCTAATGCAATCAGCCTAAACGATATCAAATATGACCTACTCAAGATCATCGAGCCTTGGGACGGACGCCTAGAGTCAAACAATCCTCGCCCTGTGCGACATTTGTTTATCCAGTATTTAAATGATTTGCAAAAAGAGAAGATGATTTACGACTTCTCAATTGACACAACCAACCGTGAAAGCGCGTTTACGTTTGACGTAACAGTGCGCATGAGTCCAACACGGAGCCCGAAAAAACTCAAGATTCACGTCGGTATTTTCACAACTCCGTGGGTTGCGGCCTAAATAGATGTAGCAGGTTACGGTTGACTCTATACCGTAACCTGCTATAATCATTATATATTTCAAGGAACCTACATGACAATTGATCTCAACAAGGCGAACAGAGACTATGCAGTCTTCTTGCCGAGTATCAGCGGCTTCTACGTTGATACAATGGCAAACCCAGACACTCGTGTTCCGCCAGGCCTGGAAAAAGGCAAGGAAGGGTTGGACTTCCTAAAAGACGATGGCTATTTCAGCTATCAGTGGGGGCTATACTCCGCAGGCCACGCGCAACTTGACGTGGCCAAAGCTAACATGGAAGAGGTCATGATCCAACAGCGTGACCGCAAGAATACGTTCATTCTAGGTGACTCAGGTGGTTTTCAAATCATCACTGGCGTCCTTAAAATGGACTGGACAAAGTTCTACACTGATGACACAGTGCGTCAGAAGATCCTAAACTATCTGGAAAACACAGCAGATTACAGCATGGTGTTGGATGTGCCAACACTAGCAGCTAGTGAGCCATTTAGCTCACGCAGCGGCATCAAGGACTTCCAGCAATGCTTGGACTACACTAAGTTCAACAACGACTGGTTTGTCAAGAACCGCAAGCACCAGACAAAACTGCTTAACAGTATGCAAGGCCGCACACTGGACGAAGCACGTTACTGGTTTGATGAGACCAAGCACTTCCCGTTTGAGGGTTGGGGCTTTGGTGGCTCAACCAGCAAGAACCTCGTTATCATTCTCAAGCAACTGATTTGGTTGCGTGACGAGGGCTACTTGGAGCAGGGCAAATACGATCATATGCACTACCTTGGTGTTAGCCGTAACGAGTTCTCAGTTTACTACACTGCGATCAAGCGTATGCTCAACAAGTATGTCAACCCAGACATGGAAGTAACATACGATGCAGCCAGCGCATTCATCATGGCAACAAAAGGCCAGATGTATGGTGACGTGGTTGTGAACAACAAGAAAATGATCATGGGCGGCGTACCTGTTGTGGATAACAAGCTGCTACACGGTAGCGACTTGCCGCTACCAGCACAGAGCCCAATCTTTGAGCGCATGACAGCAGGCGACCTTTGCTATTACGATCACGGTGTGCCTAGTATGGAAGCTCTACAGGAAGCATGGCTGCGCAAGCAACGTGACGGTGACCATCACCTACTTGATGTTGAGCGTGACTTTGACATGACTGAGGCGCTCAAAGACAAAGAGTTGCTTAACGATGCTGCATTGTGGGAGAAACAAGGCAAGAAGAACAAGATCGATAAAGTAGGTAAGACCAGCTGGGATACTAGCAGTTACCTATACGTCATGGCACACAATGTCTTTGTCAACATCAAGACATTGCAGCTATGTAACCAGAACGTTGACTTGGGACTAGGACAAGCTGGTGACTTTGATCCACTTGAGTTTACTACAGTACAGGCACGTAAAGGAAAACTAGAGATCAGTCCTTGGGCGCCTACTGAAGTCTTGGTTACTACCAAAATCATTGAGGATGTTATGCAGAGCGAAACGCCAATGGACATTATTGATGCTGCCGCTGGCTTCCTTGATAGCCGTAGCATTGTAAGCGGATACCAAGACAATAAGTCAACATTTGACAGTCTATTTGATTAAGGAACATCATGAAGAAGGTAATTATTTTTCCATTAGAGCCACTGGACGCACGTTACACCAAACAGTGGTACACAGAAGTTCCCAATCAACTAGACACTTATATTGGGGCCACCCCTAGGGTGGCTCCACACGCTATGAGCATTGTTGGTGAACAAAAAGAGCAATCAACAACTGCGGGTGCGTTCCTTAACTTTGCTGATACAAACTACTGGAAAAGCACACAGCTAGCAAACTTTGTAGATAGCCTGCATATGGAATTGATCCCTGATGATGCGATCCTGTTCTTCACAGACTTCTGGAACCCAGCTATTATACAGGTTGCGTATATGCGAGACCTGTTAGGCAAGCAATGGGAGATCCACAGCATTGCTCATGCGGGCGCGTACGACCCAAGCGATATCCTAGGATACAAAATGGATCCAGACTGGGCTTATAACTTTGAGCGCAGCCTATATTATGCACATACAAAACTTTATTTTGCAACTCACTTCCACTGTGAAATGTTTTTGCGTAACTTGGATATTGAAGATCAGGATCGCGCTGTTGTGGCAGGGCAGCCATACGAATACTTGCTAGACAAGATGGCTGAGTTTGACCAATCAGACAAGACCAACACCGTGATGTGGCCACATCGTTACAACGACGATAAACAGCCAGAGATTGCTGAAGATCTTTCAAACAATTTTGATGTGTTTATTACACAAAAACATCAGTTGAGTAAAGATGAATATTATGCTAAACTAGCAAAGAGCAAGATAGTTTTCAGTTGCAGCCTGCATGAAAACTTGGGTATGAGCATGATTGAGGGCACACTTGTTGGCGCCTTGCCTATTGCTCCTGATCGCGCTGCTTATAGTGAGATTTACCTGCCTGAGTTCCTATACCCAAGCAAGTGGACTGAGAGCGTGGAAAACTATCATCTCTATAAGGACGAGCTGGTAGCGTTTATCAACAGTCGTATTCAGCAGTACGACAAATATGCTGAGTTGCTGCCAGAACAGCGTCAAAGATTGCTGGATTATATTACACCACAACACATGTTCAAACACATGCTAGGAGAAAACTAATGGATTATGCTGACGTTATCAAAAGCTATATTCGCAAGACACAACAAACAATCGGCTTCCTAAATGGTGAAGGTGAGACAATCGAAGAGATTAGCGATATCTGCTACTCATCCCTTGCCAATGGAAACAAGCTTATCTTTTGCGGTAATGGCGGCAGTGCAGCAGACAGCCAGCACCTTGCAGCAGAGTTTATGGGCCGGTTCCTAATGGACCGTGACCCAGTACCTGCTCTAGCACTCACAACTGACACCAGCGCACTCACTGCAATTGGCAATGACTATGGTTATGATCAAGTATTTGCCCGCCAGCTACGCGGCATTGGCAGCAAGGGCGATGTATTGGTAGGTATCAGCACCAGTGGCAATAGCGGAAACGTAGTGAACGCAATTCATGCAGCGAAAGCTATGGGTATCACAACTGTTGGCTTTACCGGCTCTAGCGGTGGCGCAATGGGATCGCTTTGCAACGTTACTCTACGCGTACCAAGTGACGAGACAAATCATATTCAAGAATGTCACATCACAACAGGACACCTAATCTGTAAAATCGTTGAAGAGAGAATGTTTGGATGATTAAACAAGCCGTAATACTTTGCGGGGGCAAAGGTACACGACTGGGAGACCTCACTGAATATGTACCCAAGCCAATGTTGAATGTTGGTGACTGTCCGTTCTTTGAGCATCTCATGCAAGAAGTATCACGTTACGGCTTTGAAGAGATTGTCCTGCTCACTGGACATCTAGGCGAAGCATTTCGTCCTTGGCATGGCGGCACATTCAACAATGTGCGTCTAAAGGTTGTTCAAGAGCCTGAGCCACTTGGAACCTGGGGTGGTGTTGCACATGCACAAGAACATCTAGACGACTACTTTGTTCTAACGAACGGAGACAGTTGGCTAGATATTCCCATGACTCACCTGCGCAAACTCAAGCCCAAAGGCATACACATGGTCGGACGTTATGTTAAAGACGCTGATCGCTACGAAACACTTAACATCAACAAAACACATGTCAAGCAGATTTGGCCACGCGGCACACAGGAATCTGGATTTATCAACAGTGGCATCTATGTTGTTAACAAGGACATTATCCAAACGTTTGGGCAGGGCAACATTAGCATGGAAGAAATGGTGCTGCCTACACTTGCTGACACCAGTTCCCTTACTGTTGAGACCGTACAAAGCAACACCTTCTTTATTGACATTGGTGTGCCAGAAGACTATGAACGCGCACAGACAGAGCTCATTGAGCAGCGCACACGCCCCGCACTATTTGTCGACAGGGACAACTGCTTGACATATGACCGTGAAGGATACACACATCATCCAGACGACATGGAATTCAAGCCTGGCGCTATTGATCTCATACGCAAAGCAAACCGCCTTGGTTGGTATGTCTTTGTAGTAACAAACCAGGGTGGTGTAACAAAAGGCAAGTATGAAGAGCACTATATACTTGAATTTCATAGGAAAATGCAGTATACTTTAGCTGAGACTGACAACCATCTTGATGCTCTTGACTACGAGATCGAGTTGGACAGTTTCCGTCGCAAGCCTAATCCTGGTATGTTGCTTGAGCTGATGTCTGACTGGCCAGTTAATCGTGAAATGAGCTTTATGATTGGCGACAAGGAAAACGACAAACTGGCAGGAATAGCAGCAGGTATCGCGGGCTATCGTATCGACGATCAGGGCGACCTATTTGAGCAATTTGGAGAATACATTGTTTGTGAGTAAGACACCGTTGCGTGTTAGCTTCTTTGGAGGCGGTACTGATTACCCAGAGTATTTTGCTGATAATCCCAGTGCAGTTATGGGCGGCACAATCAACAAATATATCTATACAACAGGACTTCCGCTTGCACCCTTTGCAGAGCAGAAGTTTCGCATCAGCTACAAGGTAGTTGAAGACTGCAACACAGTGGATGATATCAGTCATCCAGTTATACGTGAAGTTCTCCGTGAAATGGATTACGACACACCAACAGGCCTTTACACAGTAAGTGACATTCCTGGAAGCACTGGGCTAGGCAGCTCTAGTGCATTTACTGTTGGCTTCTACAATCTAGTAAATGCAATGCAGGGGAACCCCAACATTGGTGATGTAGAACTGGCCAATCGTGCTATACACTTGGAACGTGAAATACTAGGTGAAAACGTTGGCGTGCAAGACCAAGTTCATGCAGCCGTTGGCGGACTTGCACATTATGAATTTGGTGTGACAGAGTGGGGCTATAAAATTGACCGCACTCCAATTTGGATGTCACCAGACCGTTGGCGTCACCTAAACCAAAGCATGGTTTTGGTATATACTAAGATTCAACGTCACGCAAGCAAGATAGTTTCTGCTCAAATCAAGCAAACTGTCAAAGGTGACAATGGTGTTTATCTAAATACAATGTATGAGATGGCAACTGAGGGCAAGGATATCCTAGAGGACAGCGGCGATCACACTCGTGCTTTCCGTGCACTAGGTGACTTGCTTAACCAAGGTTGGTTACTCAAACAAAAACTTGGCAAAGGCGTAACGAACGCTGATGTCAATGATATATACAATACAGGTATTGACATGGGCGCCTGGGGTGGCAAACTCCTTGGTGCTGGGGGCGGTGGCTTCGTCATGTTTCTTCTCGACCCTGAGTTAATCCCTGCGTTCCAGAAAGAATTCGGAACGAATAATGTCATCCCCGTCAGTTTTGTTGAGTCACGCTCAACAACGAGAGCGGTATAAGGTAAAGGACTAACATGAGTAAATCACAAGAAATTCGACAGCGTCTAGAAGATGCTGGACTACGTTACTGGGCTGGTGATAACATCAGTGAAGTAATGCGCGATGGCGACAAAGAGGCGCTAATTGATGAAGCAACACTTGCCTTTGAGAAAGTTTTGGATACCCTGTTGATTGACAGATTCAATGATCCAAACAGCATGGGCACACCACGCCGCCTCGCTAAAATGTACTACAACGAAATCATGAGCGGGCGCTACGATGCAGGGCCAGAGCCAACAGCATTTCCAAATGACGGCGAAGACGCCTACACTGGTATGCTAGTGGTACGCAGCGAACTCAAGAGCATGTGCTCACACCATCACCAGCCAGTTAGCGGCATTGCATATATTGGCGTCATCCCTAACGGCAAAGTAATTGGCTTGAGCAAGTATACACGCATCGCGCAATGGTGTGCACGTCGCGGCACACTACAGGAAGAGCTTGCAAACGACATTGCACGTGAGATTGCCAAAGCAACAAATGCTAAACACCTGGGCGTATATATCCAGGCTACACACGGCTGTTGCGAGAACCGTGGCATCATGGCACACTCCAGTCTTACACAGACCACAGTGCTACGCGGACAGTTTGACACTGACCCAGGCACAAAGAAGGAGTTCTTCGACAACATCAAACTACAACAAGAGTTTGCACCAAGGTAAAAATGAAAGAGTCAGACACAGATTACATCGTGTTTCATGACGTCGGAAGCGCCGCGACCATGAGTGGTGGTTCTTCTTTTACATTGCCACCAAGCAATAATAGTATATCAATCAACATTCCCGATCCACAGATGGCCCGGGGTGATGTTCAGATCCAAGCAAATGATATGTTCATCAATCGCAGCGAGGGAGTAGACGCTCGTCTCAACCGTATTGAAGCTGTCTTGGGTATCACACAACGTAACCCAAATCTTGAAGACAAATATCCTGATCTGCGCGAAGCAGGCGAGGAAATGGATCAAGCCATTTCAGAAATTCAAGCAACTTTAGCTAAAACGATAAGTAGTATTAGTGAAGCCTACAATGATTTTGCAGGCGAATGTGAAGTTATGGAAAAGCTCAAGTCTAAATATGGCGAAACTGACTGAAGAAGAAGTTTACAACAAGATCCAAGAACTCAATGAACAAATGGACCATTTAGCCCACATACTCAGTATGATGGTAGACAAGATGGACCGCATTGAGGAAGCCACAGTCCGTATGAAAGATGAAATCGAACAAGACTTGGATGATATAATGGACGAATTAGACATTGACCACGAAAACAGGAAATCTTAAAACCATAGCAGGCCCAATGTATGCGGGCAAAACATCAGCAATACTTCAAGAAATACTTTGGATCAACCACTGCAACAATAAAGTACTGGTGCTCAAACCAAACATCGACAATCGCTATAGCGATGACCATATTTCAACACATGACCAACTGAAATTCCCGTGCTTCTCCATGCGCGACTGGGATCATGTTCTTGACAATTACAACCTCATGCCATATAATTTCCATACAGTGTTCCTGGACGAAGTGCAGTTCATGGAGACTGAAAGGACACTGGAACAAGTTAACACCATGATTAACAATGGTGTCAATGTTATAGCGGCAGGCCTCAACCAAGATAGTCGTGGTATGCCGTTCGAGACCACTGCGATGCTTCTTGCTATCAGCGATGAAGTCAAATTGATACAGGCTATATGCACAGTATGTGGTAAGCCTGCGACAAAGACACAACGTCTAGAAGCTAGCGGTGATAGAGTAAATGTAGGCAGCACTGGCGTTTATGAGCCGCGCTGTCTGGAACACTGGACCGCGCAGTAATGCAAGTCATGCTACCAGGTGGTCCCGATAGGAACAGCCTGGCTGACCCAATGGCAAAACGACCAGCACCAATTGTCGGCATTTCAAGTCGTGCCAAAGCAAAAACGAGGAATCTCCATATGGAAGAACAAAACGAACCATTCTTTAACCGTCAATTTTGGCGTATGACACTGATTGCTGCATTTAGTCAGATCATTGTGCTCTGAATCGCACTCATGGCAAGCGCAGTGATTGGCAGCAAAATTGATAGTCTCACAAACCTATTTGCAACAATGAACGGCACACTCGAGCGTCTCGAGTCAACCATTAACACAGTTGCAGGTCTTGACACGGCAGAGTTAGCAGAACAAGCCGCAGGCGTTGCTGAAAGTGCAAACATTGTTGGCGAAGGCGATGGCGGCGCTGAAGATGTTAACCGTGTAGGCGAGGCATTTAATAACTGGCGGGAAGGGCGCGAGACAGGAAATGAATAATAACACAGAAGATCAAAATGACATGAGTGCCTTCCAGCTCATTTACTATCCTCACGAAGCGTTGGATACTCAGGTAGCCGCGTTTCCTGATGGTGATCCAGAGTATCGAAGGGCTGTTAGTCAACATATGCGTGACCTCTGTGAACAGCATAAAGGGCTTGGGTTAGCTGCTAATCAGATCAACCTCAACGCCGCTGCATTTGTTACACACGTTCAAAGTGAAATGGTCACTTGTTTCAATCCACAAATTCACGAAGTCAGCGATGACAAAGTGCTGATGAGTGAAGGCTGTTTGAGTGAGCCAGGCTTGTATCTTAAAGTTAAACGCCCTGACATGATCCGCGCAAGCTGGGAAGATGAAAGCGGTGATCGTCAGCAGGCAACACTGTTCGGCATGGACTGTCGTGTATTCTTGCATGAGTTTGATCACCTCCAGGGTGTTATGTTCATGGACAGGGTCGGCAAAACAAAATTGAACATGGCCCGCAAGAAGCAAAAGGATTATATGGAACGCGCAATGCAGCGTATCATGACTCACATGGAAGGTTGAAAGACCAATAAGGATATGCTATAATGTCAGATGCTTACGAAGCAACAGCCATTGTCTACCGGTCCAAACAGCCCAACACAATCATAGTTGCGCCTGAGGACCTAGAAGAGGCACTAGCACATGATGCTGATTATGGTGAGGTTCACGAGGCAACGTGTCGATACCTTGTAGACAAGTTGGGGTTCAGTTTGGATAGTATGGAGGTTACTGCCAACAAGGAACAAAGAACTGTTCTACAAACCCAAGTTGAATTTATCGACGACGGGATCGTCATGGCAAAGTTACAAGGATTAATTGATTAATGGTTAACGAAATCCGTTACACAGAGATATTTTACTCACTACAAGGTGAGGGTAAGTTTGTAGGTGTACCAAGCATCTTCTTCCGCACCTTTGGGTGTAATTTCCGTTGCAAGAAGTTTGGACTGCCACGTGATGCAGAGGTTGGACGTTATAATCCAGAAGTGGAAAAGCTTATCGAAGCTGGTGTACATCAAACTACTAAAAACTTTGAAGACCTGCCCTTGGTGCACACTGGTTGCGACACATATGCAAGTATCTATCCAGAGTTTAAGCATCTAAATGCCACTACGCCTATCGACGATCTACCTGAAAAGCTGTTGGAGGAAGTGCCAAATGGTACATGGACACAGCCAAACGGACAAGATGTACATCTAATCTTTACAGGCGGTGAGCCACTACTAGCTTGGCAGACACTATATCCTGAGTTACTTGAGCAGCCACGTATGCGTGGACTGCAAAACATCACGTTTGAGACCAATACGACACAGATGCTCAAGGATCCACTTTACAACTATTTCTGGTCATCCAAAGGTGCCAAGCCACATGTTACATTTAGCTGCTCACCCAAACTAAGCGTTAGCGGCGAGACCTGGGAGAACGCAATCAAGCCTGACGTTGCGCGTCAATATCTGAGCATACCAAACTCAAACTTGTATCTCAAGTTTGTAGTTGCTGACAGACAGGATGTTGAAGAAGTGCAGCAAGCGGTTGCAGAATATCGCGCTGCTGATGTGCATTGCCCTGTCTATTTGATGCCACTGGGCGGGCGCAGTGAAGAATACAAGCTTAGTGTGCAAGACGTCGCTAATCTAGCAATGGAACAGGGGTGGCGCTTTACTCCACGACTACATATCGATCTATTTGGAAATGCCTGGGGAACGTAAAATAATATACACTGCACTACGTGAAGAGACTTACAAGTAGTCACTGGTGCGATTCTTTCGAGAAAAGACTCTTGAAAATTATAAAGAGCAGCGAATAGAATACTGAGAGAATAGAAATGCGAATCGAAAACCACCAGCAACATGAGGATGCACTCAAGCTGCTTGAGAAGCTGATCTGGCAAGACAAGCCCAGTGATCATAATCGCGTTGAAACTCTTGCTCGTGAAATTGAACGGTATGAAGAAATACACTGGCCCGTCAAATGATACGCTGGACCAGTCTACGTCGTGAAAAGATAAATGAGACACTCAAGCGTCTATTAATAGAGGAGTCGCTCAAGAATCTCCAAAATAAAATGGATAGAGATTTAGATTTATCTGACGTAAGAGAAATAGTAGCAGATGGTGTTGAAATATACAGAGCTAAGAATATACCGAACGACAGCACATAATGTCGACGAAATGTTTGAATTTATTCAATTGTTAGGAAATGAATATGTCAAAAAACACGGCCTCCCAACCAAGCTTGTTCAACCAAGATAATCATCCACCAATAAGTGATATGGCTGACGTAGTTGAACGTTGGTTGGATGAATCAAGCGAAGCTGAAAGGCTTGCATTTGTAAATGCGGTTGATAAAGACAAACTATTAGTATACCATAACACCCTGGGCCGAGAGATACGAAATCATTTTAGCTTATGGAGTTATGAATGGGTTCCAGAAATGCGCAACGGCATTGACTGGAGCAAAAAACACCCAGACCAAATATCACAGGCTGTGATAGAGGAAGTTTGGGACAGGAGACAAAATGACTAGAACATACACATTTACATCGGAGAGCGTGAGCCGTGGCCATCCAGACAAAGTTGCCGACCAAATTTCTGATTCACTACTCGATGAAGCCCTTAAACGTGGGGATGAAACGACGCGATGCGCAATCGAAACACTTGTTACGACAAACATGGTCACTATTGCGGGCGAAGTTAAAAACTTCAATCTTACCAAGAAGGAAGCAGAAGACATCGTACGCGACACCGTACGATCTATCGGTTACCCGGATGGGGGCGGATTTGATTGGGCTACACTCAATGTATACAACGAAATACACGCGCAAAGTGGTGACATTGGACTCGGTACTGATGATTTCGGAGCCGGAGACCAGGGAATCATGTTTGGTTACGCAAGCAATGAAAACCCTGACTTTATGCCCACACCAATCCACCTTGCCCACAGATTCCTCGAAACTCTGGATGGATATCGAAACGCCGGATACGATTACCTACTTCCAGACGCAAAATCGCAAATTTCGGTCGAGTATGAAAACGACGCTCCCCGGAGGATCAGCTCTATCGTTTGCAGCCACCAACACACAGCCGGGTTCGTCCACAGTGTGCATCAAGCCGTCCGCAGCGCCGCTGACGAAGCTTTTGGAGATCTAATCGATAAGGATACACAATGGCACATCAACCCGACAGGAAACTTCGTAATAGGCGGACCGGATGGCGACGCAGGAGTGACGGGCAGAAAGATCATTGTAGACACATACGGAGGATGGGCGCCACACGGCGGCGGCGCGTTCAGCGGCAAAGACCCAACCAAAGTTGACCGCAGTGCAGCATATGCAGCACGTTGGCTCGCAAAGAATGTTGTTGCGTCAGATATGGCAGATTGGTGCCAGATTCAACTGTCTTATGCTATTGGTGTTAAAGAACCGGTAAGTATATACGTAGACAGCAACGGACACAACCGTACAATTGAAAACTTTATTCGCGGTAACGTAGACCTAACACCAAAAGGTATAATTGATCGCTTTGGATTGTTCAAATTCTCTGAGTACAGTGATAATTGTGTTTACGGTCACTTCGGCGACAAAAACGTTCCTTGGGAAAAGGTAGGCTGGTAATGTTTAAGTGGTGGGAAAAATGGCAGGCAAATCGTATTCAAGACGAAGACCTACGTGAGAAAACTTTAGCTAACATTGATGGAGAACCATGGGTAAAGGTAGTAGATGTTCAGTTCGCTGATCCTCGAAACCCAAGCACCGGGTTCTTTGAGCTTGATTGGAACCAGGCGTTTGTTACGCAGTTGACTGAAGCTGGATACAGTGGTCGCACTGACGTGGACGTTGTAGATATGTGGTTTAATGACGTGTGTCGGGGTGTGGCTGATGTCGACCCGGAGTAACACATCATGGAAAATCCAGATCGCTTCCTAAGCGACTGCAACCATTATAGTGAAGAACTTGGTAAAGATTATCGCCGTCTTTATCAACTGAAGGAGGACGGGGCAACCGAGCCCCAAATCCGTGAAGCAAAGGCGAAAATAAAAGCCGATAAACGTCGTCTCAAGAACGTGATACACAATCACAGGACGAAATAAGGCGGATAAAAGAGCTATGCGAATACAACACAATTTTTCTCAAAGATACTCAAACTGGTAAACACCAGACTAAGTTGACGGTTTTGAGGCGTGTGTTATTACATTTGATATACTCGAGGCATTGGATCTCCTGGAAGCGGAAGTTTACAGAGACCGAGACTTTTCAATTGTAAATGAAATGTTGGAAGCCTATCATAGGGGCATTATCATGAAGAAACTTATTTTTACATTACCATTGCTAGCGTTAGCGGCATGTGGCGGCGACAAGGTATACTCTGGCTTTGGTGTTGCAGACAATGGCAGCACAGTATCAGGACAAGTTGTCGATTATGGTCGCGAAATTTCCTATGAATTTACATTACCACAGCAATACCATTGCAGCTCTGGTCGTATACGTGAGCCGCGCAACAAACGACTCATGGACGATGTATTAGTGTCATGTGTTGGTGTAGGTTACGGGGTCTTAGTCCTGTCGTATGTTGAATTTGATCGTCAGCTGGTAGGTCAGTGGTCTTTAAACGATGGACGTAAAGGCTACGTCATATTCGAAAACTACAAGCTATGAGCAATTATGAACCCGTTCCACCTGGGCCAATACCATCTGGTCAAGACTGGGGTGAAGAAACACTTATTAGAGATATGCGTGAGCGCGGCTATCATTATTATGTGCAGTTCGCTGAACGATCTAATATGGATTCAGGTCGAATCCACAAGACTGATGAATGTATGGCTTGGCTCGTAGCACAAGGATGGCAGCGGTTCGAAGATTGGAATTGGATAGGCGGCCGTTTCTACTATGAGTTTGCCTTCAAAGATGAAGAAGTCGCAATGATGTTCAAACTGGCACATGGCAGATGACTCCACAACAGCATGATTTACTAGTTCGAATGAATGCATTAACCATCATGAAGCGGAATGGGTTGTGGAATGATAAGATGCAAGTTGAATGGGATGAGCTTGAAGTAATGAAAAAATTGTCGATTCAGTTGACAAACAAGGATAAGTAAAGCATAATAAACACATGACATATATTATCGTAGACGCAGCCAACATGTTCCATCGCGCCAAGCACGTCGTGCGCGGCGACATTGACATGAAAGTTGGTATGGCAATGCACATTATTTTTTCCAGCATTAACAAATGCTGGCGCGACCTCGGCGGCACACATGTTGTGGTTTGTTTTGATGGTCGCAGTTGGCGTAAGGACTTCTATGCACCGTACAAAGCACAACGTCGTGCTAAACGCGCTGAAATGAGTCCTGGTGAGGTTGAAGACGACCGCGCATTTTTCGATGCGTTCGACGCCTTTCGAGACTTCCTACATGACAAAACTAATGTTACTGTTTTGCAAGCACCGGGCTGTGAAGCGGATGATTTCATTGCTCGGTGGATACAGTCGCATCCACAAGATGAACATATCATCGTGTCCAGTGACAGTGACTTCTACCAACTTATTAGTGACAACGTTAAGCAATATAACGGTATCACGAATCAACTCATATCAATTGACTCTATTGTCGATGACAAGGGGCGGCCTGTCATTGACAAGAAGACGGGCGAGCCGAAAACTATAGGTGATCCAGCCTGGCTGCTGTTTGAAAAGTGTATCCGTGGTGATACAAGCGACAACATCTTTAGCGCATACCCTGGTGCGCCCAAGAAAGGTACCAAGAACAGAATCGGCATGTTGCAGGCATTTGAAGACCGTGAGGGCATGGGCTTTAACTGGAACAACTTTATGTTGCAGACCTGGGTTGATCACGAGGGTGTTGAGCATCGTGTACGTGACGACTATCAGCGCAACGTCAAGCTTATCGACCTCACTGCACAGCCTGACGACATTAAAGAACTACTTGACGCGGCCATTGTTGAAGCCGTACAAACAGAACCCAAGAAGCAAGTTGGCATTAGCCTTATGCGGTTCTGTGGCGCGAATAATCTAGTTCGCGTTAGCGATCATGCAGACGATCATGCTCGCTACCTAGGAGCAAGTTATGCCCAAAAAGTTGAGAGCCGTTGAAACGATTCCTGGCAAACTGTGGATCACTTACGATACCACTGGTGGAAAAAGCGGAACACTAACTAAACAAAGCGATAACGATTGGTTATGGCTACGCACTGGTAAGCAACCCCTATCCTTAAATGAGTCAGATGCCAATGACATGTTTGATCTTGAAGAAAAGGCTGAACTGAGCAGTTGGCACCAAGAGCATGTCCTTGGTTATCCTGTTATCAAAATCGAGACGTTTAAGACACAAGAGAAAGAAAATCTTCCTTGCTTCACCAAGACGCCACAGAGTAAGGTATTCTTTGCCGCTGGCTACTATGGTATCAACTTTGATAACGGCGGCTGGATGGAAAGCTTTTGTCCCAAGCTAGCGACCCTACGCAAATATGAATACATGGGGCCATTCAAGACAGAAACTGACATGCAGATAGCAATACAAAGGAAGAAGCGCAGTTATGAGTAAACCCAAGGTAACTGGTTTCCTCAGTGTTTTCGAAGCAAAGCTAGACAAGCTACTTGGAAAAATCAAAGCCGAATATGAAAAGCCTAAAGCAGAACGCAATAAATCCTCACTCAAGGACATGGCAAAAGAAGCCAAGAAGATGCGAAAGCTTGTTAATGAGCTCAAGGCGGAAGTCAGGGTAGAGTGTAATTGCCCTGCATGTGGACACAAGTTCAAGTTAAAATAATGTGGAAGTATCACGCAATAGGTATTGCTTTAGGTTTGTGCATTTTTGCGCTGGCTTTTATACTACTTTAATTCTCCTGTCTAGCTAAATAGTTAAAGCTAGACTTAATGGAGAATGATATGGCGCGGCCAAAACCAACAGTGTTACTGGAACACACTGATCAAAGCTTTCGCAGCGAACAGATACTTGACGCAGACGCAATTTATGCAGTGTTTTACCAGGGAACACCTATCAACCTAAAAAGCTTCAACAGTCTAGTTGACAGCCCAGGAGCCAAATACAAAAAGACCAGCTTCAGCAATCCTGGTCATGCATTCAACTTATGCGAAAGATTGAACACAAAGTTCAACACAAACGAATTTACGGTGGAGAAACTTGTCAGCGGTGAACGAATCGAAGAAGATTTTGACCGAGGAGATTACAGCTTGGCTCAAAAACGAGCTTAATAACTGTACTGACCCTACACTACAACTCTTCAAACAACGTGATTACAAAGTAAACGACTATTTCCACCAACCTGATAGTCTGCGTCTCCGTGCAGCGGGTTACCAACTACTCAAACAATTTTTTGACCACGAAGAATTCAAGCACGATAGGGAATTCTACACAGGCGAAATCCTGACACTCAGTCAGCATATGAACGCGCCTTTCTACATCAACCGTGAAAAAATCATACTCTTCCATCAAGAACACATAGTGATGTGTAAAATTGCAGGAAGCGTGGCACTTTGGCTGAATAATTTTCCTTGACCATCCGCGCGGAACCGTGTATCTTGCAATAAATATCAGCACACGCAAATGGGTGTATAACACGGAGAAGCAAGATGAGCGCAGAAACAACCTTCACTAACTTTGCCAAAGGGTTGGTTCCATCCAAGGAAAGCGTCGATCCTGAAACTCTACGAAAGGCACGAGACTGGTATCGAAAGTTTGCCGGACCTCATGCAGTTACGATGGATGATCGTGATCTAGTGGACATTTACCGAGACCTCCACTAACCCGCTGGAAACACTAAAAAGAAAGCTGCCCTTTTTGGGCAGTTTTTTCTTGACCATCCAAAGCGTTTTGCTTATATTGGTAATTGTGTAAGCAAAGGAGATAAACATGCAAGTTAAAGTTTTCATCCGCAAAGACAATTGGACCCCCAGCAAGCCTTGGACTGCTGACCTCGAAATGGACGGCAACCTGTTCCGCAGCTGGATCTCCAACTTCCGGACCAAGCGGGCACTGCTTGCAGAGGTCAATGCAGTTGCACCCAACGCTGAGATCGAATATGCGTAAGTTTAACGTCGTTACTGATTACCGCTGCGGCTACTTTGGTGGAAGTCATTACGTGATTGAAGCCGAGTCAGCCTTGGCTGCGAAACGTGAAGCTATGCGGCGCGCGCCAGGAAATTATTGATAATCCTAAAATTTCAAATCATGTTGCTGATACGACAACAATGACAGCGGTAGCGCAGGAAATCAAAGATGTCTGATCGCGAAAAGCTCATCGAAGATATGGCAATGGAGATCGAACGTGTAAGCGTCGGCACCGCCCAGTTTTGGACCGAAGAGCAAATGCAAATCTGGTGCTACCACGACCGCTACGGGGTCAAGAGCTTTGCTGCCGCCAAGCGCCAAGCTGAAGCTGCCCTTGCTGTCGTTGAAATGCGCCAGAAAAAAAACTTTCTAAAATGTGTTGACAAAGCTTGCTCGTTATCGTAAGCTGAACACATTAGAACACTAGCCACACAGACCAGGAGTTAGACATGGCGACTACAGTTGAACAGCACCAGGTACGCCTACCTGAAGCGAAAAAGTACATCAAGCACGCCGCAGTGAAGCGCAAGCGTCCGGTGTTTATTTGGGGGCCGCCGGGCGTTGGTAAATCCGACGTTGTCGAATCCATTGTGAGCGACGCCCTTGCAGTCGGCAAAGACGCCGTGCTCTACGACATGCGCCTTAGCATGTGTGAGCCTACCGACATTATGGGCATCCCCTACTTTGACAGCACTGAAGGCACAATGAAGTGGGCGCCGCCGGCTCTGCTTCCCAAGCCTGAAGATGGCGAACGCGATCTTGTCGTCCTGTTCCTAGACGAAATGAACGGTGCCGCTCCGGCGGTGCAGGCGGCTGCATACCAGCTGATCCTCAACCGCCGTGTTGGCGAATACAAGCTGCCTGACAACGTTGCTGTTGTCGCTGCTGGTAACCGTGAAACTGACAAGGGCGTTACTTACCGTATGCCCAAGCCGCTCAGCAACCGCTTCATCCACTTTGAAGTCAAAGTTCACTTTGATGACTGGGTTGAGTGGGCGACTGACAACGGTGTTGTCGCTGACGTGGTTGGTTACCTGACCGCTAAGAAGGACCACCTTTGGAAGTTTGACGCCAAGAGCCCGGATCACGCTTTCCCGACTCCGCGTTCCTGGGTGTTTGTTTCCGACATCCTCAAGGACAGTGATGACTTCACTGAAGGCGAGATCACTGACATGGTGATCGGTACCATCGGCCAAGGTCACGCGATTAGCTTTGCTGCACACCGCAAGACCAGTGCCTTGCTGCCGGATCCCACACTGATCCTTAAGGGTCAGGTCAAGGAGCTCAAAACCAATGAGATCTCCGCAATGTATTCCCTGGCAACCAGCCTGGCATACGAGCTCAAGGCACAGAGCGAAGAGATTGGCCGCAGCATCGACGACGCTAAGATGCAGGAGTACATCAATAACACGATTGGCTTCTGGATGGCGCACTTCGAGCCTGAGATGGTTGTGATGAGCTTCCGTATGGTGATCAAGTACAAAATCACAATCGACATGAAGCGCCTGAGCAACTGGAAAGAGTTCTACAAGCGTTATGGCACCCTGGTCCGTGCTGCGTAAGGGCACCTAGTCCTTACTTACTTGGCGGGGTCATTTGGTCCCGCCCTTTTGATATGAACCAAACTGAACCACTCCGCACAGTTAGATCGCGACTATGGGAAGCTAAATTTCCCGGCTGCACTGATGACTTTCTGGAAGTGTTTGGCTCGCGAGAGCCCACAGTCAAACAAGTCAGTCTGTGGAAACAATCTTGGTTTGAAGATACTCCCAACACGTTTTTAATAGGAAATCTGCGGGCAGCGGATATTTTCAATGCCAACGCAAACGTCAAAGAACGTATTCATACGCTCGCAGATCAATGTGGCATCCATCCATACTTCTATGAGTTTTGGACTCGTATGAGGAACGTAGTAGGGCAAGACATAAACCCCTACGATCCTGGTGTAGACGCACACATAACTCAAGTCGATCCACTGATAAGCTTTTACAAAGAGGAACATCTGGTGATGTTCAAACTTGCATGGTAGCCAGAGCATCAAGGTATAGCACTGAATCTCTCATGGAAGTGTTCGGCACCCCTAACCCAGATCGCATGGCGGTAGAACGGTGGAAACAAACATGGCGGGACACTGCGGGCAGAATCGAAGTCAAAAACTTCAACGCATCAGTCAAGCTGCTAAATGAAAGCGATGTTGACCCGCTGTTTTATCAGTTCTTTGCCGAACACGCAGAGACCACAGATGACAGTGCAGAGCGTTACTTTGTAGTATTCTACAAAGATGAACATGAAGTTTTCTTTAAGCTTCACCAAGGTTTGGCTTGACATTTGGTAACCGAACTAATACTATGAATATAAACGTAACAGAGGTATGTCATGACTCAGAAAGCTAACGAAGACCTGAAGAAGCACGAAGGCAAGGAATATATGACCGATGAGATCACTGACGATCTCAAGCAAAAGGCATATGAGACTCTTGTCAAGGCGCGTATGACTTTGCTGTTTAAGCACCCGTTCTTCGGGCAGCTTGCTCTGCGTTTGACACTGACACCTGCCAGCCGTAAGTGGTGCCCTACCGCTGCAACTGACGGCAAGAAGTTCTACTACAACCCTGCATTTATTACGCGACTAGACGACAAGGAGAACGTTTTCCTTGTTGCACACGAGCTGGGCCACTGCATTTACGAACACTTCATGCGCCGTGGCGGACGTGACCCGCAGTTGTTCAACATCGCAGGCGACTACATTATCAACAACACCCTGGACACTGAGATTGTCAAGAAGGGTGACTATGCCCGCATTATCGACTATGTGAAGCCGTTCCTTAACCACAAGTATGACGGCTGGACAACTGAAGAAGTTTATGACGATCTTCAGCAACAGAAAGACGCTGGCGGCAAGCCTGAAGAAGATGGTGACCTGATTGACGTTCATATTGATATGAGCGGCAGTGGTGGTCAAGGCGACGATGACGGCGAAGGCGTTGAGGTCGAAGGTGAAGGCGGCGGTGGCGGCGATGAAGATGGCGACGGACTTGCTGGCAAGCCAGATCCACTGACTGAAGAAGAGAAGAAGCAACTCAGCAACGAGATGAAAGATGCCGTGCTGCAAGCTGCCGCAAGCTCAGGTGCAGGCAACGTTCCTGCTGACATGAAGCGCATGATCAAGGAATTGGTTGAGCCTGAAATGGATTGGCGCGAAATTATCCGCGCACAGGTTGAAAGCTCGCTCAAGTCAGACTTTACCTGGCTGCGTCCTAACCGTAAGGGTTGGCACATGAGCGCCGTGTTGCCTGGTATGGACCGCGACGTTATGATTGATGTCGCACTGGCGATTGACACTTCCGGTTCCATCAGCCAGTCCATGCTTACAGAGTTTGTGAGCGAGATTGCAGGCATCATGGACCAATATGACCAGTACCGTATCCGTATTTGGCAGTTTGACACCAGTGTTTATGGTTACGATGAGTTCACAAGCGATGACGGTCGTGACATCCGTGAGTATGAAATTAAAGGCGGTGGTGGCACTGACTTTATGGTCAACTGGACCTACATGGAAAACAACGAAATTGAACCTGACCAGTTCATCGTGTTTACTGATGGTATGCCATACGGCGGCTGGGGTAACCCAGACTACTGTGACACTGTGTTCCTGATCCACACTGCATACGGACGCCCTGAGGCTCCGTTTGGTCAGAGCGTCTACTACGAGGCAAAGAAATAATTGAAGTGGACTAGAGTAAAAGAAGTCAGCGCAGATGACTTGGATCGGCTCGCAAGGGCCGATTCCCCGCTCTTCATAACTATGTTGCGCCACAAGTTGATCTTGAAATACGATCCCAACGATTTGCGCGCAAAACTTAAAGACATTGGCCTTATGGATACAAAAGGTCTTTTCCACATCCGCGACATTCACGAGCGCGGAGACAGTTTTGAGATTTTGTTTGAACTTGATGAAGATCGAGACATGGTCGAACAATATCTTACCCAATACAAGCTTGGAATGGATTAAATGCTACGTTAATTAGATAAATAAACGTAACATGAAACCCCCCACATAATTGTATTGAATTCGCCGCAGAGCGGTGTGTATACCTATCACAGGAGATAATCACAATGGCAAAAGCAAAAGAAGCCGTTGATCAGGCAACTGGCGGTGAAGCAGAAGTAACAGCTACTCAAGCACCACAGTCACCAAGTCTGGACCTAAACGACCTTGCACTTGCATTGCAACTCATGAATGTCGCAATCAAGCGCGGAACATATGAACGAGCAGAACTACGTGGCGTCCTTGACGTTACTGACAAGCTCGAAGCCTTCCTGCAATTCCAAGCGCAGGCACAAGCCGCAGCGCAAGCTGCACAAGAAGGCGAAAAAGGAGAAGGCTAATGGCCGCACTAAAACACACAGGACAGATTAAGAACACAGGGCAACGTTGTGTTGTCGTTTTCCGTGAGATTTACGATGACCAAGGTCATGTTATTGATGAAAACAACTGCCTAGTTTTTGAGTCCGACAACCTACCTGATGCAGAGCACCAGGATCTCATGCGCATTCTTGAAAGCGAACCGGCACAAGCGACTGGCGATCTTTACAATGTGCTTGCACGTACACGTCTTGGCAATGGTACGCTTGCGCTTAATTGGCTTGCATCAAGCGGCCGTCTACGCAAGTTTCCAACCAACAACATCAACTTGACTCCAGAACCTTCTACTGTTCTTGGGCTAGATGTGCTAAATAGGATTGTGAAGATGCAAAAGGCAGGTGCATCGCAAGCTGATATCGAAAACGCACTACGTGACGATACCGATATGGCACCACGCGAAGCAACCAATGTCACTGAAAGTATCCAGGAACAGAATCCTGATGCCGTGGAGACTCCTGCTGCTGTAACTGAACAGACAGGCGACACCGCGCTGGACGACACTGCAATTGCAAAGCAACGTCTATCACAGGCTGAGATGTTCGAACAACAGGCAAAAGAGCTCCGTGATCAAGCATATGAGATGGACCCAAGCCTAAAGCCAAAACGAACACGCAAAGCACCAGCGAAAAAAGCGCCTGCTAAAAAGTAAGGCATACGCCAAATGGCAATATACCAACGTGATCGAGACTTTCACAGACTGTTCGCAGATATCGATATTAACGTTGTTCCGCTCAAATTTGTACGTGAGATTGTCTGTCATCTAGGTGATGGCAGCAAGGTTGTTTTGGGTGAAAGTGATTTCACTCAAGATGATATGGAACACAACGATATCGAAAATCTGGTCCGTAACCTGTCTTTTTATGATCGTCTCGTAGACCTTTCAATCAGCATTAACTATGATCGTGTTGAAGATAAAACACGTGCTGATGTCGATAAAATTCTAAGCAAATTGAATAAATGATCCGAGCAATATTAGCATGTGATTTCGAAGGTGGGATAGGGAGAGATGGATATCTGCCCTGGGCCCACAACAAAAAAGACCTAGCTCACTTTAAAAGTTTAACCAGCGGAGCAGTGGTCGTAATGGGGAGAGGTACTTGGGAAGGCAAAGGAATGCCCAAGCCTCTCCCCAACCGTTATAACGTTGTCGTGACAAGCGACAGGGATTATGTAGCAGAAGGTGCAGACGAAGTCATCCATGATGACTTGTCTGAACACTTGACAAGATTAGCACAAAGTAATACAGTGTACGTGATTGGTGGCGGTGTTCTGGTCAACCAACTGATAGATCACATACAGATCTTTCACTTGACCCGAATTACTGGCAACTATAATTGCGACGCCTTCATTGATTTGAAGGCAATAGAGGAAAAATTTGTCAAGGTCGATGAAGTCGAGATTGACAACATGACACGATTTGAAACTTACTTCACGAGGTACCTAAATGACCTTTCTCTCCCAACAAAGTTTTGACGCAGACGGCCAAATTCCAGTCATCAAAAAGAAGCGCAAGATCCTGAAAGAAGACGAAGTGCAAGAAGACGGCAGCATCAAAGGCAAAGCTGAAGTCAAATACGAACACGAATACCTGACCCGGGATGATCTATTAGAAGTCGGCAACATTCGCGCCGCCGAACTGATGGTAATGGATGAAGGCGAAGTGTTCTGGGGATACGGTGCACCGCCACTTCACGGCATTGATGAAGACTGCAAGCTTGCACATATGCTGAGCCTTGCTGCCAGCAACATTGCGACAATGACCAAGCGTGGTTTTGGAAACACCATGATTGTGCATCCTACGCGCGCCGCTGAAGTTCGTGATTCCTTTACAAAACAGAAATGGGTTCAGCAATACAGTGAGGAAAAGGACGACATGGAAGACGTCCAGATTCCGTATTTCCCTGCTGAGCCTGAAGTGTTTGAAGACGACGGCATGAATCCTGAACAAGTGCTGGTGATTTACCGCGGTCAAGAAGACGGCGACCAGCCATTGATCTACGTTGAAGGCGAAGGCTTGCTGCTGAATAGCAAGATTGCCCTCGTAGAAGATTATGGAAAGTTTGTGGACATTTGAAACATTACCACGATCAACTAGAACAAATCATCCGTGAAGGTGAAGTTCGTACTGACAGAACCGGCATAGGAACCAAATCAATATTTGGCATGCAAACAAGGTATAGGCTGGGAATTGGTTTCCCAGCCGTCACCACGAAGAAACTTGCATGGCGAGCAGTTGTTAGTGAGCTGCTCTGGTTCCTAGAAGGCAGCACAGACGAGCGCCGTCTAGCGGAGATACTGCATGGCACACGTGATCCCAGCAAGCGCACTATCTGGACAGACAACGCGCTGAAACAAGGTGCTGCACTGGGATACGCACCTACAGACGATGTACGTGAACTGGGTCCAGTCTACGGGCGACAATTCCGCAATGTAAACGGTGTTGACCAAGTAACACAATTGATTCAGCAACTACGTCACGATCCGATGTCACGACGTCATATTATTGACCTGTGGCGTGTTGACGAGATTAAGTGGATGGCCTTGCCGCCGTGCCATATGATGATGCAATACTACGTGAGCACAGACGGCAGACTTAGTGGTCAAATGTATCAGCGCAGTGCAGACATGTTCCTGGGCGTTCCGTTTAACATTGCCAGCGAAGCATTGCTTATCCACATCCTCGCGCAAATCTGCGGCCTCAAGGTAGGCGAGTTCGTGCACACAATTGGTGACGCACACGTTTACCTAAATCACATGGACCAAGTTGAAGAGCAACTGTCTAGACCAATTCGCCAGTTACCTGAGCTTGTGATGCCACCGTTTAAAAATATTGACAACATGCTCGAAGAGTGTATTGTTGACGACTTCAAATTGGTCGGTTATAATCCTCACCCCACCATCAAAGCAGAGATGGCAATATGAGAACCGTGATCTTTTTCGTCTTTTTAGCAATTGGCATGTTTTCTGCCGCCGCGGTACTTGGGCAAGAGACCATTCCAACTGGATTGGAAGACCATTACCTTTGCAATGCAATGATTGAGTATGGGCACGTTATGACCATGGCCGAGATAGCAGCATGTAATCAGAACTACGAGTTACTCAAGTCAAACTTTTTAGTAGTCACACCGCAAGAATACGCTGACATGACTACTGAGGATCAAGCTTCATCCATGTTGACAGCATACACCGAATTCAAAGAATGGGAAACTGAAAACTTTGATCTAACGGAAAGCTTGCGCGTTGCAATGGGTGAGATTGCACGAGACTTGCTAGACAAATGATTACAACATTGGCGGCGGGATACGTATTCTACTATCTAGTAGTAATGATTGGCATCAGTATTGGATACCATCGTTACTTTTCCCACCGTGCATTTGAAACAACTCCTGCAATGGAATACTTAATGCTGTTCTGCGGTATGCTGTGTGGCGGGCGATCGCCGCTTACATGGGCGGCTGTGCACCGTATGCACCATGCAACTAGCGACACTGAGAACGACCCACACTCGCCCAAGTATGTAGGCGCGTGGCGTGTTATTACAAGTCAGTGGTCCATCAAACACATTCCTCGCAAATACATTGCTGACTTGGTCAAGAATACACGCTTGCAATTCTTCCACCGTTATGGACGTTACATTCACTTCTTTTTCGCTTTAAATGTTGTCGCATTGCTTGGGTGGCAAGCTTTCTTTATTGTGGTTGTTATTCCGTTTGCCCTAGCCTATATTGGCTTTGGATTGTTAAATTACATGGCACATCGTAACGGTGAGCCAGCTGATGTCCCACTAATGAATCTGCTTGCTCCAGGAGAGGGATGCATAAGTATCATCACGAACACCCAAGAGCACATACACTCAACCGTTATGATCCTGCAGGCTGGGTTATTGAGAAAAATTTTGACAAGAACAAAGCATGATTAGGCCACCATTCCAAGCACACGACTTCAATGACTTTTATGACACTGTAACACGTTTACAGGATGATGCTCATGGTGGACGTTACACTGAGCACCACACTGCACTGACAGATTTTGCCTGTGAGTGCGATAGTGTCATGGAAATAGGCGTATGCCAGGGCGCAAGCCTTGCAGCCATGATGAAATACGTTAATCGTCCTGGACGAGTAATTGGTGTAGACATTCGTGACAAGCATTTTCGCCCCCACCAGCACCATTTTGAAGAATATGCACGTCAGCATGATATCGATTTTGAGTTCATTGTAGCTGACAGCACTGCTGGTCCCATTGCAGAAGTTGATATGCTGCATATTGACTCGCTGCACACACCAGAGCATTTACTCAAAGAATTAAAGATTCATGCGCCTCTGGTAAAGAAATATCTTGCATTCCATGACACCAGCAACTATACTGGATGTGAAGGATTGCTAGAGACCATTGCGCATTATATCACCTATGTTGAGCAAAGCTGGCGCATTGTAAGACATGACATTGACATATGCGGGTTTACAGTAATCGAACGGTATGAAAGAGAACCACTCAAGCTAACAAAGCTTAAAGATAGGAAATACTAATGTGTAGAACTGCCCTACTGACTGTTGCACTTGCCGCGCTGCCTGCCATGGCTGTTGCAAATGATCACAACATTCCCAGCCTAGACAAGGTTGCTCCTCCAGTATGGGAAACATTTTTCATGCCACGTGAAGATGGCATGAGCTATACCATGCGCTATGTTAACCTGCAAACAAGCGGAAGCGTTCCTGCTGACGGTAGTGAGCAACTCGACATTGGTGTGGTGTCATGGTCTACTTCACGCACTCCAAATATTGACTGTACGAACATTCAAGAAGCCCTGTGTTCTGACACGATCACTGTGTATCCTCCTGAAGGATATATTGCTATTCCAAACGAAGTCACTGCAACTGAACGCACCTTTGTCGATATCCTGATCGTTCCAGAACTGTTTTCCTAAGAACGATGCCCAATGATAGACCTTTTGGTCCCATTTAAAATAGACTGCCCAGAGCGTGCCGCCAACAGAGATTCGTTTACCAAGCACTATCAAGACAAATACAACTTGGTGTTTATCGAGGACTATACGGAACGAGCACTTGCATTTAATCATGCAGCGGCAGAGTCCACACAAAAATATATTGCACTAGCTGACATTGACGCGCTGGTTCCACTCGATCAAATGCAAGCTGGCATTGACATGTTGGAACAAGGTTACGATGTAGTTTACCCATTCACACATGTCTTAAATGTGCATCCGGACGGCCGCATAACTGATGACTGGCCTAGACTTGACCGCCTCAAGTGCGGTCTCATGGTGTTCTTTAACAGAGAAAAGTTCATTGCCTTTGGTGGTGAGAATGAAAACTTTATTGGCTACGGCTGGGAAGACCAAGAACGATATTACAGGGCGCTAAATAATGGATATAAGGTAGGACGCATTGATGGCGATTGTCACCATTTAGTGCATCCTCGAACCGGGTTCCAAAACCCGCATCTATACCATAACATGCATTTGATGAACAAGGAAAAAGAACTATGGAAATCCAAAGGATTGATCCAGCTAGATTAGAGTTTACGCATACTGACGAGCCAACAGATGACACTGAGCGTATGCGACGTCGCGCAGAAATCCGTTACGGCGAAAATTGGGCAAGGCATCGATTCTACCAAAACGCTTACTTGTTTACTGTAGGCTATCTTGATGGCAAGCCTGAATGGCTGAGCACACTGCAACAAAATCCATATTGGATTGACCTTGGTGTTGTTGGATTCTGCCGCAGATCATACATCCAAGTGCACACAGACAATGGAATTACTCCAGGCTATCTTGGAGACTTTGGCGAACCCACCTTCCTTGCACACTACAACAAGGGATTAGAAATGGGGTTTAAACGCTTTGTACTTACAAGCGACCGCCGCAGCAAAGTCCGTTCAAACATATCACGTCTACCGCGTTACGAAGAACTGACTGGTGTAAAATGGTACACCAAAGACGAGCGATACATGACAGTGCCAACGCCTGAATATCAGTATTGCGTCTGGTCAAACGAAGAGGAATGTTACTTTGAAAAGGAAAATTGACGCACTATTCATCGCAGGTCATATCCTGACAGCAATCTATGCTTATTTGTTAGGATGGTGGGCACTGCTGATGATTCCTTTTGCACTAATTGTGTTTCATGCAGGGCACGGAGCCTATGCACACCGCATCTTTACTCATGATGCTGACAAGAGCATGACCGTTTTGAGCAATCGTGCACATTGGCTTGGACATTTTCTGTTCAATATGACAGGCTGGGGCAGTGCACTGACTTTTGGTGCGATCCATCGTGCACACCATAAATTCAGTGGCACTGAAGAAGATCCGCATGAACCTAAATTTGCTGGTAAATGGAATCTATTTGTTGGCAACTATAATTTTGACAACTACGACAAAAGATTTATTCGTTTGCGTAGCAGCGCACCATATGCTAGCTGGTTCCACAAAAACTATTTCACAGTTGCTTGGTTGGGTATGCCAATCTTTGCACCAGTGTTTGCCGCTGCGTTTTGGCTACGATATGTCCTGTTGGTAATGGTACACCCAGACGATGATGCGCCCACTGCTCGCGACTGCTGGTACCTTTGGCCAATCCTATGGGGCGACGAAGCACATGAGCTACATCACCTTAAAGCTTATGGTGCAAAACACCATAACCTAGACTTTGTTTATTTGTGTTTGCTGGGGTTCCGTTTAGTCTAAGTCAAGTCGTATTACGATGCTTAGACGCGGGTGTTCAATTCCCGTGACACTGTGCCAGGTACGTATATCGAAATCATACCGGCACTCAGTATCAAATATTACACTATCAAGCCGCGGACCCTGTTCCGCGGCCTACCAATGAGTGTAAACTGCACTACCACCCTGATCCATTATAAAGTTCCATTTGCGGTCGTTTACGCATACATCCTGGTGAACAGGTAAGTCACTATGTACTTACCTGGTTGCAAACATGAAACTTAGGATCAAGCCAACCGTTAAACCACTCAGCGAGATCCGCACTGAGTGGATGGTTGGTGTATGGTTTGTAATCTTTTACAGGGAAGGTATTTTCTCTAGCACATACCACATCCACAGTCTCGCGAAGCTCTGACGGAATGACGGGCATATTACGATCTATGTGGTAGTAGGGGTTCATAGAATTACTGCAACCAAATGTACTCGTGACTCGCGGCTGGCATTCATTGCAGTATGTGGTAGTGTAGTGTCTACCATCCACCAAGTGTCTGCGGGCATGTGTTTGACTTCATCCTCAACTACCATTAGGCAACCCTCTTGAGTGTTGATAGGATAATGTAGTCTTGGTGAGGTATCTGTATGCCAGCTAAGACAGGTTTTAGGTTGGCTGCGCATAAGGCGGACACGCCCAAAACTCCAACGCGAGCTTACTAGATTATAAACTTCTTCTAGAGGGGTATCGCGGAATGTTTCTGTCAGGTAGCGGAAATCAATTTCACTATACTGTTCCTCAAACTCTGGAACGTCCCAAGTAAAGGATCCGTCTGGGTTTTCTATGCGACGTTTATTTGCCCAATCATATTGCAAGCTGCCAGTGCCAAGCAAATAATCGCGATTGCCTGGCCAGGGACTGTTAATGCAAATCTGATTGCTCGGACCCCAGTCAAATCCTTGACTGACAATCCAATCAGCTAATTCGAAAGTCGGAAGATCTAGTTTGTGAAAATGGCTCACTGGGTTCAATCCTATTAAATGGCATACCAATAAGTGGCGTTTTGATGATAAATTCCGCAGCTACTTCAGGCTGGATATACTCTGTCATGTCAGGATATTTAGCCAGTATATTTGCAGTGCCCACATATCCAAATGTCACATACTGCACACTCGCGGCGCGTTCTTGCGCAAGAGTACTCAATGTCATCAATTCCCATTTGTGCATTTTGTACGTGGTAAGATGACGATATTCTTTGGTGAGTGTGTATTCTGTTACTGCACTGCCAATGTTGATAATAGTTTTAGTAGGATCATCACCCCAAGTCATCAAAATACTGTTAAACAGATCACATTGTGAGCTGTCATTTGAGTATGCATTGTTGACGAACACATCATAATGATGAAATTCGTCAACAATTTGTTGACGATGATGTAAAAGTCTGATGTCATGCCCAGTAGCACGACTAACGCCGTGGGCCCTGTCTCCGAGCTGTCGACACACTTCAGCGCCTATTACGCTAGTGTGTCCTGTGACTAGGTATGTTAGGTCTCGTCTTTCCAACTGGTGTCTCCAGGGTAGAGCGGCACAGGGGCTCCTGGTATACGCTTGGGGATCTTGCTGTCAGCACTACTGACACAACTGCCTGTAATGCACGTCTGTGGGGCGTCGAATAGCTTGAAGCCCGTCTCGATGTTACCTAGTGGGGCGTCATGGCAACTATAGCTTCGCTTGATGCTGCCATCAGGCTCACGTATAATGATACCACGGAAGCCACTACTGCATTTCCAGCCCTCAAATTTGTTGAAGTTGAACGCATTGAAACGCTCTGCTTGGTCCATGTACCACTTTTTGCCACGGCGGTCAGTAAACTCAACTTGCATGTGCCAAGGCACTTTCTTGTGTTCAATAAAGTTGGGGTCCTGCTCATCACTACGGAAGCGTGGCTTGGGACGATCTGCCCATGCACGTTTTTCTTCAGTGTAGGCACGTTGCGGCATTCCGTTCCAAAGACGCTGCATCATTTCATCTGTGTAACCATCAACAACACGGCTTGCTGTTGGATCGCTTTGTGGTTTAAGTGTAACGTTGATGCCTTGCTCGTGGAAGAACAATGCATTCTCCCAGTCACGCTCAAACCAATCAGGAACCATAACCATGTTGATAGTTACCTGCACGTCATGCTCTTGACAGAGTATGAGTTTGTCAGCGAACTCTTGCATTTTAGCAGGTGTGTTTACATGCTCTGTGTGGAGGCTTGCTGTTATACTTGCGCGATGAAATGGCTTTGCTCGTTCAACAAAATCCTCATACCACTTGATTGGTCTTGAGCAGTTAGAGGTTTTATGAACACTAGTGTAATTAGTATTGCTGACATCGCTAGCAAGATGGCTAAGGATATCGAGATAACCCGGGTGAAACGTAGGCTCACCACCACTAAGAGAAAAATGGAAAGAATTAAATCCGTTGTCACGTGCCTGCCTCTTTATTTCATCAATTGTGCTTAAACATAGTTCAGTAGGACGATGGTCCTTGGTATTACTGCGGGCGTAGGGCCAGCAATAGCTGCAACGATAGTTACAGAAGCGACCTAGTAGCCAGCTTACTGTAAACAGATCGCGATAAAGCATTGTGCGTTGTCCAACGCTTACTAGATCATCATATGGTATCTGAGTGAAGTCGTATTCACTCCATTTTAGGTCATTGTCCTTGCTCATCGCGTAAGCCTGCTTCCTTGAGCGTCTTGCTCGGCGTGTAAAACTTTGTTAACACGTCTGTATGTAATGTTCTTTTGATGTCAAACCTTGATGTCAACATCTGCTTCATGTATCCTGCAAACTGTTCATTTTGCATGATGCTCATATGATTAATACGTTGTCCTTTGATTTCACACCAACTATTCAATCTACTACAGTCTAAGTCACTAAGATTAAGCATATTAGGCATCTGCCCAAATGGAAAGCTGTTGATTATTTTTACATCTGGTCTAATTGATTGCATTGCAGTAAGCATCGCATGATAGGCCACAATGTTTGCCCAACTACTTTGTGTCCAAATTTCCCTATAAGCTGCATTGAGTGTGCGAGTGTATTTGAGTGGATTCTTGTATCCGCGGTTAAGTAGTATCTTTTCACTGGTTAATTCAGCATCATGGTAATCGCCAACCAAGCCAGCCAGTTCTGCTATGTCTAGATCAAAGTCGTTAAAGTTTTCGATATCAACAAAACGCTCATAGTCAATATTGTAAAGACCTATGCGGCTAACATTACTGAGGAAAACAACCACTTGATCATAGTTGGCATGTTGTGTGACAAATTGCTGATATATCCAGTCTGGACTGATCCCACGTATGGCATACGTGGTTACATCAAAATCTTGTTTCAAATGATTAGGCCATGCCTTGCTATCTTCATCAGTTGCAAAGCTATCGCCAAAAATTCCTATGGTTGACATCTCAGTCCTTTTCAGTTCTTATATTAGCATGACTCATTGTACTGGGTCAATACTAATCTCGTTAATGTTGATATGAGCTGGTTGTTCAATCAACCACTTTACATAGCTTGCTGCTTGATCAATATCCATACAGGTGCGGTCAGGATGTTTCTCAGCATTGTTGCTCAATGTACCAAAACTGATATAGCTAACTTTGGGGAGTCCGGGCGTCCAAACACCACCAATGCTCAGTGTATTACTATAATCGCGCAGGGCTTTCTTCTCTGCGTTATATAGCCAGGGCTTGCCATTTTTGACCCGGTCAGTTGTGCTGCCTATCACAATGATGTATGGATCATGACCAGCTTGACGACAAGTTTTGCTAACACATTCAAGCAATACGGTCTGCTGAAACTTCCACAGTGCAGCGCAAATAATGATCACGTCATGTTCGAGTGCCAGTTGTGCAAAGCGTTCTTGTGCGTCACTTGATGTAAGTTCATATCCAGTGCTGCGGCTTGCATATGTCATCTCAAGGTGTTCAAGCTGCAATCCAATTGCCGCGCTCAATCCTTTATATTCATTTCCTGAGATCAATACTCTCATCAAATAACTCCGGTAATAGGTCACGTCCGTTTTCGTCACGGCTTTCATCTAGAACTTCAGTGTAGCGCACAAACTCTGGATAAAGATGACTCCAGTCCTCGCTGTTCATATAGTCAATAACACCCTGCACTCTATCTAAATAGGTATAGCGTGTCAGGCGCTCAGACACTTGCTCTTTGAGCTTCTGATCAATTACCCTGATGTTTAGGCACTCAGGATGGTTAAGGATGTTGAAGTAGATTTTGTAGCCATACGGCTCAGCCCATTCAATCAACTCATGCAAGCGAGTAATATTATACATTTGCACTGTGCAATGAACTTCTACATAGCCGTTGTCTAGCTTGTTGACTGCTTCAAAGTTCTCCACTATCTTGTTCCAGTTGCTTGGATATCGTATGTAACGATCCAGCGCACCCGTTGCATCAATAGAGCAATTCAGTTGCACGTTGCGGAATTCCTCCCATTTACTCAACAAGTGCCGTGGCACATTGGTTAGGTTTGTGTTGTACTTGAGCTTAATGTCTTTTGCTATGCCACGCTCAATAACATGATCTAATAGCTTGTGCTGCTCACGTATAATTGTAGGCTCGCCACCTGTCAAATAGATCTCGTCAATACTGTCAACAATGCTGAATAAGTTTTCCCAAGTCTTGGGGTTCTCTGGCCAATCCATGTACTTGAGACGATTGATCTCACTGCCGCCTAGATCTTCTCCTGTCAGTGCCTGCCACTCATCAACCCACTGATTGCTTGCATATGGGTTACACATACGGCAACGCAAGTTGCATAGGTTGCCCAAACGTAGGTCAACATACTTGATGTCCATTGGCGGGCTAGCTGGATAGTCTCGTGCTTCCTGCCATTTTTGGTTCCAACTCTGCCGTGCACTCTTGATGCCTACATCTTCTTCACGGAAGCAACGCTGGCACATTTCAGGACGTTCGCCTGCGAGCATTTGTGCACGTATTTCTTTGTAGGTATCACTGTGCCAAGCCTCGTATAGGTCATCACGCCATAGCTTGTACGGCGTGCCATCTGGCTTGAGGATCATATTTTTGCCTGGTGTGCTGTTGCAGCATACACGTAGGTTGCCGCTAGCATTAGTTGCTAAGTGTATCCAAGGCAATACGCAAAATGTCTTGCTCACTATCTTTCCTTCATATAAGTTTTAAAGAACTGATAATCTTCAAAGCTTTGGTTTCTGGCCTCGTCAAGAGTGCGGTTGTACTCAATAAACTTGTCCCACTTTTCGTCAGTGTACTGTTCACTTGACGTAAAGAATGTCAGGATGTTTTCCACGACGTGGCGAATGTTTGGATCAGTTTGTGCTGCGGTGTAGCTTTCAAGTTTTGCTGTTATTTCTTCACGGGCATTGCCTGTCCAAATACGGCAATCAAGAAAGTGTGGCCAAGTCACAAAATGATGGTCGATGCTATCAAAGTGGTTCTTTTTGATCCATTCAAATAGCTCTGGTATATAGTAGATATTTAAGGATTGCACTGTGGGCTTGCCTGTCACTGAAATGTTCTCATAGTCTTTGAGACGAGTGACGTTATGTGCAATGTCATATTTTTGACTGCTGCCACGTATATAGTCATTGAGGGCTGGCGGGCCGTCAATGCTGGCAGCTACAACCACGCGCTTGTGCTTCTCCCAGAAGTCCAACACGTTATAGTTCTTTGTAGACAAGACAGTCATGTTGGTTGCATAGTTGAGATTGATGTGTTCAGCACGTGGCTGCACGATCTCCAATATCTTATAGTGCGCGTCATCATATAGAGGCTCACCGCCTGCAAATTGTAGGTAATCGATATTCTCTAGCATGGGTGCAATATCTTCAAAGAACGCATCATCAAATACGTCAAGCAATGGTTTTTTATCTGCGCCGCTCTTGCTGAGATAGTCATTCCAATTGTCATCATGTAGGTGACGAATTAGTTTGTAGTCCTGGAACCATTTGGTGCTGTCTAATGGTGTACACATGCGGCACTTGAGATTGCACAGGTTACTCAACTTAAATTCCAACCAGGTCGGATTATCCAGTGTCTCACCGTCATAGTCCATGTTAGCGGCCACGTCCAGTGCATAGTCATAACGCTCTTGATCAGTGTTGTATTTTTGACGCAAGCTGCGTATGCCGTGGTCTTCCTGATTCCAACAAATGTTGCAGCGAGCATTGCGGCGTCCTGATATCATCTCAAGACGCACCTCGCGTATAATACTGCTATTCCAAGCTTCGCTTAGACTCATTTCGTCTATACTGCCAATCTTGGGCAGACTGCGACAGCATAGTTTAATGCTGCCATCAGTTTTGGTACTCTGATGGGTAAAGGGTGCAACACAGAATGTAGATTGGTCAATATCGCGCTTGCTAACCATCTTTTATCTTTCTCGCCCTTATATCATGTACACAGGAACATTCAGTGTATCCGCACCTTATTGGAGTGGTTGGCCATTGTACTTGATTCCAATTGCCCTGGCGCCAATTGCCTAAGTGACCTTCTTCATAATAACACGCCGCGCCTCTGCGCATATTTCCATCACCAGCAAGATATAATGTATCAATACCTATGTAACAGTCCCAATCTTTCCAAGCATTAGTTTGCTTGACAATAAGTTCTTGTAGGTTAACTTGCTCAAACTCTGCCTGCCCATCGCGATTGTTAACCGTGTAACTACAATATGCAGTGGGATTTTCTCTAGTTGGAAGACTCTCACCAAAACGTGGATTGTCATTCATGTATTGGCGTTGCGCATCATTATATAGCCAATCATGTTGTACACCCTCACGGTCATGATTGGAGTATAGAGGCTTCACCTCTGTTACAAATTTACCATGCTGCTTAAAATACTCAATTGCATCAACCACTGTGTCCCATTTGCCTGGATGCATGAGCGGCAACATTCCAACACTTGTGCCTACTTCAGCTAGATGATTGCCTACTGCGCAAACATGCTTGTAATCTGCTTGCCCGGGATGGTAGCTGATAGACACGTGACTAAACATTTCTCCATTGGCCTGCCACCAACGCAAATTACGACTAGCATTTGTAATCAACTGAATGTAATGCCCATAACCTTTCACCAACTCAACAAACTGATCAATTTGTGGCCACACTGTGGGTTCTCCACCCAATACTTCCCAAATGATAATCTTTTTGTTATATGGTGGATTGCTATAAATGTTGTGGATTGTTTCAACCACCTCACGTGTCTTTTCAGAGTCTGGCCATTTGTATTTTCTTGACTTGTTGGACCAGTCACAATAATCACAATCATATGTACAGATATCTGCTGGCTGGAACGCAATGCGTAAGCTGCTCATCTCTTGCTTCAATGCATTGTAGTCATATTGTGCCTGATAATCAAACCTACCTGGTGGAGTATATAGCAAGTTGTATCCTGCCATTAATTTTCTCCATGCGTGATCATATGATATCGTATCACGTCGCTGTTGTTCATAACCATGTGTGGATAATGGATGCGGATAGCAAAGCTTGATCCGTCACACCAAGGAACCCGGCCCAAGTAACGGAAGTCACTATCCCAAAAATGCATTTCACAATTGTCTGGATTATTGATTGCGATATTCTGCACCCATTGGTTACGGGCACGTTGTGGATCATCATCATGCATGTTGATGTATCCACCTGGCGCAAGGCGCATAATACGCACACGATGATAACGCTTACGGAATTCAGCATCTTGGAAATACTTAACCAGTGTTGGCGTTAACTCTAAGGCTTCAGGCGTCCAGTCATATGGCGCTTCTTGATCGTTCTTATATCCATAATATTCGTATCCTAGGGTTTTATCATACCCCAATCCATGTAGTACGAAACTGGACCAACCTGGATGACCATTACCACGGTGATCTGTAAACATGTCGCGTTCTTCAAGTCCTGCGATTTCAGCCATTATTTCTTCAACTGGCATTTTGGGGATGCTGACAGGACGGAAAAAGCTATCATTCACCAGTGGCTTGCTGTTCATTGCAGTGGTTGATCCGACATTGATACTGTCGCCAATCCATTGCACATTGCGATTAGCATCAACTAAGTCATTGAGAAAATTTTGCATGTCGTAATAATCATATGATTTCTCAATCTGTCCAATATAGCGGAAGATATTGCTAAACCAAACCATCGGGTCTGAATACTTGCGCACTACATCTCTTACAATGTCACCTGTAATCATATCGTCATGTATAAAGCGCACACGGTACTCTTTAATTTCTGGCCACTTAGCATTAATTACATCACGAGCATTCCGCCAAAGTTCTGATGTCAGCTCTTTGTTACCTGTTATTTGGGTACGCTCTGCCATGTCAAATATCTCTTCACGGACATACTGATCTACAATATCATACCATTCTTGTTCAACAGTGTGGTCGTAATTTTTAAAGAACCATTTCTGGAATTTAAGTGAATTGTTGTCAATGTCTACAAAAACGATTTCACTATTAGGCTGGAAGTCGTAACGCGAAACATATTCCCATCCTAAGAAGCCTGCTGCAACACCAACAAATGCGTTATATGGTTTTTGTGCTAGGTTTTCACATGTTATCTCAGTATTGAAAAGCCAAATTTTGTTGCTGAAATCAAAGCGATCAAAGAACTCACGATGGCCACGATTTGCATTTGCACCAACAACACGCGGATTCATGTTGAGTAGTTCAAAGAACTCTTCACTCTGATCGACGTGATAGCTGTATTTTTTGGACTGGCGCATGTCTGTGTTGAGATTTTGGATATGCCAGGTGCGGCCCATGCAATAGTTAATCAATTCTTCTGCAACGCCCATGCGACCATTCTTTTTAATATATATAGGTTCGCGCTCACGGTCACCCCAAATATTGACAGGTGTATAATCGTCATGTACGTTGCGTTCATCACGTTGGAATGGATGCCAATTATCTGTCTCATATTCAAGATCATCATTAACAATAATTCCATCTTGACGCATATGCTCTAATGCATGACGGCTGATTAGCATTGTTTGCTCATGCAGCGTCATAAAGTCTGGATTCTTTTCGCTATCCCACAAACCAGTGTGTAGTAAGTGTCCACTAAGACACATTCCCGGATTGTTTGTAATTTGATCGTAGATGCCTCTGCACATTCTCTCAGGGTTGGTAATAACGCAACCAGCGCCAAGCACAAGTGCATGAGTGTAGTCTAGATCTGTGTGCTCGTAAATGAGATCATTAATTGACTGATACGTTGCCTCGCCAGCATACTCCATACCAACATTGCGGCAATGCTCACTTATTGTGCGTCCAAAACGTCCAGTAATCGTCAGTATTTGGTCTGCCCAATCATCTTGTATCTTGAATGTTTTACGAGTGTCCCATAGCACCAACAGTATCTTCAATCTATCCATTTAAATATGTCCTTATAGTTTAAGCCACGAGACTGATCTATTTTTGCAAAATAGTCACACATTTCATCTAGGTTACTGCCGTCAAGTGTAAATGTATTGACATAGTCACGAACTCGTCTAACTTCACAATCTTTATACAATTCCATTGCTTGTTCTTTAATTGCGTCAGGCAAATGATGTGCTGAAAGGAAATCAGGCCAATATACCAAACTGATGTTAATACCTTTAAATCCGTAATGATTCTTTAACGCAATAATTGTATCAACCTCAAAAATGTTATATGCTGCCAAGCTAAACTGCAAAAATACTTTACAGGTAATATCCTTTAACAATTCCATTGACTGTATTAAGTCATCATATTTAACAGGATATCGAATGTACTCTACAACTTCACGACCACCGTCAATGCTGAAGTTGATTTGTACTTCCTTAAAATGACTCCAACGTTCAATCCAATACTCATCAATCATTGTTGCGTTTGTGTCATATACCAATGCAATATTACCTGCGACACCTTGTGCAATACATTCCTCGATAATCTCTTTGTGCTTTTTGATTAGTAATGGCTCACCACCACTAAAATATAGCATTTGCAATCCAGCTAGATTTTGCTTTACTTCGTCTAGCAAATAATCATCCATTGCCCATTTATACCGCTCGCGGTTTTTGAGTTCGTTATCACTCAGGTGATTGAATAACTTTTGTTCGTTCCACCACAAGCTGCTATTCATTGGACTGCACATCACACATTTAAGATTACAAGTGTTACCCATGCGTAGGTCAAATATGTGTATCTCAGGATCTTGTTTTAGCTTTTCCCAGTCTAAATGTTCCCAGCGTTTGTTTTCCATGTTCATGCGAGTGCTGACACCTTTTTCCACGTTGGTGCGGCAGCGCCAGCACTCTTTAGGCCACTCACCGTTACGGAAATTTTCGCGCATAGCTTCCCATTCATCGCTGCGCCAAATCTGCTGTACATCATTGTCAAATGCGTGAACAGTTTTAAATTCATCAGCCTGACAACACGCACGAATACGTCCATCAGTTCTTGTACTGAAGTTTACAAAGGGGGCGATACAGAAAACCATTACCGCATAACTCCTGCCATCTCTGGAAACACTTCTTCGAACTTGAGGAATCGTGTCTTGTCAATCAGCTGAATATACTCTTGCATTTCAGGAACACGCTGACTCCAGTCTTCGCTTTTCATAAATTTCACCATGCCACGCAAACGATCTACACCATAGCTAGCTGCTCGCCAATCATCATACGTGACTTTACCTCGATGCCAACTTGGTAGACCACGCTCCCAGTTCTCTTCCCACCAAGGGATAAACTCTTCATACTTGCGTTCTACTTCGTCTTTGAACCAAGCAGGCAGTACCTTTACGTTGAGGTGGGGCGGATGGTACACAAAATGATAGTTGATTCCACCTGCACCAAATGGCCACATGTTGATCTTGCGGAAGTCTTGGTCGAGCTTCCATTTCAAGAAGTCGGGTATGTAGTATATGTTAAGAGCCTGCACGGCACAGGCAATGGTGACCTCAACGTTGTCACTTGTTTCTCTGTCAAGTATGTGAAACACCTCTTCAGTCCTGTCCCATTTGCTTGGGTATCTGATATATTCATTCCTTTCACCAATGTCGTCCACGCTATAGTGAAAACGAACCAACTTGAACTCTTTCCACAAATCAAATAGATCGTCACGCCATTCCACTCCATTACTGTTGTATCTAAGTTCAAGTTTAGATGCGTGTCCGGAACGAATGGCTTCTTCAAGGATTATGTAATGTTCATCAATGATAAGGCTTTCACCACCAGCAAAATAAAGCTGCGCCATGTGCGGGATTTGTTCGTTAAACTGGTCCCAAAAAACTGGGTTATTTTTATGCCAATTATAGCTTGAACCATTTATACTTCCTTTGTCGCGCCACTGGAAATTGTCCTGCAGGTTCTTGTTCTTGATCTGCGGGAAGATCTTTCCATGGTCCTTGATCCAACCACTGCTATCGTGTGGTGAACACATAACACAGGCGAGCTGACATTTGGTTCCAAATCTTAGGTCAATATAGCGAAGCTTGGGGGGTATGCTGCCATCATCAGCTGTCTCCTCTACTAGCTGGTCAATATCGAAACGTTCTGACCAGTATCTTGTTTCCCACATACGCTTTGAGTTGTGTCCTGCCTCTTCTTCTCTAAAGCACTTAGAGCAGCTAGGAGGAATTTTGCCGTTAAGCATCTGCTTGCGCACGTTGCGCATGTAGTTACTATTCCAGGCAGACTGAAAGTCACTCACGTTAAGGTTGTTGGGCTTGCCTTCTTCGTCCTTGAGGATACCAATCTGTCCGCCATGTTCTTTATCGTTGGTTGGTCCGACGCTGCTGGCGTTCGCAGTGCAACACACTCGCATCTGTCCATCAGGACGAGTGCTCAAATGTATCCAAGGTAGGATACAAAATGTGTCACTTGGTGGTGTTTTGTTGTTCACGTAGTTTCTCCGGATCCAATAACCATGGGCGTTTTAATGTAGATAGCAATTCCACTTCCATTTCCCAGTCTGGATCTCCTCGTTTGTTTACAATGCGTATACCAGTCTGACGACATGTCTTTACTCCAACCCTGGGGTCGAAGTGAAAGTATAGCTGCCACAGGTCTTCCTGAAGGTAATTTGAGTCAGGTAGTTCAAGATAAAAGTCATGTAGGTGTGCTGCACGATGTGCACGAGTGATATAAACATCAGCACTATTTATAGTGTAGCCAGGCACGTCCGCCTGCACCTGCAATCCGTGTGTTAAAAGGTACTTGTAAATATAGTTCCCATGGTCGAGTTCTTCGAGGGCAGTGGCGGCCCAGAAATCGTAGCCATTTGAATCTCTTTGCTGCGTTTCGCCGTGCCAAGAAACTTCGAGTGCCCGTCGGTCTCCTTTGTTTCTGAGTTTGACACTAATATCGGTTCGATTCCCATAGCATCCATACAATGTATGAGCGTCACGTATTGGTTTTCCTCTGTCAACTCCCTGCCATAATACAGGGACAGAGTCCAATTGAAGATAATTGGCGACAATGTACCTTTTAAGTCCAGGGTGGATATTCTGGTTCCACCATTGAATATTAAGTCCACTTTTCACTCCCTTTTCGCTCATACTAGTTACTAACCAACAGGCTGTTTTAACCATGGTTCCAATAATTGGATTTTCGTAGTCTGCGTGTTCAATTAGTTTGTAATGCAAGTTGCGGTAATAGTCTAAAACTTGCTGGTCCTTTATGTAATTTGCATCACTGCAACGTTGCAATGGTAAATCACTCAAGGGACAATCTGGCTCAAAGTAAATTTCTTCTTGAGCCAGGAATTGATCTAGGTCTGCTGGGATACGTTCTATCTGGCTATGATCGCGAAACACTTGTCCTGCCCTCTTATCTTGTCCAACGCATCAGTAATTTGATGGAAGCGGCGATAGAGATCAGGATCACAGGGTTCCATAAAATAGTCTACAATACTCTCAAAATCGCGATGTCCTGTCATGTTACTTTTGGACCATTCAGACACCATTAGAGTTTTGTCCTTGTCTGGGTATACATTGGGACGATAATACGCTGGTTCCTGAAGAGGTATCAATGTTATAAACTTTTCATCCCCTACTCTACGAAAACAACTGTCATAGAGATAAGACAGGTTTTCAACATTGAGGTTCTGTACCACAATGTTAAAGCGCAGCTCAAATGGTTTTAGTAACCCAAGGTAATCAGCATGATTAAATATCATCTGTGAATTAGCGTGTGGACCACGAATATAATCGTAGGTTAAATCTGTGCCATCAACACTCACGTTGAGCTCTATTCGTTTAAATTGAGTGGCTACCTCAATAAACCAATCAGGTACCAAAGTCAAATTTGTAGTAAGCCAAATTTCAAAATTAATGCTGTTGGTGCACTCAGACAGAGCAATAAAGAAATGCTTACTGATTGGCATTAACAGTGGCTCACCACCCTTGATCTCAATTACAACTCTACCAGTCTGTGCACGGACAATGTCAACAATGTTTTTGACGTCTGTTTCACTCAGCATAAAGTTTTTAACGTCGACTGGTTCGACCAATCCTAGTTTGACAAGCTTGTCGTGGTCTGCTTTCCATTTAGTTGAATTTTCTGGACCACACATGCGACACTTTAGGTTGCAATAGTTGCCCATGCTAACATCAAGGAAAAAGTCTTCCGCACCCAAACCAATAATGTTATAGAGTTCGCGTCTGCTTTGTAGACCTCGTGCCTCACTGCGTTGACAACTGCTACAATTCCGCGTCCATTCGCCCTGATCGTGTGCTGTCTGTAAGTCAGCAAGCCCTGGCAGCTCAAAGTAATCGTCCAGTTGTTCAATGCTACCAAGACTGTTCTTGAACTTGCAACATGGCTGCAAATTGCCTTGTGGCGTTATCTGAACACTGTTAGTGGTGGCAAAGCATTTCATGGTGCACGTTTTGCAATCTCTAAGTCAGCGCCACAGTAACAACCATCGTAAACACAAACATAGGCACGTTCAGGCCAGTTAATGTCTGCGCCTGTTCTGTAGTTGCCTAGCACTTCGTCCTTGAAGCAGGCACTGCTTGGCGCTAAGTTGCCATTGGGCTTGACACTGAGCATGTCACGTCCTATGTTGCAATGCCAGCCTTTGAAGTGGTTTTGGTCATAGATGATTAAATTCTTATTGGATGTACGCCATTCATATTCACCGTCGCTTGCATAGAATACACGCTCCCACGCGCGGCGTTCAGGTGGGCGTCTGTTGTGTGGTGTTAGTTTGTTGTTTGCACTGGTGCGCGAAAGCGTTTCTTCTAACCAGACAATCTGTTCCTCTGTGTAAGGCATCCATGTGCCGCTGCCCAAATTGGTCTCGCCTTTCTTTGCACTCACGTTCACGCCTGGTAAATTTTCCATCATGTAGTCAAAGTCAGCCGCACACTTGTCAAAGTTGCCTTGATCTACTAGGACCTGAATGCTTGCTGCGTTGTATGGCTGACAGATTTTGACCACGTCGACTACATGTTGTGCGTCGCTGGTGTGCGCATGGTGACTGATGATGACCTTGTCCATGTAAGGCGCATACTTCTCCCACCAGCGCAGGGTACGGCTACCGTTTGTAAGGATTTGGACAATGCTGTTGGGATCGTGTTCCTTGATATATGTGCAGAGGTCGCCAAAGTGTCGCCACAATGTGGGCTCGCCACCTAGCAAGTTGTAAGTGCGCACCTCGTGGTCGCTGTGCTCAAGGATATTGTCAATCAGTCTGGTGCTTTGCTCGTAGGTAGGCCAGCCCTCTACGCCGCCCATGCTCTGCAGATTGCAGTATGTGCATTTAAAGTTGCACACATCACTCAGCTGCCAATCAATGTACATGTTTGACCGCTTAAAGTAAAGATGCCTTACACTAGAACTGATTTGTCTTTCCATTCATCTTCAATAACATAGTTAATGATAATGCTTGCGCGGTTGTGCTTTAGTCTTGGAAGTTTGTGAACTGGCTGATCTCCATTGTAAAACAACCACGCGCGGTTGGGCATAGTTTGTACTTGACTGTGAGTTTCAGCGCCCATTGCAGTGCTCCAACCTTGTCCATCAAGGAACAATTGCAATGTGAGCAGTTTTGCAGCATCATCACTGTGCGGTTCCAACCAACTGCCCACACTGTCCATGCAAAGCTCTGCACGAGTACGAGCACCCACAAGCGGCTTGCCTACCACATAGCCAATCTGGCGTTTGACTTCATCATTATCAAACTCATGTGCAATTGCACTCAACCAACCTGAAGTTCGGTTTAGCCAAATTCGATTAGGGTTGCTGGTGCGTGTTTGTTCAATCATGTAATAAGGATATGTTTGCGCTTCTGATTGAATGCGCTTGAACACAAAATCAGCAACCACATCGTATAGCAAAAAATATTCGAAAGGTTGGGTCTGTCTTGAGGGGTTCTCAAAATTAAATATCATTTAAATTGTTCTCCAAATGGGTCAAGTTCTGTTCCGCATTTCATTGAGCATACTTTGAGCTTGCCATTGGCTACGCCCGTAATGTCCCAACTGTTTTCAATGTCACTGAGCAAGCGGCCTGCCATGACGTCCTGTATACTGTTGTCAATTACACTGATGCCTTTTGTGCCGCCAGCAGCGTCGATAAAATCCCAAATTTGTTCAGCACGATAATCTGGATGCCACCACTTATACATACGGCCTGCGGTCCAACAACAAGGCAGAAGTAGACCTTCTGCGCTGATAAAGATCTCATTCCACTCTTTTACTTTACACTTGATTCCGCAATTGTCAAAGTAATTGTCCATACTACCGTGCTTTTTGGCCACCTCTGGTTGTTTTTGTACCGCACGGTTCTGATTTTCTTCTTTGGCAGGGTTCTGTAACAACTGTGTGTCTTCTCCCTTACGGTTTTTAGCTTGGTGCTCTGTTTTCTGTTTGCCAGTTGCACTAAAGAAGCGGCCTGACTTTTTAAGCTGGAAGCGTTCAACTCCCCATTTCTCTGCTAATGCGCGGGCTTCGTCAACCTGATGTTCGTTGTGGCCAAACACAATAAAGTCCCATCGGGCGCGCCCATCCGCTTCGATGAATGTGCGCATATTGCGCTCGACTTTGTCCCATTGTACATTCTGTCTATATAGGTGATTGGTATCTGAGAGACCGTCAACGCTGAAAATAACAGCACCCATACGGCCGTATGTCCTAGCAATGTCTCGCCACCACTGTTCATCTTTTGCTCCTGCGTTTGTGTTCATGCTCAACCACATATCTGGGTTATGCTTGCGGAAGTATTCAAATACTTCCAGCGTATCACGTGCCACGATTGGATCGCCCAAGTTACCACACATATACATGGTAGTTAGCTGGCGAATAAAGGCTGGCTCGAAAATGTTTTGGCAGTCTTCAAGACTGAGTTCTGCGTTGGTTATATGGCGGTTATCTGGCCCGCCGTTCTCATTACGATCACACATTGGACACGCTGCTTGACAGCGTTGTGTAATCTCCAAGTGCACCTGTCGTATATCTTCGTATTTGTACATCAGCTCATTGCATTCCTATCAATCACGGTAAAAAAATACTTTTGTAACTTGTACATTAAGTTGACTTGCGTCAAGTAATACTTTTCCGTGTAGTCCAGATTGTTTACAAAGTTATAACTCTCTGGATCAATCAGTCTCACCTTATAGTCAGTTGTCAACACGATATTGTCCAGTGTGAGATCTGTATTAATGAAATACTTATGTTGCTCTGGAAAGGTGTTGCTGTACTTGATAGCTTGCACCCAACTCTCGTTAATAACACGGATAACTTCACTGATGATGTTTTTGCTCAAATACGGATAATACTCTGGCTCTTTAAGGATGCGCTCTATGTTGTCGATTACCTCGATCTTTTCCATACGATATGTTTTCTGATCTATTACTTCGTAAATTTGCAATAGGTCAGGGTTTTCATCGCTCAAGCATTTGTAAAACTCTAGCCAATTATTATTGAGGTGAGCAAGAGGCTTGTTCAGACGCTTGGTTGCAAAATCATCTTCAATGTGAACTTCACCTGCTTTGGTTTTGATTTGTTTCTTTGTCATTGTGTAATAACTTAATTTCTTTCCCTGGTCCGGTCTCGTCTGGAAGTCCACCATATTCGTCAACGTACCAGGTTATCACTGCTCGATACCAATTTTGGCTATTGTGGTGGGCTTGTTTGTTGAACTGCCAAATGTTATTGTTGGTCGCTTCCATTGTTGCCAATGCACGGGCAGCCAGCAATTGCAACTCACGAAGTTTCATTTTATCGATATCTCTCATTTGTATCCAATTCGCATGTATCGATCATAATGTACCAAAGGCAAGTCACCGCTAAACAACACTTCACTCATTGGTGTTGACACTGCAAAGTCGTATAGAGTTTTGCTTACGTTGACATGCTCACCAATATCTTCGAAGTTATTGCTTTGCAGAATCACAAGCTTGCCCTCAGGTATACCTGAATACCACTCATCAAAATTTTCAATGTGTTCGCAACTCGTGTTAATTATAGTGTCAGGCTTTTCCACAATTGGCTTGCTTTTACGGTTATTTGCATTACTCCAAGCCGTCCAACTGTGCTTGCTAAAATCGATGTTGTTGATGTCATCAGTAATTGCTTTGAATCTCCAGTCGTCTGACAACCAAGGCAGGTTAAACTTTTCAGCAATTGGAGCAACGTCTGGATCAATATCAAAGCTACGTATTACATCAATATCAAAGTCATGTTCAAATAGTAGTAACGACAGTATGCTGTACCATCCAGCGCACAAATACACTGTGCCTAGTTCAAGGTCAAGTGACTTGAGCTCGTCTATTAGCCACATCTTGCTGAGTAGTTGTCCACGGCTAAGTGAGTCCTTGTCAATCCTAGTCCCACTCGCATGGAAGCTTTTAAGTGTCTCTACAAGTCTCGTGGGCTGTAGGTAAAGCAAGATTCGATACATGCTCCACTGATTGTCTTCAAGTAGAAACTTACGCAAGTCTCCTGTTTCAACACCTTCTGGTGTAGGAAACTCCAATTTCCAATCACCGTCTGTTAAGTGGAAAATTCGATGCCAGTTATTATCGCGGAATGCTTTGCGCAAGTCGTCAACGTCTACACCGCTCAATTCAACCATCAGCCTGTGTATGCTGTGCTCATCACGATCAATATATGCGCGGCGCAAGTCTCTAATTCGGTCGTCATATGGAAACAAGAGTTCCATCCTATCTAATAGTTCGCCTCTAGTCAACATGACTGTCAAATATCTCCTTTAACCATTCAAAATCGTTGATCTTATTGAGTATACGAGGTTGTGCTCTATAACGCTCGCCGAATTCACGGCCTTGCTGAGCCCCGGTAAGGCAAAACGTACCGAAAGGTCTCTTCTCGCCGCGTTCACACCAGACTCGTAAACGATATTCGTTGTCAGTGTTATCTCCGTTTGGGATAACAGCTGACGCAAGTTTAGTGCACTCTCTAAACGCACTCTTCCAAGTATTAAAAGGGTCAGTGTTAAAGGCGGAAACATTGCTGATTTGAAATTTAGGGACAAAAGTTGCTCCTATAGTCGTGGTCATATCCACGTTCCAATGTTTTGCGTCGAGCAATTTTTGTTTGGGAAATAGCTTTGCAGCACCGTAACCATAAAGCAAATCGTTTACGGGGTTGCGGCTACGCCACACGTAAACACACTCAGTCTCAGGAACCGTTTCGTAAACAAAACGGTCGGGGCTGGGTGTGAATTTGAATGTAAATTCTTCTTCGATTACTGCGTCTGCATCAATAACGTAGAAGTGGCTAGTTTTGCTTTGGCGGGCGCATTCCTGATGTGCTTCAAATATACCTTTGATGCCGTGCACACGCTTGGCGTTGGGCGCAAACATTTTAAGGATTTCGAAGTTTTCATCAGCGAACGGCTCGTCGTAGCTCAGAAAGAATACGTCGAGCATAGTTGTTCCTTTGTATGAATATAGCAGACTGACAAGCTGATGTCAATCGTAAATGAACGGATCCTGGTCTTTGAGTTTCTTGAGTAGCTCTGCACGAGCCTTCTTCTTACGTCGCTTCTCTAGCCAGTTTGTGAGCCATTTAAACATTGGGTGTCCTTATTTCAACGCCGTGTACCTTGCTCCAGCGTTGTGCATCTTCAAATGTATTTACCAAAGGCTCTCCCTTAATGTTGAGGCTGGTATTAAGGAGCATGGGGCAGCCTGTTTCGGCATACCACTGTTCTAATAGTGAGCGGAAGCCACCGGCTGTGCCTACTGTCTGGACACGACTTGTACCATCAACATGAATGATGCCTGGGTACTTCGCGGGTTCTAGACAAGGTACTGCAAACTGCATATAATCAGCTCGCCAGTGACGATGCGGTATGTCGAAATAGTCTCCTACATGCTCGGATAATATAGCTGGTGCAAACGGACGGAAACTTTCGCGCTGTTTGAGTCTGTTTACGCGATCCTTTACGTCCGGTAGTCTAGGATCAGCTAGTATGCTGCGGTTGCCCAGAGCCCTTGGGCCATACTCTGCCTTGCCAGTGGCAACCGCGCTCACACCATTTGTTTTGAGGTCGTTGATTATATCGTCGATTGGATATCCGCCCTCTATGTTTGTGCCCAGATATGCATCATTAAGTTGCACACGCTGAGGATTATGCGCAAGGATAGCACCCAAGCTGCTACCTGCGTCGCCTGGATTTGGTGGAACCCAGACTCGTTGGTATTTTTGATACGCTTGCGTGTTTGCAACGCAATTGAGTGCACACCCGCCTACCAAAACCAAATTATCTGTGGTGCTTATGTTGCTGGTATATGTCAGCAAGCCCTGCAGAATCTCTTCATAAATTCGCTGTGTTGCGGCGGCAATGTCAGCAAAGTCCTGTACTGTGTTTAGTTCAGGACGCCACCACATGCAACCGCGATGTAAGTTGTGTTTGAATGTTACGTTAAAGTTTTCTATACTGGGCAACTCAGTAAAGAAGTCATCTCTAATTGTCCAATACAACCGTGTTGGATCGCCTGTTGCTGCCATGCCCATGAGAATGTACTCGTGCTCTTGTGGCTTGAGTCCGAGTCGTTGTGTCATTGCACTGTACCACAAGCCTACGCTATTGGGATAGCTTTGTGACATGACGCGGCGCAGTTGTTTGCCATGTGCTCGCCAGTAACTGAGTGTTTCAAATTCGCCTATGCTGTCAATTACCAACACGTCAGCATCATCGTATGGTGATGTAAAATAACCATACGCTGCGTGGCTGTGATGATGGTGTGCTGTAATTTGGATATTGTTGATACCAAGCTCATGCATATAACTGGCAGGACTCTGCTTCCAGAGTAACTTGTGTTGTCCTGTGCGAAACTGTCTTAGCTTTTTAAGCCAAGGACGTTCGTAATAGTAAACACGATCCGGCTTACCCCATTTTAGTGCTTCACCAACCTGCTTATAGTGCAAGTTACGATCGTTTTTGACGCGGCTGTATCTCTCACCATGACTAGCATAAACAACTTCGTCATCAACCATAACTGCTAGCGCAGCATCATGACTCATTCCGCTCCAGCCCCAACGTATCATAATGTATCCAATCGTGTTGCCGTGACACGGCCGTATCTTAAGTCAAAATTTTGGAATGATCGGTTATCAACTACTTTGTGATATTGGTCGCGCAACTGTCTATAATTAGCAATGCGCTGCCCTTTGTCAGGACTTCTTGTGGCTAGTTTTGGTCCTGCATGATACGGACCAATTTGTTTGCTTAAAGAAAGCGATTCATAATCTGATTTTTTATCATCTTCTAATAGAAGATCTTCATATTGAATTATTTCATTGGGTTTAAACATGTCACAAGCAAATAACATTTCTCTTACCTTTATTTGTAACTCCAATGCAATAGCAAATTCTTGGCTATTAATAGTCAATGAATTGTTGTCGTAAAATGTCCATTGATTTGTCTTTTGACTAATAGCAAGACTTAATGTACTTTCAAACATATCGTTACGATAGAGAAAGATGTTATACCAATCATCATTTATTCTTTCGCGTTGATCGGCAACAAGAAATTCATAATGCTGTATGTGATTTTTCATCAATACTTTAGGTAGTTTGCTTACTTTATCAACCCTATGCTGTAATAATTCATCACGTTCAAATTCAGCCAGATGAGGAGCATTTTCTTCAGTCATATTGAATGGTTCATTGATCATAAAGAAACCTTTATGGTGGTGATTAATTGCGCCAAAAAGTATTTCATATAGATAGGTACTACCGCCGCGAGCATGTGATAAAATTTGTATCTTATTTTCCATGATTAAGTCCAAATAGCCTATTACAGATCTGTAAATCCAATTGCTCTAGTGTTCTTGTATCCACCAGGCTTTTTAACTCTCTTACATTATGATCATTGAGAATACGCAAACGTTCATATGATTGATCGATCGCTGACATCTCCTTTAGCATACCTTTATCACCATGAATTAACAACTGTTCACCGTAACGTTCTTTTAAGTCATGCAATACACAGACATACTCAAGTATGATAATGATTTCATCATTGATCGTTCCGTCCAATGGATGGTCCTTCATTATCTTATGAGTGACATTTAAGTGTTTTCCATTCGAACCATAGTATTTCCAAGTTGGAAGATTTAATACTATTAGCTCGCTGTCTGGTAATGTGTAGTTATCAATACGGCGTGACAAGTTGACTATATCTAACTTTTCTTCACGTGTTACATCAATGACAGGTATACGTGCCAACTGTTCAGCACTAAACGGGCATGTTGCACCAAACATATAGGCTTGTTCAAAAGTTTTCATCTATCGTTTTTTCAATTTTCTCTTGTATTTCTATTGCAAGTATGTCGTGTGCTTCAGGTCCCGGATGCCCGAAAGCACAACGTTCTATGCGATAATGATCCGTGATATCATCCAACCTAGCCTTAGCATCAAACATAATTAATGGCACTTCAAAACGATCAAACAGTCTGCGAATGTGATTGCAACTTGACTCAAACAAGAAATTGTTGTATGATGGTTCTAGGAATTCTCTGATCAGTTCGTCAGTAATATCTTGATGTTCTTCGCTCATTTCAGCAAGGCGAATGTTGTGCCACCAATTTTGGCTTTTGAATTTTTCTTCTGATTCCCACCAAACAGTATGACGAAAGCCAACACCGGTACCAACAACTGCAACTTCAAGCTGTGGCGGGTTATTGTATTCAAAATATTCAATGATAGCGCATAGTATATGATCAATACTTTGACCAGGTTTGGCAAAATTGCGTAAACCAATTTTAGCCGCAACACATGCTTTGTTCAAGTAACTGTAGTCGTTGCATAATTGTGAATAGTCATGATTGCGGTGTTGGACGATCCACTGTCTTCTAGCCATAAACGTGTCTGCTTTCATTTCAGGATATTCACGTCGTGCTTTTTTTAGTATTTTGTCGAAATGGTGATCACCACGAGCAAGGTCTTGATCAGGCAACTCGTCGCCATAAGTGAAGCTATCTCCAAATCCAATTATCCAAGGTTTATTTCTCATGCATTTATTTATTAGGTAAATACACGTATATAATTCCAGACAACAGAGGTAACATATGAGCAAACTGTGCGTATATCCATGGATGCATGTGCATCTACATCCTAGTGGTCAAGTCCTGCCATGCTGTATGGCAGACATGCATCGCTTGGATCGTAAAAAATTCGGCAATCTAAAACGTCCCGACCAAGACTTGCTGGGTGTAATGAACGCTGAAGGGTTCAAAGAACTGCGCCGTACCATGATGGCGGACCAAGAGCACGAGATGTGTCGTATCTGCTTTGACCGTGAACGCGCTGGTTTGGACAGTATGCGCGTACAAATGAACGACGCTTACTTGCATCGTTTTGAGGACCAGATTGCTGCGACACAAGCAGATGGCACGATTGATAGCTTTGACCCTAGCTATGTAGATTTGCGCTTTTCCAATACCTGCAACCTAAAGTGCCGTACTTGCGGACACGAATTGAGCAGCACTTGGTATGAGGAACACAAGGATATCATCCTACGCCAGAATCCAAATGCTGATGTAAGTGACTTGAAAAAGTTTATCCGTGCTGACGAGTTTGATAAGATCAAACCATTCCTCAAGACTGTGGATCGTATGTATTGGGCGGGGGGCGAGCCTCTCATGGAAAAGCAACACTATTACACCTTGGACTATTTGATTGAAATTGGTAATGCGAGGAATGTTCACCTCAGCTACAACACCAATATGAGCTCTATCACATACAAACGCCGCAACATTGTGGAATGGTGGCGTGAGTTTGAAAGCGTAACTGTTGCAGCTAGCATTGACGGAATGGATGATGTATTTGAATATATCCGCACTGGTGCTAACTGGGAGAAGTCACGCGACAACTTCAACTTCCTCAAGTTTGAATGTCCTGATGTAAGCATGTTCATTTACCCAAGTGCAACTGTGAGTATCCTCAATATCTACCAATTCCCAGACTTTGTTCAGTGGTGCATTGATAACAAATGGATTGAAGATGGGTTTAACCTCTACACCAATTTTGTTACCTATCCTACACTGTTTAGCCTCAAGCATTTGCCACCGTTTGAGAAAGAAAAAATTGAAATGACTCTGCTCAATCGTAAGGCAGGCTTTGAGCGTAATGGTGTTCAAAATGCTGCTGACGCAATGCAAAACTGCATTAACTTCATGTATGAAAGCGACGGCAATGACCGTAACGGTTGGGAACACGAAATGCTACACGCCCGCAAGCGACTAGACATGTTTGATGAAACTGCTGGATTGGATTGGAAGGCTAGCTTGCCAGAGCTTGCAGAAATGCTCTGCAATCTAGATCTCAAAGAAAACGATTAAGGCTTCCCAAAAACACACGCGAGTCCTGTAACTCAGGGCGACGTAGCTCTGTTAAAAATGCTTGATACTCTGGATGGTCCTCACGCCAAACGGCATGGGGGCCAAAATTTTGCCAAGTCTGCCAGTCGTTGATCAGTGTGTAATTGATTAGGTTGTAACGCTCAAACTGACTGAACTGTTGCTGGAAGTTAACCATGTCATGGTAGTTAGCTTGCTGTACCACAAAGCCATAGTTGATATCAATGTTTTGATATTCCTTAGCACACTCACCTAGATACGCTGCATTGTTTAAAAGTTGATCCCATTTTCCTGGTGGACGTACCTGCTGGTATATTTCACGAGTGCCTGCGTCGACACTTATATCTATTAGAACGATGTTGTTCCAGATTTTGTGCAAACTGTCCCAAACCTTGGGTGTGAACAGGACGCCATTTGTCATGAGATTGATTTTGAGATCAGGAAACTCTCTGCCGTCCATACGCTGTAGCATTTCACGAAATATTTTGCTACCAATCGCATCGCCGCTACCAGTCACCCAAATTTCCACAGGACCACGGTCACACTGCTCAAGGACATATTCATAGATGCGATCGTTTAGCCATTTAGCTTTTTCGTAAAGTGGCCCTTCACTGTGCTGTATGCGCTCTACGCGGCAGCTAGGGCACCAGAGGTTGCAACTGCGGTCATTGTTAAAGCGTATTTTGTATGGGCGGCGCGGTACACTCAAGGTGTCAGGCTTGCTGGGAAGTCTGCGTCCGTGGATCTCACTGCACATTTCCTTGTTACAAAACTTGAAGCTGCCGTCCAACATTGTTTCTTGAACTTCCTTAGCAACATCACTGTTAATGATGTCCTTCATTTCACTGTCAATCAAGTTGCCAATGACTTTAGGCAGCCACGGCATACAACACTGAATAACATCGCCATTTGCCTCAATGCTGATTGAGTCCCAGGGCTTGTAACAGATGTGTTCTTTTAAATATTCGTCAATTGGTTGCATTTAAAAATTTCGCTATTCCAGGTTTGCACATTGCAGGCATATCTCTTTGCTTATCTGTGCAGAAATGAATGTGTGCACTGTCCGGCTTCAATAAGTCCACGTTATTTACATTCCAACGCTTGTCAAAATATTCAACACCAGCGCCGGTTGTCATGATCTGATAGACTAGGAATACTTCGTCAAAAGGTGTTAGGGTGGTGTTGCCAATTTCATGGATACGTGCCATGTCTGCGTTATGCATCCCCATCCAGCCTGTACGCTCCCCAAACTTAACATTGCTCAGTGTGCGGCAACTGAAGTCAACAAAGTCATCAAGGTCTTGTAGTGTAAAGAAGTCACGATGTACTTTAATGAATCCAGTGTTGCCTTTATAGGGCGGTGCTGTTTCCAATTGCTGTGTTGTGACGCCACGATGTATGCAATAGTAGAGGAACCACACGCTGTCATAATAAGGACTATCAGTTAGTCTTGTCATCTTGATGTCAGTATCACCAAGATCAATATCAGTGTTGCGTAAAAACTTGCTGTCAAAATCCACAAGCAGGATCTCATCATATCCATAACGCTCAAACATATGGTGCATTGCATACCATTTGTTCATGCCCAAACAATCACAGCGAGCATCTATACGAGTATCGCGCCATTCTGTCAAGCCATAAATGTCATTTATTTCGTCACCTGCCACTGCATAATCAAAGCCGTTATGTTGTGCAAACTCAGCATGGCTACGCACAATGTCATCGCTATATTGCTCGTAGAGATTGTATAGATGTCCACGATACAAGCAGGTCAACAATAGCGTTTTACTGTTTCTCTGACAATGATGCAATATTGACATAGGGTGAAAACTCCGGTAGATAAGTTTGAAAGTCCTGGTCACGGAATCGGTCACGTAGTTTGCAGTCGTAAATGAAACCACGGAAGTGTTCAGGATTGTCAGGCGTGTCTATAAAGTCTAGGACTTCCTGTATGTTTGCGCGTGTCCAGGACCAGTCTTCTTTTTGCCTAGCTGCAACTAGGTCTCTAAATTGCTGCTTGACTTCTGATGGCAGGTTGCGAGCATTACTTGCCTCTGTTAGGTGCACATAGTTGAACCACACAATAAAATTGTTACGGCTGTAATAGTCTAGTGCATCAGGAATACCAAATAAGCTATAGCTACTCACGCTATAGCTAATAAGGAAGCTGTCAGCGCCCATGCGGATGTCTTCAATGTTTTGCTTGAAGTCAGTCCATTTAACTGGGAAACGATTATACTCAAAGCGTTGCTCAATTGCATCGCCACTCACTGTAAACAATACCTGTTTGAACTCGCGTAGCAAGTCAAAGTTTGGCACAAGGGTTCCGTTTGTTGTGTAATTAAGTGTGATCTTTTTGGCAAGTCCACGCTCGACAAATAGCTCTAACACTCGTTGGTGTGTTTTGTCTAGCAGAGGTTCACCACCCATAAAGTCAATCTGCTCAATTGTATCAGCGTAGGTCAATATTGCAGTCCAAAACGCATCGTCCTTGTACCACTTATAACGTGACACATCAGCATTGCTGATAACGTCTACGTTTGCTTGTGGTAGTGCATTTTGTATCTGTCTATTTTCGCTGTTGAACAGGCTGCTACTTTCAAAGTTACAAATACGACATTTAAGGTTGCAGGTATTGCCTAGCTTGATGTCAAGTCTGCGTGGTGCAGGTGACTTATACACTTTGTCGTCAAAATGTGGTATCTCACGCAGACGTTTGCTGGTATTTGTGCTTGCTTCCTCTACCCAACACTGGCGACAACCTTTAATCGCACGCCCAGATAGCAAGCCTGCGCGCACTTCATGCATTGCATCGCCTGTCCATATCTCTTCGATGGTCTGATCATTTACATTACCAATGCTGCCCTCATAGATGCAGCATGGCTTGACTGTGCCATTGGTTTCAATATCAAAGCCCACAAAGGGCATTGGACATAGGGTTTTACTCATGGAATTAGTTTCTGATCTCGTGCATTGTGCAGGACTTCATCATAAATTGGTCTGCCCCACTCTGTTGCATCGCCTTCAATTAGTTCATCAATCTTATTTACACCAGGAGTTTCCTGCTCACCTGTATACCAAGCAACAAGTTCAGGCCAGTTAGCAAAATCCTCAGCAAATGTTTTGCCGCGGCGCCGATCATATTGAGCATAAAAGTTGCGGAAGTCTTTTTGACGCTTTTCCAAATCGCTATGTAGTCCACCAATGTTATGTCCCTCATCAACTTCTTCTACGTAAGCAATAGTACGCTCAAATCCATCAATCTCATGCGGCTGCATACGCGCTGAATTTGCCTCTAGCCACTCACGCAACTGTTGCGCCTTTTGGTCGCGCAATTCACGCGGTAAAGTTGTAATACTCTGGAAGCTAGGGAACCGCAATATATTATGACTGAATTCAATTTTAGTGTCTGTGGTGTTTTCTCGCAAGTCTAATAGCCAATCATGGAATTCACTAAAGCTTGCAAGACACAATGCATTAATTGTCATCATGACATGGATGTATTGGAAGTCACCATTCTCCATAACGTACTCAAAGTTGTCACGCCACTCATCCCAAATCAATCTATCACGAATATACTCAGCATTGCTACCCATACTTTCATTACTGGTAAATAGATTGAATGTTGGGATGGTCTTGCTTAGTTTGACCAAACGTTCCAGTGGGCGGCGCTTTACACCCAAGTTAGTGTTAACACTGAGCGCAACCTCACACGTTGGGTTGTTCTCGTACCATTCTACTAGCTTCCAAAAGTCTAAGCTAACAGTTGCCTCGCCACCAGTAACACGCAACTCGCGCAAGCTGTGTTGCAAGTCGCTTTCCCACCATTTCCAGAACGCATCAACATATGGGTTGCCTTCATTTTTGACACCATACGGCTGTGCCCAGATACCGTTGTGTGCATATGCGCCCCAGCCGTCGCTGATTAGGTCTTGATATGCGCCGTTCTTGTTTATGTCGTGTGCCCAGGTTGTACTGAACCCTGCATTACAATAACTACACGCAAAGTTGCAATTATTATCAAATGCAATTTCAAGTTGCTTGAGGTTTACATCCTGATCCCAAGGTGTATCATATGCCTCTTGTAGTTCTTCTGGTGTGTAAATGCTGCTCTTGTAGAAGCGATCGCTTACTAGGTCCTGTTTGAGGTTCTCAACACGCCAGCAATAGTCACACTCTTTTGTCTGAATACCCTCCTGCATTTCCTTACGCACAAGCTTTTTATAAGTTGTGTTATGCAAGGCTTTTGGGTTTGCACGAACTTCATCAGGATCGATTCGGTGTGGTGGCGGATGGTGGCAGCTGGTGGTTGCGCCATTGCCTAGCCAAATAGTTGCATTGTACCATTTAGCACCACAGAACGTGGGGCTCTTGTCGTTGACATAATTGTCCATCCAGTTTATGGATGTATTCTTTTTAGTCATAAAGATTCTTCATTCTGTTTTTTGCGCAATCGCTCGAGCACATCAAACTGCACATTGCAATCCGTCCCTCACGATGGTCTTTATTCCAGGTATCTTCAATTAGTTTGAAGTAGTCGCTGTTAACAATGTCTCGAATACTGTGTTTGTAGAGATCTAGGCTGTCCCAGCCTACATTTTCTGATATCCAGCGGCGGAATAGAACTGACTCACGACCGCGCTGTACCTGTCCACTATGTCCAAGGAAACAACATGGATACAAATATCCCTGACTGTCAATATAGATCTCTCTGTCTCTAATACTCATACAATCAATACCAGGTGGATAATTGTTATCCATGTAATCATAGTAATTTTGTTTTTCAATCCTATCATCAAAGGCTGCTTTGTGTGCACGGGTTAATTCCAGATTGTATTCTGGTGGTGTCATGCTTTGCTCTGGTACTTCCTGTGGAGTAGCACCTGCCGGCCAAAGAGCGCTCTCAAACTCACCTGCACGATCCAAAACCAGCATGTAATTGGTGCTGTTAAACGTGTCGTTAAAGCCAAATGGTATCTTGGTACGGAAATTAACGAAGCCCAATTCCTTTGCTAGCAGCCTAGCCTCTCGTAATTGGTGCTCGTTGTGTTGGAATACGAGCATCTCCCAAATAGCTGCACCGCCTGCTGCAATAAATGCCTTGAAGTGTTCCTCAAGCTTGCGCCATTGTACGTTACGGCGATAGATGTCATTTGTATCGCTCAGTCCGTCAATGCTGAAGATCACGGCGCTATCGCCGCGCCCGGCCATGAGTTTACCCAATCGCGTCCACCAACGCGCACCGCGTAGTCCGCCGTTTGTGTTGATTTCTATCTTGACTGTGGAATTATGAGAATAGATCCATTCTACAATATCTGGCAAATCCTTGGCAGTAACTGGATCACCATAGTTACCACAAAAACGTATCTCTTCCAGTTGTTTTAGAGTGTCTACGTCTAGTATCTGCTTAAACTGTTCTATGCGGATCGCAGTTTCAAGTAAATTGTGTATGGTCTCACCGCCGTGCACATTTCGTGGACAATTAGGGCAGGCTGCATTGCACAAGCTGCTCAGTTCAAAATGTATACGACGAATTTGATCATGTAATAGCATTAGCTGTTGATCTTAACCCAGGACTCTTTGCCTTCGCGACATAGCTCATAAAAATCTGCCATCTCTGGGAACGTCTCTAAGAAATCTGTTCCTCTGCGAGCATCCATGCTGTTTACAAAGTCGTAAAACTTAGCTCTGTTCTCTAGGATGTCATAACGACTGTCCTGATCATCGCGTGTCTTACGATTAAAATACATGCGGTGGACAATTATGCGCTTGAGCTTTTCGATCTCGTAATTCTCAAAACCTTGATGGTCGCCCCATACACTGCTAGCTGCATGACTTGCCATGAAGTCCAGTGTTGGGATCATATACTTTTCCACCATGTCAGCATCGACATATTGCGCATCTAGAAACTCTGGACTACGCAAGTATGGTACGTCAATGCCTGCCGTGACATGGTGGTTGGGGTTTGCATCGCGGCGGGATTTATATCCACGCTCTACTAGGTTGAAGCCGGTATTTTCTTCAAGATGGACGCTGCTATTATTAGGGTTGTACTTGACTTTCATCTCGTGTATCCACTCAAGCATATCTTTCATACTGGTGACACTGAAGATATTGTAAGCTGCCATTACCACACAACGAACATTGCCTAGCTGCAAAATCTGTTCGTAACGCTTGCGTAGTAGTTCAAAGTTCAATCCTGTGCGAGCATACTCTGCTTTGTCACCCCAGCCCTCAATGCTGGTATAGACTGTGATCTTCTTGACACGATTGTCTGTGCGCAGGACACTGAGTTTGTCAATAAACTGATCCCACAGTTTGTCAGGTACGCTGAAGTTTGAGTTAATTGAGAATTCTAACTCTGGGTTAGGGTTATCAATTAGCCAATCCATACTCTTAAATGTTTCTTTGCTCATTAGAGGCTCACCGCCTGTAATGCGATAGTGACGCAGGTGTGGCAGTGCATTAGGGAACCATTTCCAAAATGCATCAATGTATGGATTGAACTCGCGGTTCTTGTAGTTAAGTTTGTCTAGGTTCTGGTAACCCTGTACCCACTGTTCGTTTTCTGTACCCTCAAGTACCTTAACGGGACCTTGCTGCTTGAGCTCTTCTACCCACTTGCTGCTAAACTCTGGACCACAGTAGGTACACTTCATGTTGCACACATTGCTAAAGCTCACCTCAAGGTAGCTGGGGTAGATGTCCTCGTCACCAGTTAGCTGCGCAACATCATCATGATCAGGTAATGCCCAAGGCTCCAGGCTTTTAAAGTGGCGGTCACTGGTACCATCGTCATCCTCAATGCGCCAGCAATAGTCACACTCTTTAGGGCGGTCGCCGTTAAGCATTTCTCTACGCGCATTTTTAAGGCGCGGAGTATTGAACAGCAAATTGGGATCAAGCTGCACTGCATCAGGATCGATCTTATGCGGGGTGGGGTGGTGGCAACTGTGTGTCATGCCTGTACCCAAGTGCAATGTTACTTGCTTAAACTTGGCAAGACAAAAGCCACAACCAGTGTTGTTAAGCAGGTTCTTGACGTTATCGATATTTGTATCATTATTGGCAATTAGCCCGCTGGGCTCACGGTACCAATCTAAATCATCTAGTTTTGTCATACTTTGATCTCGTTTGTAACCTCTTCCTCACGTGCCATTGGCTTGACACGCGCAGGGTTTACATATGATGCTTTGAAGAATCGGCTACCAACAGGATCAATGTCAGCAATCTCCAGATCCAATTTGTGGCGCAATTCCTCTCCAAGTTCTTTTGTGGCTTTCTCTAGTGTTTCATGCATCCAGGTAAATCCAGTGCGTTCACACATTCTATCACCAGCAATGGCTTCAAACTGTGGTGCGACTTCCTCAGCCCAATAGTTGTTCAGCCATTTAAAGTCACGAACATTTTTCCAGTCCCATGTCTCACGGCGCAGATTGGTCATTGCACAACCAAGACGAGCACCGTAGATGCCCCATAGCCCATTCAGTGCGTCAGCACCAATACTCTGCCACACAAGCAGACGTTGGTAGTTCTTATGGTGGATATCCTTGATGCGTTGCTTACTGACGACATCACCATGCTCGAGTGTCATTTTAACACCTTCACGGAAACCTGCACGCCATGCTTGGAGCGGGCTAGCGTTGTTATGTACATCGCTGTATACGTTGTTCATTTGTACGTAGTTGATGTTCCAACAAAAATCAACCTGTGCTCGTTTGTCATTTTGCGGTGCTGCTTCATGTGTGCGCATGTTCTCAATAACATGACGTGGCCAACACTTGATGCCGCCGTTTCCGTAAACCAATCCATTGATCTCGTTCTTTGCTGCCCAGCTGATGACATCTTTGCGTGTGATAAAGCTCATGTCTAGTTCAAGGTTGAAGAACTCTGGATGTACACGATTGTCTGCATCTACTGTGATAATGCGGTCTGTTTCGCATAGCTTTACCGCTGCCTTGTGTGCTGCGTCACTACCATACACACCATGGCTGCGTACTGCCCATGGACACTTGTCTAGTAGATCCTGCCAATTGTCATCAGCGTTGGGTTCATCATAGCTGATGAATACGACATCAAATTCGTTAATTGGTGTCAGTGTCATGGACTTTCCTCTTGTTAATTTTTATTTGTGGGTTTTGAAACATGATCCCAATATCATCAATATCAAAGTCCACTAGAAATCTTTCCGGCCTGCCCATTCGTAGGTTAGCCACGTTTACTGCAAATGTGTCAATCAAATGATCTGGCGTTTTGCCAACGACGTAAAACTTCATCTTGCGCATAAAAAACTCCAGCTCGTTGAGCTCGTTCACTGTGACATTTGACTTTACTGTGAGAATATCGTTCTCTTGTTCAAATGTAAAATGTCCAGCGGCAGCACTGCTAACAAATTGCCAGCGGTTACTGTAACGTTTAAACTTGCGCTGGTCCGCTGTATCAATAAATTGATCACGTGTTACTGTGACATAATAGTTTTCAAAATAGCGACGTGTTAATACGTCAACATCATGTAAACTAGCATACTTGACTACGTCACTGATGTCAAATGCTTGTTTACCTTGCACAATAAGACTTTCAGCATCAACCTTAATCGTCTTGATTAAATGGTCCGGGCGATCCTTACGCACAATATAAAACTCAAATTCGGCATCACGGTCCAGTGTGATCTCTTTGCGCATTTTGATGCTGACAAGGCGATCAATAATACCTGGATTGAACTCTACAACAAACCTGCTGTTGTCAGTATATATCTTGGTTCGAATGTCCCAGTTATTAAGGCGCTGCCGTGGTAACAAAAAGAGATCATCTTCACGCCTGCGCAGGCGCAGAACTTCATCCTTCTTGACAAGTTTCTGTCCATCACCAAAATCCATTGTAACCATATAATGAGTTTCACTCGCAGTACCATTAAAGATATTGCGAGCAATTTCGTCATTTGCGGTTATGTATGGTGCAGGTGTATCTGATCTCTTGCTTTTACCTAGACTGAGTATTTCGCCAGTCCAGTCATTGTAGTAGACATAGATATCACGCTGCTTGGAGGACCTTGCCTTTTTGATAATGTTCATGTATTTTGGTGATTATTTCATCAGTTAACAGCTCAGGATCACTGTATCGCACAATTCCTGTCTGTCTATAATTGTTTATCTTGATGTGAACATCGTCCGTGACCCAAAAGTTAAGGGACTCAATCCAATCAAAATCGTCATCTTCGTCTGGCTCAGGGAATTGTATACCCATATCGCGATAGTGGAATAGATCGCTAGTCAAATATGTTTCGCCTAGCATGTCAGCAACTGTGTTTACTACAACTGTCATATCAAAGTCTTCTGGACGTGCTTCTGTTAGCACTTCACGATATACGTCACGCCAGCTTTTAAACACTGGGTCAGCCATTTTAAAAAACTCACTGGCTACTTGACTCTTGCGCCAAAATACCATGCCCGTGTCAAATATGTTGATGCTGTTACGCTGTTGTACATCATACATCTTACGTGAGAAAAGTTCAATTCGTTCCGACCGGAAAGTCAGTGCTCGTCCAAACAAAATATCTTCCTGGGCGCATTCCCACAAACTTGCAATAGATTCTGTTGCGATGCTGTACGTGTCTACGTATAGATTTTCTTCAAACGGGCTGGCATAATATAGCTGCCAGAAGTCAATACGTATGTCATGGTGGTTGCTGTCACTTCTACCATAAGGCAGTTCAACAATGTAGTCAAATCCACCTTCATAACGAAGCGGAACGTCTTCGTGCTTGTGGACCACAACACAAACTTCACGATCTGGGTCCAACATCTTGATACTAAGACTGAGTGCATACGCGCAAGCGATGTTCTGTGTTTCACCGTAATCGTCGACACCCATTATGATATAGCCCTGGGTCATGTGTTCTCCTCAAAACGTTCCATGAGCTCGTCATAGCGCCGCTCAAGTGCACGTTTGTTCATCACGTGCAAGTTTTCATTCGTGATGCGCGTTGCAGTATCAACCCATTCTTCCTCACGATCGTTAACAAGGAATACCCAGTCATCAATGTCGTTAATCTTTATGATGTCATCTCGTTGACTCATGTAGATCATGTCTTGTGGGAAGTCCTCAATCAGTTCGCCCGGTCCCATTCCGTTGAGCAAGTGTGCTGCAATACTCACACAAAAATCTGTGCGGAACATGTCACCTGGGAAGCCGTAAAGGAATGTGTAGAACTCATAGTTGTCTGCAACATGTGCCCACATATTGAAAAACTCTTCAGTCAGACTATGGTTCTTGTTGAAATAAACCGCAGTGCTCCACATCATAGGGATGCCTGCTTCGTTTAGATATTGCTGTTTGGGATGCGGTGGCAACCCTACTAATGTCTCGGCGCCGTGGAACAGTGTAACACTGCTTTCAGTATCAAACACGTATTCAAGGTCTGCATTCTGCACAATGTAGTCTGTATCAAGCAACAGGGTACGGTCATATGGACTGAACTCAAATACACGATGTTTGTTGCCGTTTTTAAATGCACTAACAAATTTGGTATAAGGTGAGTCGTAATGTACCCGCTTATTAGGACGGTTGCTAGCTGTTGTCAGCACAACATCATCAAATACTTGATCCGCGCGGCCACCGTCTGCTGTGCTGCTAAACCATTCCCAGCTAGCACTGTCTGTAATCACACAGATACTCTGCTCAGGCATATGTCTGCGGACATAATGCGCTGCCAGAGTTGCAAGCTTTAGGTAGTTGATTTGTTCGGTATTGTACGCAAAGAATACAACACCAGTAGTTTCATCTGTCATTACCAGTTCATTGCTTTCTTGACGTCACGCGCTTTTTTCAGCTTCTTCATCTCTGATGAATACTCGTTGGTTGCTTCAAAATATGCGTCAAGCAATCGTGTTTGGAACTCTTCCAAGTCCTCAATCTCAATTGGGTTATTCTTGTTGTCCATCAGCACGGCATCGTTATGCCCTACTGTGATCATCGTAGCCACAAAGGCCACTGTTTCTTTGTCTGCTGTAAACACGCCGTTGTTGAAGTGAACTGTAGTCATAGCTTCAAAGCGACGTAACAATGCGGTGCGTCTATTTTCGATAGTTGCACGGTATTGCGAAAAGGCTAACGCCCTCTCAAGTCGTTCGTCCATGGTAACTCCTTAAGGATATAGACTCATTCTACGTGGTCTATTGTAAAAAGTCAAATGATTTCCGTGTGTTAGTTGTCTTCAGTCGGGAAGACCACTGTACCATCGCTGACATATGCGCCAAACGATGTAGTATCAACAGCAATTTCAAACGTTGTGCTGTTGAGGATCGTGATTGTATAGCTCTGGCCATTAACTGAGGTCATACCCACGACACCGTCAATTGTTACGGTAGAGCTGTTGATCATGCTGCTAGTGTCGCTCACTGTAACCACGCCTGGGTTAGCGTTTGTGATATTTGTAATAACCAAGTTGCCGGTTGAGTTAAACGTGTTGATTGGTGAGACGTTTGGAGCAAAGCCTGTAACGCTGAACACTGCACTGTTGTCAGTTACATCGTCTGCAAGCTTGTATCCTGAATACATTGTGGTGGTACCGCTTGTGGTAGTGTTGAGGTCCATGTCGTCCATTACGACACGGATATCAATTGAAACCCACCCAGCAATTGGCACATCCTCTAGGATACGCGCTGTCCAAACCAATCTCAATGCATCATAGCTGTTGTATTCGTCATACAAACCACCGTCATCTTTCGGTGCACGAGGGCTACCGCTAATGAATACGGTCTGGTATGATGAAGTCAACTCATATGCACCAAATCCACTTGACGTACCATTGACTCCAGACTGTGACGTTGTGTCATAGTCAATGATCAAGCTGCCCATGTCGTTGACAACTTGGTTCCAGTTGAAGTAACCTTGATTTTCTTCGTCACCTGTCATTTCTAGGCGTTGGCGGAGATGGCATCCGCTATTAAAGAAATAACGCATAGCCTCGTAATTTGGCCATGAGTAACGGAACACACCAACTAGAATGTTGTCCCAATCTTCTGCACGGGTAAAGCTGTCAATATTACCTTGGATTGTTGCAATGTCATTCTGCCAGTAATTGTTACCTGGCAAAACGTCGTCATCAATAGCACTCTGGATAGCTAGCTTGTCCTGCGCTTCAACAATTTTACCTTGGTTGAATCGAGTCAGTTCAGTTGGACCACTAATACGATCTTCAATGATGTTGACTTTGTCAATTAGGTTGTTTGTGTTTGCTTGGATGTACGCTTGTAGGGTTTCTTCATCGGCGCGGACAATTTCGCCTGCTGAGATTGGATAAACACTGGCCTGCTGGCCCCAGCCAAAGCGATGTGCAGTACGGTTGTAAGCTTTAAGGAACGAGCCGGCATCAAGTGGAATAAGGTATGTGATAATACCATTGCCATAGTTAATGGAATATTCGCTTGGATCCAGTGTGATGTTGCTCACAGTAACTACTACAAAGTCAGTGCTAAGTGGCGTTGGTGAAAGTTGCTCTTGGTATCCTGCGGCTTCTGCTGATAGGTTAGTGGTGTCGAGAATCAAATCAGAGAGCTCATAACTGAGGTTAACTGTATTGTCACTGAAAAGTCGATTGATTTCTAGAGCCAAATCATTATAGTGTTGTGCCTCAATTAGGTCTCCAATTTGGATAGCCACTTACTTTGTTCCTACTACTACCTCAATGACGCCTGGTTCATCGTTGATTTTATCTTCTAATGCACGACCAATAACATACTGCCAATTAACGCCGGCATTGTTGCCTGCACCCATTGCGTGTCCTAGGACGCCGCTTGACACTAGGCGTTCGCCCTTACTTACCTTACCGACAACCTTGACAGGAATACGTCCAGTTAATGCGACATAAGGATGTGTTTTTTGTGGTCCAGCACCTGTATTCATTCCAAATGCAGGTTGCTCAGATACTACGCCAAACACATCCGAGCAAAATTCTTTATCAGTTGCAGTGATTTCCTTAGGGCCGCCAAGCTTAACAACTGTACCGTACTCGTAATCATCATCTGCATGGTAACGTTCTGCAACGTCCGCATATTGTGCGCGTACCGCAGTACCATTGAATAGATAATCACCAGTGCTTTGATTTAGGTTTACACCTTGAACAATTTCAGGAAAATGTGTGTTAAGAAGAGTAACACCATCTTCTAGAAATTCTGCATTTACACCACTGTTCTGCGGCTGCCATGCAGTTGCATCACTTGATGAGATGCTAACAATTTGACCGCTGACAATCACTTCCACAGTGCGGTGTGTGGCGTCGCTGATGTCAAAGCGGGTACGGGCTACAACTCTTGTGTCACCTGCAATATCGCTCACTGTCAGCCAGGAGCCGTTATAATAAACATACAACAAACCAGTGTCGCTGTCGAGCCAAAAATGTCCGTCACGTTCACCTACTGTTGTTGGCGCTGTGCTTTGTACTGTCATGCTTGCAACTGGCTTCCAGTTGCCGCTGTTAGCTACCGTATTATCAAAATACTTGAGCTCTCTGTTAGCTGAATCGTACCAAAGTTGTCCTTCTACTGGCTTGCTTGGCGCGGAACCACTCGCGAAGTTTTCCAGCATGTGCAATTGGTTTTCAGCAATGATCTCACCGTAATTTGTATAACCTTGACCAACAAGACCAATATTGGTGGTAGTATCAACTGCTGAGTTGGCAACTGTAATAGGTGCCTTGGTTCCGTCTGTAAAATCTACTGTATATGCCATCTTTTATCCTGCTGAGATTCTTACGGTGTAGACTACTTGGATCTTCCTGTTTTCGCTCTTTTGAACGGGATGAAAGATCAAGTGTGTTAGCAATCTACCTTGTTGCGACACCAAACCAATCTCGTCAAATATGTATTCGCCCTCTTGGTCAGCTGCATCGTCGAGTGGGTCTTGCCCTACTGGCTCACCATAGTCTAGTGTGCATGTGACAACGACGTCCGAAAACGTCGTGCCTCCCGTGTGTACCACGGTTGTATTATTTTCAATGTCGTCTTCAATACTGAAATCAACCACCTTGATATAAGTCTGGTTGTATAGCTCGTCTGTAATATCAGTAACGCGAACATCATTGTATGTGATAGCGCCGCTACCATCTACAACTACGCCGCCGTTGCCAAATGCAAGCGCCTGAATGAATCCGGAAAAACTGTTGATGCCCTGTGTGTTTGACAGGGCACTTGCAATTGCAAAGGTCATATTCTCACGATGAATTGCATTACGGCGATTTAAAATAACCTCGCCTGTGTCAGGGTCTTTAATTAGGACGTGTCCCTCAATATGTAATTTCAAATGATCCACTGTGAATACCTTGCTCTATTCGTGTATTTAGCTTTGATTTTCGGCCCATGATCAAGAGACCACGCCAATATCGCCAGTCGCATACCATGTGTCTGCGGCTGCTTTATATAGTTTGGTCTCTTTCCATTGTGCTGAAACGGCGCCACTACCGCCAAGAATGCCATTAAGTGTAACACCAACATCAGCTGAGATTGTGGTCGCGCCCGCACCCTTTTGCATCACAGTGATAACAGATCCAATTGGAAAATCAATGCTTGCTTCTGCTGGAATTGTAACAGTGTTTGCCGCAGCATTGTCCATTGGTACCATGTCATTTTGATCAGTAAGTGCTAGTGTGTAAGTTATACCAACTTGCTCATTAAATTGTTTTAGGTAATTCAATTTACCACTAATAGTAAAGACGCTGCCGTCCCACAATAGAGTTGAGTCACCGTCTATAACTCCGTCACCAGTAAAAAATGCTACTTCATTTACAAACGTTGTACCAGACTTTTCAATGCTTGAGCTTTCGTAAAGGAAATAGGTATTAGCTGTACCTGAATAAATTAACCATGCTACGGATGAAAATGGGTTAGCACAGATTGATGTAAGTGATTCATTAGCACCGCTTTCTGTATTGCCATTAATTGTTACACCTGTAATACCGACCAATTGCATTGGTTGATCAGTTGACTTAAAAAATGTTGTAACTAGCTTTGGTCCGCTATTTGCCAAATTGCCTGTCTGTGGCACGATCCAAGTTACTGCACTAGTTGCGCCATCGTTTGTAATGTATGCACCGTTATCGTTTGCGTCCAATGTACGGTCTGAAGTGTTTGTATAAATGCGGTTGTTTGCAAGCTGCAAACGAAACTCACCTGCTGTGGGATTGAAAACCGACAGCCCGTCGCCTGTTTCAAATGTCAGTGTGGTTGCAGGGAACCCTGATGTTGCACCATCTACTGTTTCTTCACCAATAACAATTTGGTTAATTGCGTCTGATGGAATTGCATCTAGCTTGGCACCATCTGCTACCAAATCACGTCCAGCAACGTTACCATTTACATCAATTTCACCATCGATTGTCAGTGTTGCACCATTCCAAGTTAGTCTACCATTGGTACTAGCTACTGTGGTTGAGTCAACAAAAACTACTAGTTCGTCTGGGGCTGGACCGCCTGTTGATACAATACTCTGGTCATTACTAAAAGTAACCACAGTCCATATTGCATTACCAGTGGCATTATCCAAACAAATGTATGCTTGGTTGTTACTTTCATCAATCCAAAGGTCGCCAATTTCATAAAATCCAGTACCGTTTGTGTTTGCGCCATCGTCATCAGCAATTGGGCCGCTTGCTTTTCCTGTAACAATAAACGGCGCACTGTCTGCAATATTGAACATGTTCGCACGTAGGTCACCAGCACTAATATTACCAGTTTCATTATCAGCATACCGTGACGCTGTTTCGGATCGGAATGTAGTTTTATCAACTTGTGTCATGTCATTCTCTCATATGTAATATTTAGTCGGTACGGGGGAACGGTGCCGTCGGGACCGTGATTGTTGGTACGCCGCCGGCTGCCGGAATTGATGTTGGGTAGTAGAACATTTCATAGGTGAACTGGTCGCCGCTTTCTGCAAAAATAGATGCATCTGTAAATTGTTTGTATTCTAGATTGAATAATTCTGCCATTTAATTTACTTATGCGGTCCTATACCATATATTGACGGCTATATTTGATGTGCCAGATGTCAATGCATCCACAGTTAATTCTGCATTGCCAGAACCACTAATTGTTTGTCGTACACTGATGTATTCAGTATTACCAATAATTCTTGATGAAATAGCGCCAGTGAATGTAGCATCTGTCAGATCAACACTACCAAGCCATATATCATTGGAATTCGACGAAGGAGCAAATGGTAGTCCCCTGATAAAAATTTGATTATTTCCTAGTAGTGAATTAGTCACTGTATCAATATTACGAATGTTAAATTGCAAGTATACCATTTCTCCGTATTTTGTGTAGTTAGCGCGTGTTCCACCTATAATTGCTTCATTTCCCGCAACAGCATCATCTGCTAATACTGGTGTAAATGTGCCAGTTTCATATGTAAAATAATCAGCACCAGAATTAGTTGAAATGCCTGTTCCACCAACTCTCAAGCTTTCATTACCATCAGCAATGAATTTTAATTCACTGCCAAATGTTCCAGTGGCACTGGTTGTATCTGCACGAATGCGAGCACTAAGGTTCCAATCAGTACCATCGTATCCTTCAAATCTAATGGATCCTAAATCATCTCCAGCAACAATTGCTGTAGGGATTTCAGCACCACCTCTTGCTTTACGGAAAACTATTTCTGCGTCGTTAAGATTATCAACGTGTGTCTGGTATATTTGTACTGAGCCTGCGGTTGAAAATCTAGTGATATGTACGTCAGCTTCAGTAGTAACTGTATCTCTAAGTCCTACTTGATTGGGGATAAAAACATCACCAGTTAAATTAGATGCTCGTAATGATTCACGTCCATTTGACCTAAGAACAACATCACCTGCATCAAGAGCTTCTAGTAGAAAATCCCCGGTGCCACGGTGAGCAATTTGGCTTGTTGAATTTTCGCCTGCTGTGCGTAGCATTCGCAAACCATAATCAGTATATACAGTGTCACCAATCAAATCAATTAGTGCATTACCGTCACCAGTTCTGTCTGCACCCATGTTAAGACGAACTGCGCCAGTTGTCTGTAGTACGTCACCAATAACCCAATCAAGGTTGTCAGGGCCGCGACCTGGAATAACTAGATCACCGTCTGATGAAATTTGGAAACGTGCAATTCCGTTGGTTTTGATATCAAGATTATTAACACTGGTTGTACCAATGCTTGCATTGACACCAGTAAAGTCCAGTGTTTCTTTTGTAAGCTGTGCACGGTCTAAGTTGCTTTCAGTCAATGTCAATGAGGTGACGTTGTTTCCTGTGCGTTCCATTTTAATAAAGCCAGTTCCGTTAACACCACCGTTGTCAACTGCATTGATTTTTAGTACACCTGCATCAACCCAAGTTAGCCAACGGCTTTCATCAACAACGCCGTCAAGATCGTTTAGCTCGACACCTGGCACAATTGCGCTAATGCGAAGACTTGAGTTGTCATATGTAAAGTTAGCATCGCCACGTATCTCAGTATCGTTTGCCCATGTTGCAATCTGGGTAACAAGTGGTGTGCCGCTCTTTTGCACACTTAGGCTACCACCAATTAGCAGCCATACCGCTGCTGTTGCTGTGTTATTTGAGCAAATGTAGGCCTGGTCACTTGTCTCGTCAATCCAAATGTCACCGACTGCAAATGTTGCTACAAAGCCGCTGGCAGTAAGTGTTCCTGCTGTGCCGTTAATGTCATCATTTGCAGTTGGTGCACTGTTTTGGTTTGTAATTTTAAATGGTACACTGGTTGCAACATCATCCATTTGTCCACGTAAATCAGCTGGTGAAATCTGCCCCGTAACATTGTCGGGGAAGTTAGTTTGGCTGGTTGTTATAAATGCTGCCTTGCTTACTTCTTGTGCCATGTCTTATCCTTATGTTACTGCATTATTGTCGCCTGAAACGATCCATTGATCAGAGCCAATTTTTGTCAGTCTAATTAAACCAAATTGCGCAATGATATCTGCACCTGTGCTTGATGGCGCTCCGGAAACACCATTGAGTTGAACGAAATCACCAACTTCAACACGGGTCGTGCCAGCACCAAGTTGAATAATTTCAAACCAAAAGCCATCTGGGTAGGCGGTAGTTGCTTCTGGTAAAATTTCAATACGGTTGAGCGCGGCATTATCTCCAACAATTGTTGCTCCCAAGTCAGTTAATTTGACGTTATAACTTGTACCAGTCTGTATATTAATAACACGCGCAGTTGGACCACCACCGCCAAGAGCAGACCATGCTGTACTATATCCTTCAAATTCTGAGCTATCACTATTATAGCGAATTAGACCAGGAACACCAGTTGGTCGTTGTGCATCTGTGCCCACTGGTAATAGAATTGCATCAGTAAATTGTACTTCCAAGCCAACGCTTGCTGATGTACCAGGACCAATAACCATTCCCTCTGATTCAATGGTAGCCACTCTAACATTACCACTGTCTTCTTCAAAACGGAATTGGTCAATTGCGATGCCTTCCATACGAAAACGAATGTCACCTGCGACACGGTTTCTTATGGTAAGTTGACCGGAAGTTGTATTTAGGTACCCTATCTCACCTGCAGATGAATTATTACCTTCAAATATTAGGCGGGTATTAAGTTCGCCTGTGAGAACATCACCGTTGTCGTCATTAATTGAAATTTCTGCGGCTATTGGGTGTTCAACTCTAAGACCGTCAGCATCAATACAAGCTACTTCAAGACCGTCAACCCAAAATTCAATTTCACTGTCAGGCTCACCATTGTCAGGGTCTGCACTGATGCGCAACACTTCGTTATCAGATAGGACATCGTGTGAACCAGATGTACCGGTGTCTAGCATACGGAAACTTGGTGTTGCGCCTTGAAGCTGTAACCTTTGGTTAACTGAGTCCCAGGTTATGTCTGTTGTTCCTGTTATGCCAGTTGCACTGTCCCAATATGTTACGTTTCCGCCAACTGGTGAACCTTGAATGTTTAGTGCATTGGTAAGGTTGCTGCCGTCACCAAATACTGTGTAAATCTCTGCAAAGTTATTATCAACTTTTTGCATTGCAGGACGTAGTTCATCACCTGTACCATCATTTGCTACTGTGCCTAAGTTAAGTGGTTCTCTTGCCATTAGCCAATTCTCCAATCAGTGCCATCGCTATAAACTGGTACTCCGTTAGCACCACCGCCAGCCACTACGCTTGCAAATGTGGTTGCGGTTGCGTCTGTTACAAAAGCACGAGCTCCAGCACCGGCTCCTGCCGCAGTAACCAAGTCTGCAACTGTTACCGCAGGCATTCTCAATTCAAGTGTGTCACTCATTCTAAATTGTTCAGTACCATCAATGTAGAATTGAATTGTTGAGCTTGCTTCTGTGTTGTCTGGATCAGCTTCAATACGTGCACCAGCACCAATTGGTGTAATGCTGAATCTTGCATGTGCGCCACTTAAATCAGTATCTTCAATTCGTAGACCAGGATTATCGCTATCAGCAATGTGAATTAAATCAGATGGGTCAGTTAAACCAATACCAACATTACCATTTGAATTAACGCGCATGTGCTCAGTATTATCAACTAGCAATGCAATATATGAACCAGCCTCAGTATCAGTCTGGTCTGCATTTAAGAATAGTTGCCCAACTGCACCTGCATTAATAATAGCATAGCCGTTGCTGGCTGCATCAGTGTCACGCAACACAATCGCTGGATTAGCTGCTTCAACATCAATTGTCGCTGTGGGTGTGCGTCCAATGCCTAGGAAGCCTTGATCTGTAATACGTACAACTTCTGATCCGTCCACTAGAAATTGGATGCCGCTGCCAGCTTGTCCATTACCAGGGTCAGCACTAAAGCTTAATAGTTCATCAGCTGCTGAAATATCATGTGATCCTGATGTATCTGTGTCAAGAAAGCGAATGTTAGGTGTTTCGCCTGTAATTTGTAGGCGTTCGTTCGTATTAATCCATACAAAGCTACTGCTACCAGCTAGAAATTCTTCACCAGCCCAATATGCAATTTCGTTAATTGCTGGTGTACCAACTTGTTTAACATCACCACCTTCATCGTCAATGGTAATTGTTGCAACGCCGCCTACATCTGTTACTGTGACAGTCTCACCAACAAAGTTAAGGATAGCTGGATTTAGTATTACCTCCACACCCTCTTCATAAACTGCTGGACGAACACTTTCACTAATACCAGTTTCAATGTCAAATAGAACCTTTTGTACGTTCTTGACAACTGCACCGTTTCGTGTTGTAACAAGTCCAGGACCTGGACCGTTTTCTGTTGCGTCAAATGCATCATTTGATATTGCCGCAAGAACTGTTGCATCAACATCAACTTGGTTGAGCAGGTTAATCAGTTCGTCAATTGTGTTTACTACCATCTTTTGTTCCCTATGGGTTTTTCAGTATTTATTGGTATCAAATACCTATTCCAGGACCATCAATTGAAATGTTGGTCTGGTCAATTGTTACAAAGTTTTGGTCAACAGTCCACCACGGTGTGTTTTGTGCCCAATAGACTTCGATGAGTTCTCGTAGTTCGTTTTGTAATGCCTGGATAGCTGATGCTGGCTCTTGCAGTGCCAACCACTGCGCATATAGGATATTGCTGTATAGATCAATTGTACCAAAGCGATCTTTAAGTGCTCCACCACCACTTGTGTATGCACCAAATGCTGTTGAATCTACTCCTTGCAGTTCAAAAGTCGTTGCACTCAAGTTGGAGACAATATACTTCTCACCACTGTTTTCAAAGTTGAGTTCAGTCATTCCCACAATGTCAGTCAATACAACCATGTCGCCATTTTGTAGTCCAGCGGTTGTGGTCAATGTAACGTTTGCTGGATTAGCATTTGTGATACCTGTAATAGTGAGTGGGGTACCATTAATTGTTATGCTATTCGGCTGTACGTTTGCTGGATCCAACAAGCTTAGTCCTGGTGTATTCCAAGCTAGATCCAAGTCGTCACCGTTGTCAGGCAAGTTGTCTGGCTCTACTAGAGGCCACTCATACTCAATAACGTCAGCAAAGCTGTGGGCGCGAGCAAAGGTACCATTTGTACCACGCGCCGTTACATTAAGCAATGTAACGCCGCCAAAGCCTTCGTTGAATCCGTTTGTAAATCCGCTACCAATGCCTGCATCATTTACGCTTGCTGTACCGCTGTATTCCATGCGCTCACCGTTAATCCAAAACGCACCCGCGCTTGGTAGTGTGCCGTTACCTGAGTTGAGGTAAGGGATGATCAAGTTGCCTGGACCAATATCAATACCAAGTAGAACTTTGTTCTTGTCAATAATTTGGCTTGAATTATTGACACCATTTGCGCCCACTGTTAGACGGAATGAACGTGTGTCAGCTTCATCAATAATATTATCATTTGGATTGGTTTGGATGCGTAGTTCGAAGCTATCATCTAGATCCAAGTTAACATCTTCATCAGCTAGCTTGCGCACAACACTATCGCGCAATTTACTGCGGAATGGCTTGACTATGTTGACATAGTCAAAGAACTCATCAACGTTCTGATCAAAATAACGGCTGAACTGCTTCTCCAAGTTGTCCTCAGTGATCAATTTGAAGTAGCTGCTCTTAAAGATCCAGTCAACTTCCTGCTGCTCGCTGATAACATGCTTGGCCATGTAGAACCAAAGGTCTGCGTAGAGGCCGTAACGCTCTTCAGTCCAAATTCGGTAGTAGAAGCTGTTAAAGATTTCAACAACCACTGCACTTACACTATCGTCCCAAGAACTTGTATCCCAACCAACAACGTCCCATCCAGTGCCTGATGCCTCACTATTCCATAGCAATGTGTTGAATCGGATAGTTGCCTTTTCCTTGTAAACAATTGCCCACTCACCATTCTCGTAACTCCAAACACTGCGGCGGTTACGTCCGTCACTATCTTTACTTGTTTCTACTTGTGCAATCTCTCCTTCCTGTGGATTGGGCAATGCAAACAATTCTGCTTCAGTCTCTAGGAAATAGTCACCAACACCGCGCTCGAAAATAAATCCACTGCGTGACCAGTCGATGAAATTCCAGTATTCAGTAATGTCGTAAGATAGGTCACCAATGCTAAATGTACGCTCAAATTCTTCGCGCCACGGAATATCGCTATCAACTAGGTCAATAGTTTCTAGCTGAATATTGATTTTTTCTACTAATGTCTTACGCGCTGCAAACAGGTCAACAAACCAAGTCTGGTGTGGACGAGTTTCAATACCGTAACGCACAACTGGATGTAGGTTGCGGTCTGGGATAATTTGAGATGCTGACAGCCGCACAACGTCTGAATTTTCATAATCACCGTCTGGGTTCTCTTCAATTGCCTGTAGTCGTGTCCAGAAGTCATTATTAGTATCACCGTCTGGATTGATGTTGTCAGCTTCTGTGTGGCAACGGTAAAAGTTGCCAATTAATGACTTGACAACACGACCTGGTGAGTATATTGTAATGTCGTTCCAGACTGCAAACGGTTCGTCAGTATAGCCTTGAGTATAACCAGCCAAGCTGTCACGCAGGCTGATGTGTAGCCATTCTGGCATGATTAGCTGTGGATCACCTTCTCCTAGGAGTGCAAACTCCTGGTGGTATTCACTTTGGTTAGCGTCAAAGTTAATCTGCATTACAAGGTCTTCAAAGCCACGTGCATCTGACAAGCTGCTGATCAAAACAGTGTTGCCGCCTGTTGCTGCTAGCCAGTCAACTCGCTGTGATGCTGGATCCAAAATAATGTCCGTTAGCTGTAGAACGCTGTAGGTACGATCAATGTTTGGAGTAGTTGTCTTGTTGCGTACCCAGAAGTAAAAGTATGTTTCAAGCTGATTGGTATTTGTGTTGAGCTCAAGCTCTTCACACCAGTTATACTGGATTTCACCAAACTGATCTTCAATACCGTATGGAATACCAGTCAACTCAGTACCATCAATAATAGTACCGCTCTGTACCGCAGTTGCATATTCATCTGGTGTAACTGGGCTCTTGGTCCACTCGTAAATGTCAATAGTTGCTGTTGGGAATAGTGCCCCCCAATACTCTTGACGATACTCTGGCGTATCTTGGTCATAGTTGAGATAGATAGCTGTGCTCAAGTCCCACCACACATTGCCAACTTGTGCTTGACCCCATGCGTTTTCTTCACGCAATTCCTGTTCCAAATTGGTGCTTTGGTTGTAATATGCAAAGTCAACATCGCTGCGTAGATCAATCTCACGCTCTGCAATACCTGGAATGATGCCTTTAAGTGGATCATAGACTTCGTAACGAATAACTGTCTGTCCTGTCTTGTTGCTGTATAGGACACCATTTTTTATTGTGCTGTTATTGGTTTTACCGTTCTCAAAACGTACTAGGTTGAGGCCAACACCATTTGATGTTCGTTCAACTTGGTAAACAGCGCCAAATCCTTGACTTTCAAATGTTGTTTTGTCAAGGACTGTATCAGCATAAACATAAGATCCTGTGCGTAGTCCTAGACTACCCTGAACGTAGTCTTCATCTGCCAATGCATCCTGCGCTACAAAGTTATTTGGGAATCGTACAGAACGAAGTGGGAATACTTTGCCTGTGAATCCTTTTTCTTCAATATAGCGATCAATAAAGAAGCCTTGCTCATCTTGAATGCTTGTAACTTGGTGAATACCATCCACACTTGGAACACATGTGCTATTAACAATAAGAACATATTCACCAACACTTAGGGTGTGTGGTACGGTTGTAAAGATTAGAGCGTCGTCACCATTTTCACTACCTGCACAAATTTCAATTGCGCCAATTTGGAAGTCAATTGTCTGTAGTACGTCATAACGGTTGGTAGTTGAAACAGGACCTAGTGGATTGCTACCAATATTGTCAATTGTCCAGATGTTAAAGTTAGCTGGCTCTACTACAATGTCCCAATCATCTTCATTGAACACGTTGTCAACTGCTTCTGTCAAGCTTTCGTAGGTCCCAGCAACAATACCCAAATCAGCGTTTGCAGTACCTTCACCAATTACCAACTGCTCGCCATTATAAGTTAGGAGCAATGCGCCTTCAACCTGGCTGGCTGTCAAGTTTTCGATGTTTGCAGCATTGATCTGTGTTACAACATCACCAATTGCTAGGTCAACAGGAACAGTGGTTGAGTTGCTGTTCGCCTGGAACGTACCTGGTGAGAAACCAAGGTCATTGTTTGCTGAGCCTGTACCAATTGCCAATGTCTCGTTAGTGCTTACAATGCGCATACGACGGTCTGTTGTTGATTGTGCAGTTACACCAGTTAGGCGGGCGTTGTTTACTACCTGTACTGCTTCGTCCAGTGTTAGGTCGACTGGTCCGGTAATTGTATTACCTTGTGTTTCCACATCGTTGTCTGCCACTGTAAAGCCTAGATCGGTGTTTGTAGCAACTCCTAAACGATAACCACTTAGGTTGCTATTACGTGTGATAGTTACAATGTTGCCACTTGGGCTAGCTGTGATGGTGACTGGTGCACCTGAATTTGACAGTTGAGTGTTAATCTTGTTAACGATATCAATCAATCCGTCGGTAACGTAGTTGATTGGATTGCTAACTGGAACCAGTGTACCATTTGCAATTGCAGTGCTGCCGTTATTAACAACAAATGTACGGAAGTCTCGCAGGTTCTCGTTATCATTGTTAGCAGTAACCAAAGGATCAAGCAAGTTGTTTGCGTTGTCACGGTCAGTAGCAAACTGAACAGGATCGTTGTATACGCCTGAGATCATAGTTAGCACTGTTTCAGTTGCTGGGCTGCCGCTCAATTCGGCAATTAGATCAAGGTCTAGTTGGATCAATATCTCTGCTTGTGGACGCCATACCGCTGCTGGCTGTGCATTAATTTGGTTGCCCCAGTAAACTGAGTTGAGGTAAAGGTTAGGTGTTGTAGTGCTATCATAGTAGTTGCCCATCGCAACCTGCCATGCTGCAACGCTCTCAGCTGATACGTATGCAAGACGTAGATTTTCAAGAGCAGTAATACGTGACGCGGTCAGTGTACTTGGAGTCGCTGCGCCTGCTGTTGTTAGTGCATTAACCCAAATAGTCTGCATTATTAGGTTTGGATCAAGCTCTTCAAATGGCACACTAACCACAGTGAGCGGTGTAGGCGATGGTGTGTTTGCATATCCAATATCAACTGTTACGCCAGGGCCGTTTTGTATTGTTGGGTTACTTACATCACCCTCCAAAACAATATCACTAAATGTAGTCACAGTTTCGTTCTTGATAAAGTCAATGTTAATACCATCAAGAACAAGTGTATCACCACTTGGCACTGTTGGTTCGGTAACTGTGCCATCTACATTGATTTGGTCGAATGTTACGTTTTGGTCAAACTTGGTAAATGTAACTGTGGTGTCATTTGCAATAAATGTTAGCTGGTTCGCAACAGTCGGGAAAACCTGTGTACCACGGATAACAACGTCATCACGCACACCAGTCAAACCAGTTGATTCAACTCGTAGTCTGTATACCTTACCATCCAAACGAACACGCTCGCCCTGCACATATGCAGTGGTGTTGGTCCAATTTGGAATCAATGCGTATTCCTGTGTTGGGTCATAAATGTCACCAATATCGTCAATTGAGCCTAGGAAGTTATCAATTTCAGTTACAAGAGGTAGACCAGCATCACGTGTAAACTCCTGGTAGTCCTTGAGGTTCTCAATGCTGGTGTTGTCTATCGGCAACACATCATAAACGTCAAAAGGTACTTCATAGTTGCCACTAATAGCATCTTCACTACCTTCGCTGATATCAATAATAAGATCTTCTAGCTTATCACTCACAAATTGTTTATTGAGGCGGTAGTGCTGCGGATCTGTTTTAATCTTGTCAGGGTTTACTGCAAACTGGATTGGGCGGCTCTCGCTAACGTCGCCGTATTCTCCTAGGCGTACCATCCATTCTTCGTAAAGCTGATGTTCAAACTCTTCACCAAAAATGTTTTTGTTACGAGTCATTGCTTCAATTGCAAGCTCAGTACCTTGGTAATTGCGCTCGCCTTTCTCAAAGCGGTATGCACTCTTGTCACCAATAAAGGTGTTTGTCATGTATGTTGGTTTGCTGTAGCCAACATTGAAGCCAATTGTTTGACGTGTTAGTCGCTCAAGCGCTTTGCTCTCTGCTGTGACCCATTCTGTTTCCAGTTCACGAACACTGCTTTCAAAGTTAAGGATGAGACCAGTGTCTTCAACCAAGTAACCTGGTGCCTCGATACGTCCGTTCCAGTTACGTGTTCTCTCACCTACTAGGCGCACACGATTTTGGCCAATGCCAATCTCTGGTTGGTAAATTGGATCATTAAATGTTGTAATGTTGTCAAGTGTAATGATGTGTTCAAACTCAACAACACGGACACCAACACCAAATAGGCGGTCCTCAGTGCTCTTGAGTCCGATTTCTGTCTGTGTTTCGTCACGCAATACTAGCAGCTCATTACGGCGAATGTTCTTAAATGCTTCATCTAGAACATTTGGAACGCCATCATAGTTGACGTCAATAGTTTGCAATGTGCCGCGTGAGCCTTGTTGATAAGTAAGCGTACCGTCAATTCCGTTTACGTAGAAGGGATCAGTTTGTGATCTGTCTAGTGACCACTCAATTGCTTGACGGGCCTCTACCTCCCATTGTGCAGTGGCGTCAAAGCCTACACTGTCATAATACTGTCCAAGTCCTAGTAGGAATTGGTAGAGATCTTGACGCTTGACAAATACACTACGGTATGGTAGACGTGAAACTTCATTGCGCCAGTTCTTGTAACGTATTACTTCAACACCACCAACTGTGACACCAATTTGCTGACCCGCGGTGCTTGGCTTGAGATAGTTGAAAAACTTGCTGTCTAAGTTGTAGCCATCAACACGGTAGCCTTCGCCCTCTAGCTTTTCAATCTTTACACCGCTGTAAAATGCTGTCTTGATTGGAGCATTACGGTCTATCTTGATATCGTAGCTGCTTTCAGGTACACGAATGAGACCACTTGCAAAATCACCGTCAATCTCAACTGCGATGATACGCTTGTCAGTGTAACCACCAACATGCAACATGTAGGAAAGATCAAGATCAGCAATTGTGGTTGCTAGTTCATTTGTGTATCTGGTATTAACACGGAACTCTTCAGCTGGCAAGCTGTTGAAGCCCAAATGTGTAACCACAAAATTAAAGTCAATGCGATATTCAAATTCGTCGCCACTTGCACCAAGTGGCCCAATAACAGTAGCAACAGGATCGCTATTAAAGCCGCGTCCTGGATCGTCGATTGATACTCGTACAATGTTACCAGTATTTGTCCATGCAGTTGCAAGCAGGTCACTGTAGCAATCAAGTCCAGCTACAAAATCTAGCTCTGCAAATGTGTAACCTGTACCGCCATCCAATACGATGATTTCACTAATAATACCATCAGTAATCAACTCATTGTGTATTTCTTCGATATGTGTACGGAAGCAAGTGTCAGGATCAATCCACTGTTCTTGTGTAACGTTTTGGCGGATCTCCCAGCGATCTAACATCCAAAATAGTTCGTGTGTGCGGTATGGCTTGAGTTGTAGATATACTTCAGCAAGCGCAAACAGATAGTCACTGCTCTTGCGCCATACATTTTCAATCTCGCTCCAATCGCCAAACACAAATGGATGTGCAGCATCAACACTTGATGGTGCTGTTACAACGCCTGCGGTTACTGGTGGATTGAGTGTGGCTGTGCCGTCATCAGTAACTAGGGTATCAGTATCCCAGTCAAAGTTTGGACGAGCATAGCGGATGTCAATATAGTTGGCTGTAGTTGCGTTGCCTGTGATTCCGTACTTGAGTGCATTTAACAATGCAACGCGCAATGGACCTGCGGTCCAGCTATATGTTACATCCCACCAAGTTGGCTTAACGTGATGACCTAGCATCTCCCAAGGATGGGTGTGTGGGCGATCAGTACCAAACTCATAAACGTATAGGCTGCGCCAGCTACCTAGCATTGGTCCAACTGTGTTATAATTCCAAGTGAACTGGTCGCCGGCGTCGTAATCAACGTCGTCAATTTCAGTAACGCCGTTACGGATTGTCCAACGATTATACCAGTCATCTAGGCGGACAGTGAGGTCATCTACGTCATACGCAAACTCACCAACTGGGTTAGGATATAGTTCGCGCATATCATTCTTGAGTGTGTCACCTACGAAATGCTTGTCTACAAGGTTGTTGAAAACACGCAATTCGTAATCATATAGTGCTGCACCCACAACGTCAAAGCCTACACTGTCAAGATCGAGTATATCTGTGCCTGTTAATGTATAACGACTACCGTCATGACCAATCAACTCACCGTCAACAATTTCAACTTGAGTTGGTTTAAAGAACCCCAGTTTAACTGCACTGAATGGAATGTTGCTAATTTGCTTATAGTCAAACCAACGCAAGATGAGGGCAGATCCAGCATCATCCCCAACTACAACATTGTTCGGACCATCAATAACATTATCCAAACCATCAATAACGTTAATTATACCTGGTTGCAATGGGTTGGTTAAAATAATGTTTGGACCTTCAATTGTATAATCAATTCCGTTAACAAGTGGTGTTTGGATTATTTTGTCTCTAGTAGTATCAAATTGTTGAGCCCAAACCTGTAAATGATTTTGTGTGTCACCATATTGACTAACAGTCTGTGGTAATTCAAATACAGTCTGTAAAACTTCTTCAACAAAATAAACAGTAGTACGTCCTTGCTTAAAGTAAGCCATATCACTATGTGCATACTTGAACTCTTCGTTTTTACCAATATTGATTTCACTTAGGGCTTGGTCTACAAGCTCACGAACACTGCTCCAACCCTGTGTTCTCCATAGCTGTTCAACTTTGTTGATGAAGAACTGCTTGAAGTCTGCATAGTCTTTGTTGAAGCTCTTGAGTGCACGGATTGGGTTAATAGCTTCTTGATCCAGCAAATATTGAACATTCTTGGTCTGGAAAATCTGCTGACGAATCAATCCATCATATGTGTGTAGATGACGGATACGGTGGTAGTTGTTGACCCCTGTAACTTCACCCTCAAAGCCTGGAAGTGCAACCAGCTGGCGTGTGAAGTGGTTGGTAAGGTCATCATATCCAACTACGGTAAACGGATTGTTGTCGCTGTTATAGAAGTGAACAGGAGCAACATCGTAAACGACATTCTCTAGATCAGCATCTGCAATGTACTGCAACTCAAATACGTCATTGTTTTGTGCAGGCGCAGTAATAGTAACAGTTGAGCCCACCACAGTGTAATCAACACCGTCACGTAGGTACTGTCCGTTTTGCTGAATGCTATAACGCTCTTGGTTGATATCAGTTAGGAAGATCTCACCAAATACAGTTGGGTCACTTGCTTTGCGGTAGTTGACTTTGTCAAATTCATATGCGCTTGCGACTTGCAATGTCACAAGAGTATCACTCACTTGTGTCGCTGTAATATTTGCAGTACCGCCAAGTGGATCTACAAACTCTAGCTTATCAGCTGGTACACTGATAAGGTCATTAATTGTGTATTCTGTATCGTATTTCCAAATGAACTCTGGGTTAGCGTATCCAACTGGTGTGCGGTCAATATAGTTGTTTTCAAACCAACGATACTCGCCATTCTCTAGGCTAACTGTGTATTCAGTAGCGTAGCCTGTTGCAGTGCTACCCAATTCAAATGTAACTGGGTTAACGCCGTCTGCAATCTGTGTTTGGATAATAGGCACACGTTGTCCACCACGAATATTGCTCCAGCCATTGTAGTAATCAAGAGTTACACAATCCTGCCAGTAGTAGAATCCGCGAATTTCTTCACGGCTGCTTACTGTTACGTTTTCACTGTAACGATTGTTGCCTAGTGTCCATTCAAATTCGTAGTTTGCAAAGCTGCCTTGGTCTGTAAAGCTAGGCTTGAATCCAAGTTCACGGTCAAATGCACCTGTTGGGGTTTCCTTGTAGCCAAAGATCTTGTCACCCTGGAAGTTATTTTCTGGGAAGTCTTCTAGAGCTACTAAGTTTTCGTCATACAATTGGAATAGCGGTGCAGTGCCGCGTGTTTCTTTTGTTTGGCTTTGTGTCCATAGCTCGCCATCAAAGCAGAAGATCTGACCTTTTTGCGAGCCACGACCAACGATAACGTAGTCGTCTGGTTCAAACACAATTGGGTTACCAGGATTGTCTGGGTCCTCAACTGGTTCCAAACCAAATACGCCACCGTCATCAATAACAGTATATGCACCGTTTGCAAAATCAAGTTGTGCGCCTAAGCTATATGCTTGGCTAAATGCACTGTTAAATGCACCTGCTGCGTTTGGGCCTGCTAGGAAGTCGCGGCCGTAATCTTCGTTATAGTCGACAATCTCAATACCACCTGGCTCGTCTGATGCAACCAAAATAGTGTCACCAACTTGGATAGCGTTATCTGGGTCAACAAAAAACTCGCTAACACCACTGAGCAATTCAGTTACTTGTTCAATGCTGAGTTCAAATGTAACGCCAGCACGAAGGTTTTTGCAGTGGTTGAACAATTCCATGTTAGCATTAAACTCAAGGATTGGTCTGTTTGCACGGGTACGAGTGTTTAGGTATGCCTCAAGTTCAAGGCTGTTAAATTCTGTCGCAATGCGCAATGCATGAATTGAGAACCAACGGTTGGTACGTGCCCAAGCATTTTTGTCGCTTGCCCAACGCTCCATAACAATGTAGCTCTTGTTGAGGTTTAGGTCGTCACGGCTTGCAGTTGTGGCAACGTCATAATCTGGGAATGGCGCGGTGCCGTCAAATGCTGTTGTGTCCCAAGGAACAGTATCCCATCCCTCACGTGGCTCGACGTAGTATGGTGTTGTTCTAGGAAATAGGTCAGCGCCCGCTGCATTGCGGATCTCTACTAGACGAATGCCACCAAAGCCACCTACGTTCTCAACATAGTATTCGCTGTCAGGGAAATATTCGCCACTTGTGCTGGTTATGTATGGACCAGTAAATTGTACACGAAGTCCAGTTACAAACTCAACTGAACGGTAGTTACCCAAAACAGGAGTTGTGTATTGGCTCTGTGCAACAATTGTGTCAATGTCAATTGTATCCGCAGCGGTTGCTGGCTCAATTACAATCAATGGTGGCTCACCTTCCAACCAGTAATAGTTGGCGTAGTTGATCATCATGTCAATGTTAACAGGAACGTCAAGCACATAGCCTGGCTCACTGAATACGCGGTCATGGTTAGTGAGGTCTGAACCCAAGCTATGTAGGCGATCTAACCAGTTAATGTAGCTGGTTGTTTGTTGTGTCTCACCTTCCAAGCGGCTTACAACGCCAGGCTGGAATTGATAGTTCTGTCGTGTTGCACTTGGCTCAGGTTGGAATTGTTCGTTGTTTGGGTTATAGTTTCTACCTGCCAAGCGTCCCCAATATGCATCAATGCTCTGTGTTGAGCCGCTGCTTAATAGCTGGTTAACGGTTGCGCCAAAGAAACGCTCAAGTGATTCATTACGGTTAACCGCAGGTAGGAATTCACTGTAATCTTGTATATGCTGATCAAGATTTACTTCACTGGTTGTTGTGAAGTTATTTACGTCTTTTGGATTGGCAGAAAAATCTTTAGCCATGTGTTACCTTAATGCATTTAGTGAGTCTACAATGTCAATGTCTGACAATGTAACGTCTGGAATGAACAATCCGTTGCTCTCTGGTGTAATCTGGAATAGGTCTCCAAATTCGCTATTTGTTTGTGTTGGAATAATAACCACGCTGCTAATTACGCCTGGCAATGCCTGGTGAATGTATGCACTCAACTCAGTGAAATAAAATGTTTCACCAAAGTCCCAATTATCAATGTTAAAGAATTCGTTAATTGCATCCAGGACACGTGATTTAATTTCGTTATCTGTGAGTGTAGTGCCATTTACTTTCACGATTTGAAAACGTCCCTGTAATTCGATATCAGCCAATTCACCAAACAAAACTTTGTACTCTGCTGCACGATATACAATTGAGTCACTGATCGTTTTCTTGGTATCAATGCTCTCGAACTGTGTCTTGAGCTGTACTTCTGTTGGTGGCTCTGGCTGGGTTGCAGGTGATCTGCTACCTGATATCCACTCTCGATATTTAGTGTCGTAATTCTGGTTAAGAACGAAGATATCGATAATGTTGCTGAGGCTTGGATCAATACGGTAACTGCTGGTGCTGATACGACGCCATACAAAGTTCAAGTCCTCGCGTCCGCTTACCTCAACACCTGGTGAACCTGGTAAAACGTATGTGAATCCATCCTCAGTTGTGGTAGTGAGAGTAATTGTGTCGCTGCCTACCAGTGTGCGGTAAGCTAGCGGGTTGTCTGGATAATTGTCGTTATCAACATCAGCAAGTGTAACAATTACCTTGCGGTCGTCTGTGTAGCCATCTGGTTCTGTGAAGTAACGGAATGTGAAGAATGGCAACTGCTCGTCCAATGGAGTTACGCTGCCCTCTGGCTTGGTGTTAAGACGTGTTACTAGGATACGATCACGATCTGGTTTGTTTGTTTCAACATTGAAGCGGCGGCGGCCGTTTTGATTGTAAAAACGAATACGGTCCGCGCTGCCGTAAACAAAACGATCACGGCGTGAGATAAATTGCCAGCTGCTTGAACTGTAGTCAACTCGAACGATCCAACTGTGGTCTAGGTTGCTGTTTGATGTGTCGCCTGCGTTATCAAAGCTAAAGAACTCAGGGTTATTTTCCTCTGGTGGTGGTAGGTCACCAGCACGAATAATCAACCACTGTCCTGTAACTGCGTCGTAGCGCAAGCCGAATGAGTTGAGTGCTGCTAGCTCTTCAATAATTGCATCACGCTCGTCTTGGCTAAACACTGTCTGATAAGCTGGGAAGATACGACTGCAACGAGCTGTGTTTGGAATAACTTTGTTTAGGATAACTGCACCCTGTCCGCGTGTGGTAAGGCCAGTTGGGTTACCGTTGCTATCGTTAATGCCTTGTCCGTCGCTTACAATGTCAATTACACGCGCCCAACTACGTGATGCGCTTTGTGCAGTTGCCACAACTTCAGCGCCGCGCCCGCCACCACCAATGATGTCAACTTGCACTGGATTCTGATATCCTGTGCCGCCGCTTACTAGTGTAACTGTGGCAAGTTGTCCGCCTGATATAGTTGCTGTTGCTGTTGCACCAACACCTGTGCCGCGAATCTCAACTGTTGGTGCGCTGGTGTATCCGCTACCCGCATTGACAATGTCTAGAGTGTCGCCTGTTACGCCTAGTGTGCCACTATTGTATGGGCTTTCAATAAACTCAACAATTGAGCCTGGGCGTGCTGTGTTTAAGTCGCTAGTTGCACTTGAGCCGACTTTTTGGATTGCACTGTTACGTGTAAAGTATCCGGTTGATCCACGATAGCCACTTGTAATTTGCTGCCACTCATAGCTGGTTTCAGTTAGACTAAAGTCAACATCTGTTTCCTGATACTTGTTATAGAACAAGTTAATAATCTCTGGGTTCTCAATTAGGTCAGCAAGGAAGCGTTCAAAAATCTGCTCGCTGGTTAGTGTAGTTGGCAGATCCAGTGTACTGCGGTATGTAATGCCTTCCTGGTAGATGTAGCCGTCATCGCTTACGATATCAACGCTCTGGTATGTTGCAGTTGGGTCACGCGGCTTGATGAAGCGACTGTGACCAGCGTATGTGCGGTTAATTGCTTTGATCTTTTTAACATTCTCACTTACTGTAAGCGGGTAAATGCTATAGTCAGTTGCAGTGATCATACGATCCTGTGTTGCAAAAACACGGCCCGCATTGTTCTTGATGCTGGTTACGCTTTCCTGGGATGCAGCATTGTTAACTGGATCCTGTAGCTCTACTTCAAATGTCACACGATAGACATTGCTGTCCGCTGCGTTGTACTGGAAGCTGAAGTTTGCTGTGCCAATATCTTCTGGGTCAAGTGTGTATGTTTGGTTAACACCTGTACGGTACCAAATACGGATAAGTCCACGTGGAATGTCGCTAAACACACCGTCACCAAATTGAATGTTGGCGTTGTCATTTTCAATTGTTTTTATGCTATAAAGTTTACGGTTATCTTGACGGATATTATTAAATACCGTATTAGCACCAAAACCGCTGTCAACTTTGGTCCAGGTGTCTTGTACTTCACCAGCCTGGTTGATCTCTTGTACCCAAATATCGCTGTTGTTAACATCTGTTGTCTGCAAGTCAACTAGCAAGTTGCTAATTGCTGTGTCAGCATTGAGGTCTGTAAACTGTAGGTTGCCCTGCTTAAAGCCTGCAAAGAATCCTGTTTCGTTACTGCCCAATCCCTGTCCATCGTTTTTGTAGACGATGTCAAATGCAGCATTTTGGTCTGGATCTGTTTCAACCAGTGTGTTGCTTGACTTGTTGATACGGACACCATGGATTTCAAAGTTACGACGTGAACCGTTTACTTCACCGTCAATACCAAATACAACGTTACGGTCGCTTGTGATGTTTGTTGTGTAGATGTCGTTCTTGACATTGCCAATGCGTGTGCTATCTGTTGGGCGACCAAACTTGTTGGTCTCGCTCAATACTTCGTTCATAATGAGTAGGAAGTTTTGGAAGTTATCCTCAAAATCAACAGTTGTGTTCTTGAGTGACACACCGTTAATGTCAAAAACATCTTGGGTAGTACGGATGGTTGTAATTTTAAGCTGACCACGAGCAGGCTGGTGACGTGTTGGAGTGTAGCCCAAAAAGTCTGCAATACGCAGAACGCTGGCACGTCGTTCTGCGGTGCTTAGGAAGTTTTCACGTCCTGCTTGGTCAATTCTAAATGCTAGGCTGTGCGCGAGAAACGCGAGGGTCTCAATCAGCGCAACAAATTCACTGGATTGGATCCAGTCGTTAAAGTTTTCTGGGTATTGCTGCTGGATGTAATCAACCAGCGCACCACGAATGGTGTCATAATCATATGCTTGGAAGTTTGCTTGTTTAAAGCTGTCGTAAACAACGCGGAAGTCTTCCGCTGCAAACAAATTTCTCTGACGAACAGATTGTGCCATTAGTTATTTTCCTTCATCTTTCGTTCCGCCCACCATTTCTTCATTGCTATCTTATGGGCATCTGATGTAGTTGTAGCACCATAGCGTGGATTTTTTCTGCCACGTTTACTTTCAGATATCTTTTTCTTTGCCTCTTCAGACATTATTTTTCCTTTACCACCAAGTCCAATTTTACGTCGATGTTCTTTACTAAGCTTATGTCCTTTTCGAGTGTTACCGCCATCGCCAGATTCTGGTTTTAAATTTGCCCATTCATTACTTTCAATAATATTCCAAAGATCACTATAGTATTCACCCCATTTGCGTATTTCAGCCATTTCATTACATTCTTTAAGAACAACTGTTGATATATCTTTTCCGTGCATTTTAAAGTGTCTTATCCAATACTTGCCCGATCCAACATACTTGAATGGATCTTTACTTGTATATCCAAGATATTTAAGACCTGTTTCATTATGTGTTTTTTGATACAAATATAATGCCATATCAAATCTCTTCTGTGTTGATGTATTCCAACACCAATGTTTCTTCACTCAAATCAGGAACGTATCTTAGTTGGACTGTGATAGTAATGTCCTGTTCGCCTGTTTCAATCTCAAAGTCAATTAAGTCCCAGCGTGGGTCGAAGCTAACAATACGACGCACGTCATCATCTGCTGCATCAATCACAATCTGGTCAAACTGCTCAAATAGCAGTTCTGGCAAAATGCTGCCAAACTCTGGCTCACCCAAACGCTCGCCGCGTCGTGTGTAAAAGTGGTTAAGCAAATCGCGAACAGCCAAATCCTTGTCCTCCAAGGTATTGGTTCCTGTGCGTTTGCCAAAGGTGGAAAATCCTACGAATGTCGCCATACCAGTATTTATGGCAAGAAAAACCACGTATTTTTGAAAAAAGGTGTTGACTACCAAAGCGCTTTACTTTATATTATAAGAGTAAGCAAAGGAGATAACACATGTCCACAGAACTTCGTCCCGTTACGCAGAAAATTTCCCAAACTCGTTTTTGGGGTGGCAAGGAACGTGGTGTCTGCCTCCAAGTTACTCAGACTAGCCAGGAATGTACGTCAACTAATCCAGTTGGTGTCGGCTTTGTTCAGCTGACACGGGAAGAAGCCGCAGTGCTTGCTGGTGAATTGATGCGTTTTGCAACTGGCACTGAAGTGGAGATGGCCTAATGAACTACTTTAGTTCACGTGATTTTTCATACTGTTCGGAGCAACGCACATTCAGTGCTGAAGTGAGCGAGCTCACGTTCCGCGGTAACCTTGGTGCTGGCTTTTACATCAAAAGCGCCCGCACCGGCAAGCAAGTGCTTTTCCTTTTTGATGGCACTGACTACGCAGACTCCAACCAAGAAGACATTGTAGGTTGGCGTTTCTTTTGCCCTGGCGAAAGTGTCATGGCAGTTATTGTCAATGCCTAATCCTAA